ACGTCAGAGGGACCAATTACTGTCAAAATTTACTATATTATAAAGTTTCAGAAAAAACATCAAATGACGCAGTAAAAAAATTTTATTACAGGTCCACAAAATGGAACGGCTCGATTTTCCAAAAAACGGCATCAGGTTCTGAATTCAGTACCCTAAGACACCCAACAACAATAATGGATTTAGGTCCAAGAGATGAATTTATTAAAGAAATTTGTGTAGACCCAACATTAGACCCAAATTGCTCTATTGTTAGAAGTATAGGTTCAACATCGTATCAAAATTTTAAAGAAATGTTGGGTCTTTACATTAATTACAGACTTGACACAAACGCCAATTATAATTATAAAGATTTTTTCTCTAATAATGGATACACTTCATACTACCCGTTTAACACTAATAAAGAAATATTAAATGGTGACGTTTTACAATTAATATCAATTAACAATGAAGCCGGTATTGAGGAATTTGATTTACAAAATAGATATTATGGTCAATACAGTCCTGTAATTCTTGACCCTGATGATTATGTTCAATTATTTAAATCACAATCCGGAACAACGAATGGACCAATGCCGATAAATTTTGTTTTAGACGATGACGGTTATAGGGTTAGAGTTTGTCTAAATGAACCAGGTAGGTTAACAGAATCGTCACAAATTGTTCCATTTTTTTATTGGGATAAGGACGGACAAGGTTTTGGTGAAGGATATGGACAATCTTGGGATTATGCCACTGTTGTTTCTCAGAGATTACAAGGAATGACGTATAATTATGCGTTTACGGGTGATTCAACATATAATTATGTTTTATTTCCGATGACAAAAACATATTCGGGAGATACATTCACAATCGCAGGTGCTGATGTTAACGATGGTTCGTTTGATGTTGAAGATACAAACGACGTGCATCTAAACTACAACAATCAAGAGGAAGGGTTTACTGTTTTACATATAACATCAGGAACCACTTTATCACCGGATGCAGGTACTTTGTGGATTAGAGTTGGAGAGGTGGGGGGATGGGCTTCAAAACCGTGGAATAATGATGTTGATTTTATATTAAAACCAACACAAGTAAATTATACTGGTAATAAACAAATATTATCAACACCATTCTTATTTTATTTTGGATTAAGACCAGGCGCAACTGCGGTTGATAAATTTATAAAATTATTTGGACCAAAAGGTGCGTTCCCATCTCAAGAATAATGGATAAAAAAAGGATTATATTACCATCTAAAAAATTTTTTGGTTCAATCAATGAAGACCAAACAATTCGTGTTGGGTTAGAGGAAACTGAGAATCTTTTAAGAGAAGGTGACAGAACAATTATTCTAAGTAACGCGGAGCTCTTTAATAAAGAAAGGAACGAAAGTAATAGCTATAAAATTCATGGTAAACTAAAAATGGTTTTTAGAAATCTTTATAGTGGTTCATCTGAATATAATCCATTATTAAAAAGACTGTATTTGGTTGGTGACGGTGGTAATAATGATTTTACAGGTTTCATACCCTACCAAGAATTTGCTTTTTTAAGAAAAGATGTGGTAAGACAAATAAACACTATACAAACTATTTCATCATTAACAACGTACAGTCCCATTTTTGCTTATTCAGGAGAAACTGAACACACCTCAATATCGTCCATACAAGCACCATATCACAATTGGAACATATACCTTTCATATGTTTATGGTCAAGACAGTGCTTATCCGATGAAATATTCATTAAGTGGTGGAACTTATTTTAGTTTTACATCAGGCGATGGAATACCTTTTAGGGTTGAAAGCAATGGTAACACATACAAGTTAACAAGTCCTGTAGAACACGGAATGTTATCGGGTGAATTTATTACACTAAGCGGAGGTAGTTTTAATAACGCGGTAAATGTCACGGGTAAAACATTCACAATTATAAGTGTTGGTGACTCAATATATAATTCTGAAAAATATGTTTTAGAAATATCTAAATCCGAATTACCCTCTGGTTCAACACTTTCAACAGTTGTTTTTGGTAAACGATGTCTTGACAGAAATGACATAACAGGTTCCACATCTAATTATTACGTTCACAAACACAAAACACTAACAGAAAGGGAAGATTATATATTAGACAAAATTGGATTTGAGTCATCTATTTGGGAAAACGAAAGAAAATTACTTTTAGAAAATAGTGCTGGTGTTTCTGATGTTTTGGTTGAAAGGAATATGATGGAATCATTAATTTATGATTTCAAAGAACCATTTGTTCTTACGGGATTAACTAATAATTTAGGTTATTTACCAACTGAAGTTTATGTAAGTACCATTTTGGCCAATAGAAACGGTTATTTTGAATACCCACCTAAAGTTGGTTGGAAATTCAATTTTCATGATACATGGGTTGACGAACATTTTAATGGTACAGGAACTACTGAAACGTCCATATTAACAAGTGGTTTCTCGAGAACGATTAGTGCAACAACCTATAATTTTACAACAGGTGTAGATTTACCTGTTGGTACAGTTTTACATGGTGCCTTTGTTGAATACAATCGTTCAGAATTAAAAGAAAGAATTATAAGTGAATCATATCACAGATTCTCTAATCCTTTATTTGTTTTTGATTATGGACAAACGGGTACAACTGTAACCTTTTCAGGTGGTTCAATGACAAACATGTATGGTCTTTATTATCAACCACACCATAGAGTAAAACTAAGACAATTGTCACCATATATTGAAACTTCAACAACAAATCAAGTATACGGATTACCACAGAATTCAAAATATTTTGAAGACGAGGCGTTATGGAAATGGAGAGATTTATACGACCATGGATTTATTGACCCTGATGGTTTCGGTACCAACTTTCCTTTTATTAATAATATACATTATGTAAAAAGTGATATTGATTTTTATTTACGAAACGAAAATATCTACAGGAATAAACAAGATAAAGTTAAGAACGTAAACAAGTTTAAATGTTAATATGAAAATTCTTGCTAAAAATAATGACCAAACAATTATAATTCCATCAAACCAAATGTTTAAAACAGATTTGGGTTGGACTGATAATGCTGAGCAGATGGAGCAAGAGATTTTATATGAAATCATCAACCCAACTGAAAATTATGAAACTGTAAGATACATACATACCGCATATGACCAAGTTTCACCGGTAACTGATAATACTTTTAACCAAACGGACATATGGTATAATTTTTATTTTTTGAATAGTTTTGGTAATTACTCACAAAATTATGAAGACGTTGGAATAACAATGGAAGAAAATTCTAAAATGTTAAAACAGTCAACAGAAAGTTTTTTCAGATTAGAGTTTTACAAAACTAATAATGACGCATCACCAAATCAAACGAATAGAAGATTGGTTTTTGCAAAGAATTTATCACTCCCTCTTGGTGAAAGAATATATTATACAGGCACACCGTCGGGAGCTACGTTACCTCTAAACGATTTTGTTTATGTCCCTGTTTTCACTGGTTCAAACTACAGAAATACGGAAAATATGTACTTTTTTTGGTTTGCGGATGATTCACCATTTGATGAAACAAATATTACGGGAAATACATTTTATATGACCGCCAAGTACTATAATGCAAAAGACGGAAGTGTTATTGATTTTGTAAATAAATCAAAAAATGTAAATGCAACAACACCGTATGCTGAAGAAGAAGATGTCTACTATAAAGTAATTATAGATAGAACAAATTATTCATACATAGTTTATGCGTATAATGGTTCATTAGGTACAAGAAAAGGAATAGTAACCGCACCAATAAATTTTTATGAAAGAAAACAATAATGGATATTAAATCACCAACAAAATACGAAATACTTAGGAAAAATATTCCTAATGTTAAATTGTATTCAAACGATGGTCCATATTGGTACAATAGTTTGGGTAGTTTAATATCGTGGTCGGAGTCTCAATATCTTGACCCTTTAGATGGTTTTATAGTGTATAACGTCACTGGTGGTACTGTTAGTAATGGATACTACATGTGGACGGGAACCACCATACCAACCAACTCTTACGGAGACGCTGGTTGTGATTTAACTTTAGAACTATATGGTTGGAACAATATTACAAAAGGGGAGGCGTATGGTGAACACATGTTACCGATATTTTTAGAAACACACGTTGACGAAATGGGTGTAATGGTTGGTTTTGATGGGGAACTTGAACAAGTTGAACAAATTTGTAACTTTTCTTATACTCAGACCGGTAACACAGTTCAGGTTTACAATACGGTGGACACGAGTAAAGTTTCTGAAATACATTTTATCGATTTTACTGTCAGTTGGGGAGACGGGACTACAAGTATTCTATCAACAACTGGAATTACCGCAACAAAAACATATTCATCCACCGGCGAAACAACCATATCAATTTCAATCAACACACCATGGAGTCAGTTTGAAACTAAAAAGAAAGTACAAGTACCTTCAAATACCACTGTCTCTAACCCATTAGGGACATTCTCCGGGTTCACAATACCATACACCAACATATCGGGTCAAAGTCAAAATTATCTAAACGATTTAGACTATAATGGAACCAACACAGGTTATACCACATTTACATATGCTGCAATTGGTAAAAGTAAAATTAGCGAATTAAAATTATACGGTTCAAATACATACTCAGGTGTAACTACAGGAGTAACAAATGGTGTGGCTTACAGTGCATACACAATTGATAATTTGTATTATCAAGATTTTGAGGATGGAATCACTACAATTACTGGTACAACATCAGGATTTACAAAAGAAGAAGTCATCAATAAGGTTATTACAAGAAATGAACATTTCTTAGGATTTATTGATGAACCAGTAATCTATTCTGACATTTTTGTTGAAAGAGGAAAACAAGGTGTAATGGAAAAAACATTACGATTATCTGAAATTGACAACACAGGTGAATTATCAATTTATGGAAACGGATATTTTAATATTAGAAAACAATAATTTTCATATTTATTATAAAAAAACATGGCAGTAGGTAGTTACGGTATAATTAGACCATCAGATGTGTCACCCGAAGACGTTGAAATTTATTTTCATTACGTTGCGGATAGAAATAGCACTTCGACTGTTACTCTTAAGAAATTAAGTTCAGCTGAAGTATTAACCCCTGTTTATCATAATTCGAACACCACGGATGATACTTCAGCACCTAATGTTGAAATCTTAGGTGGATTGTACAACTTAAAATTAACCGCATCCGATTTTGCGGATTTAGGTGTATACACACTCCATATAAGACCAAAACAAATAAGAACTTCAATTACTGATTGTGGAATTTTAGCGTCTCTACCTTCAGTTAGAGGATTGGTCATTGACTTATCCAATGTTCCTGCTGATGATAGAAATAAATTTACACCACAAGGACTTGTTGGATATAGAATTGAGTACATTAATTCATCTGACAATAAAAAAATTCCAAATTTTTATAGAATCGTAACATCTTCGTTCTACTGTACACCAATTGTTTCAAATTTAACAAGTACATCACAAAAAGCTATCAGATATCAGTATAGTGAACAGGCAACCAATTTGATGTTTTTAACAGTAACACCATCTTCAGCACCAACAAATAAACCAAATACGGTTCCATTTATTGGTGTACCATCACAAAAAATCATATTAACAAACACATATTTAAATCCCACCACAATTGAGGTAGAAATGGTTGAACATGATGCTTCAACATTGGCACATGCTCTTTATGGTAATCAAAGTAAAGCGGTTTCACAAGGTATCTATACCATCTATGACAATAATAATAACATCTATAGACAATACAATCTTTACGAAGTTAAAGACGAATTTAATGAAACATTATATGAGATTCGTGAAGAAAGAAATGACGTAGACGAAACCTTAAACTTTGATACTATAACAGAATAATGGCAAGGAGAAAAGTACCGAGTCAAGCGTCAAGCGGAGCGGAAACATTTAATGATTTCTTAGTTGGTAGACAGATAACTGATGGTTCATCTGCACTAACCAACACCGTATTTGCGCTTGATAAGTCTATCCCTGACAAAGATTCTAAAAATTTTACGAGTAACCCATTCTCTCAATTTTTAACATTAGATACGTTAAAAGAGGTTGAGGGTATTCAAACAACATCAGCAACACCAAGAAAAAAGAGAACTGACGAAGTAAGGTTTAAGGGCAACAAAAAATATGCCGATAAATCTTTATTTGGTTCGTTAACAAGTAGAATTTTAGTTTCATTAACTAGAATTATAAACAAGTTTCCGGGTGGAATTTCAATCTTATCGGACAGTCCTATAGGTGTTTCTAATTACAGTGCTAGTGGAATAACATATAACGATAGCACCAATACCACAACTTTTTACATCGAAAGAAGTAAAATATTCAATCCTTTTGATTTAGTTTTTGTTGAGCCTAATTCAGTAGTTAAACCAGAAACTGAAAACGAATTAAGAAATTTTTATTCGTCTTATACAAAATATGTTGTTGTTACAAATAACACACCATATCCAATTTTAGAATACAGCGAACCGAATACAAACAATAGAATTTACTTAAAGGTATATGGACAACCATTTACTGGTTCAACATATTCAGAAAATTTATTGATAAGACCAAACGATGGTTTAGTTGAAGAATTTTTCGAAGGGTTAGACGATTTAGAGGAATCACTTTTAAATAGAGAAACAAATCCAATTTATACTTCATCATTTAAAGTACCGAGAGATGTTCAAGACAATTCAAAAACATCTTTGGTTGATGTTGTAATAACTTGGCCAATATCTAATGATGGTTATAACATACAAATAACCGGTTTTGATTACGATTTATATGTTGGTAAATTAAAAGATATTGCTGATGAGATAGATGTGTATAAATCTAATCTAATGGTTAGATTTTTAGCCGCACCACAGTTATTTGAATTTGACACCGAAGATAAAAGAGCTGAAAGTGTATTTCAATTATATGGTCAAAGCTTTGATAGTGTAAAGAAATACATAGACAACATAGCTTATATGAGAAACGTAAGTTATGATGGAATTAATAATTTACCTGATGTACTTTTAAAAAACTTAGCAGAAAATTTAGGTTTATCAACATTAAATTTATTCGATGAAAATAGTCTAAATGATGTTTTATATTCAAGATTACAATCAAATTATGACGGAGTATCAACCGGTACGAATTTAATTGAAGCTGAGTATGAGTTTTATCGAAGATTACTTATAAATCTTGCTCACATTTATAAATCAAAAGGAACAAAATCCTCTATTGATTTCTTTTTAAAATTTTTGGGGGCACCCGAGCCTTTGATTAGGATTGATGAATACATTTATAAAGTAACGTCAATTCCATCTAGTTTTAATTTACAACAAGACATATACGATGCGATTCAAGGTAACAAAAGATATTCTTACGCCACCTTTGATAGTACAGGTTTCACATATTCTAAAGTTTACTACTCAGCGTCAACAACATTTGACAGAGAGGGTTACCCTGTAGACGAAAAAACTGGACTACCAAGAAGAGCATATAACGAAACTGAAAACATATTCTTTGGTAAAGGTTCAGGATGGTACGATATTACATTATCACACCGTACTCCACTCGTTTTAGACAGTAGTAACTCAATACTAACGGGTAACACCAAAACAATTAAAACAAAGAATAAAAACTACACATACGGAGAAGAATACTTTGATTTATATAGAACATTACCAGGTTTAGATACCGGTTATGAATTGGTTTCCGCGGTCGATAATAAAGACGGAAAACCAATTGAGGATGATTATTTATTAATTTTAAATAGAAAAAACATTGGAATTTATATCTCACCATCACGAGGTATAGATTATGATATCTTTAGACAAAGTAGAGAATTATTAATAAGTTTTGGTACAAATACTTTATTACCCCAAACAGGTAAAACTTTTGCTGAATTTTTAGACACCTTTATTCATGGACTTGTAACAAATTCTAACAAAATTCGTTACAAAAAAAATTATATTCAATTAGAAGATGTCTATAGAGATTATATATCACAAACAACAGGTTTTACACCATATAATCAAATAAATGTTATTGAATTTGTTAATAAATTATCACCTTATTGGCCACAATTAGTTGAACAATTAGTACCATCAACCACTCAATGGACCGGCGGTAATTTAATAGAAAATAACGTGTTTGGTAGACCAAAATATCAATATAGATATGATTGTCAACCATTAGAATTTATTGAGGAACTATACCCTGATTTTGAAAATGTAATTGAGGAAGATTTAGAAAATATTTTAGGTGAAGAAAATAATTTTAGAGGTTTAATAAACCTTACAGGTGTTACTTACTATCCTGTAATTGAAATTGATGGAACAGTTTATGGTGGGGCCGACTACACGGGTCTAACATCCTCTATGTATGTGATTGTTAGTGGAACAAGTAACACTTCAAACAGTGCAAAATTATTTGATGCACAACCATTTACAGGATGTACAAGTGGGGTCACCAGTGGTGATACGGTAAATCTTTCCTTAATATGTGATTATAAAGATTATCTTGAACCTGATGTTACTAAAATTAAAGAACTATGGTTATCGGCGTTATCTGTATTGATTGATGACGTAACTATTACAAGAAATAGTGCAGGGTATGAACCCTATTCTGCTTTCACGGGAACCACAGGCCAAACATATTTTTCAGAAACAATACCATTAATAAAATACACAACATACACTGATGAAAATGGTGTTGAAAAAGTTAAGTTTTCATCCGTAAAATTAGGTCCAAACGAATGTTCAGTGGTCGACTATTTTGATTATCGATTTGATGCCGATTACAAAATCACAAAAAATACAAATGGAATCAGTGTTAAAGTTTATACTGATAATACCGTTTATTGCGACTCAAACAGTGGATGTACATTAGTGAGTGATGTGTTTTTTGAAGTAATTGGATACAAAACAGGTATCCAACAAGGTTCAACATGGCCATTTAACATTTATGCTAATTGTGTAAGTGGAACAAATGAAAATGCGGATGTTTACATTCAAAAAGTTAGTGATTGTGTATATAAATTAACTGGTTTTTCAGAAAATGATGTAATAGATTTTAATATTGTAGATGCAGCAAATAAAGAAGTAAAATTCAAAATTGAAGGTCTACAACCCAAAATTGAACATGACCCATGTCCAACACCATCAGGAAAAAGTCACGTAGAATTATTTAGTATTGTTGGTTACCAAGGAACAATATCATCCCCAATTTCAGTTGTTTCAGGTGCAACATATTGTGACAATTACACAGGTTACACAATACAACCAAAAGTTGAATACAAATCAAACTTTAACTATGGTTTAAAATGTGACTCTATAGTTTTAGTAGTTGATAGCGGATTAACCATTGACAACCAAACTACAGATGACAATATTGAAAGTTATATTAGTGGTGGTACGATAAGTGGTAAAAGTGTTTGTGATTTAAATGTTGGGGAATATGTTTTATCTGCATCTTACAAACAATGTACAGAATATAGTCACCAACAAATTGTGAATGGACCTGTATCAGGGTATTCATTTACGTACAACTATCAAAAACTTGAAATTACAGACATTGAATGTTTAGCATCAATCAAGAAAAGTATCATTACAGGATTAACCCAAAATAATACTTATGAAGTTTTTGAAGTTTTACCAACAACACAACTAAGAGTTTATACAAATAGAATCATTGAAAATTTTGGAACACCTACAAATAGTGTTTACTTTTTTGACGATAGGTTCCCAGAGGAATTACAAAAAAAACCAACAGATTTTATTGAACCTTGTTGTGACCATCCGAAAGAATTATATAACCATGGGGATTATTTAATAAACAAATATGGTAAAACCATAGAAGTAATTGATGTCGACTTAAATTATTGCGATACAGGATTATACTTCAATCTAAATTTTGAATTAGACAATACACCACTAACTGATGAATTTGTTGTTGTTTTCAATGGAAATAACAGCGACCAAATTCTGATGAAACACAAATACGATAAACATCCAAATATTGGATTCAACCTCGGTCAATATTATATCGATGCCAACCATTGTCCTACAGAACCAACTAATGAGGAATTAAGTAGTTCCATTTTTGATTGTCCATGATAAAAACTGTAAAAATAGACGTTGACAATACCCGAATAAATGAGTATATTTTTATAATAAAAATAGATATAGATAAGACTGTAGATTTAAATGGCATTAATAAAAATAAACACAGGTAATTTTGATGGTGAAATTGGTGTTATCACATTTTATCCTTGTACTGGCGGTACCTTGAATTTAGGTACTGTCGTGATGCCATATTATTACGACACAAACTACTACTTAGGTACTTACTCAGTTTATTTTCCGTCACTTGATAAAACTTGTGTGGCTGAGATTCCTTGCCCTACACCTTCACCTACACCTTCACCAACACTTACACCATCATTAACACCAACACCAACAACCTTTACTTCAAATACCCCAACCCCAACAGTTACCAAAACCCCTACTGTTACACCTACGGTTACAAAAACACCTACTGTTACCCCAACCAATACTATCACTCCAACAAATACTCCTACGAATACCGTAACTCCGACTAATACTCCAACAAACGAGCCTACAGTTACCCCAACTGAAACTCCTACAGTTACTCCAACTAACACAGTAACTCCAACCAATACCCCAACAAATACCCCAACGGTTACCCCAACTGAAACTCCTACAGTTACCCCAACTAACACAGTAACTCCAACCGAATCACCAGCCAACACACCTACTGTAACTCCTACGAATACAGTTACACCAACCGAGACACCAACTGTTACTCCGACCGAAACTCCAACTGTAACCCCAACAAATACGGTAACCCCAACCAATACACCAACTGAAACACCTACCAACACCCCAACAAATACAGTTACCCCTACCGAAACTCCAACTGTAACTCCAACAAATACGGTAACCCCTACCGAAACACCTACCAATACACCAACTCATACAGTAACCCCTACCGAAACACCAACCAATACCCCAACTAATACACCGACTGAAACACCCACTAACACCCCAACAAATACTGTTACCCCAACTAATACACCAACCGAAACACCAACCGAAACACCAACCAATACCCCAACCAACACCGTAACTCCAACTGTTACCCCAACTGTTACCCCAACTGTAACTCCAACCAATACTGTTACCCCAACTAATACACCAACCGAAACACCAACCGAAACACCAACCAATACTCCAACCAACACCGTAACCCTAACCGTTACCCCTACCGAAACACCAACCAACACCCCAACTAATACTCCGACTAACACAGTAACACCAACACTGAGTCCAACCGTTACCCCTACCGAAACACCTACCAATACCCCAACCAACACCATAACACCAACTAACACTCCGACTAATACCTCAACTGTAACTCCAACCAATACTGTAACTCCAACCAATACACCCACTGTAACACAAACTGAAACACCTACCCTAACACCAACAAATACTGCAACCGTTACACCAACTCAAACCCCAACCAATACTCCTACCAATACTGTTACACCAACGGTTACCCCAACTAACACTCCAACTGTAACTCCAACAAATACGGTAGCTCCAACTAATACACCTACAAATACACCAACCGAAACACCAACAAATACCCCCACCAACACACCAACAAATACTCCCACAGAAACACCAACACTTACACCAACCAACACCGTAACCCCTACCAATACAGTCACACCAACCAATACTGTTACAGTGACTCCAACAGAAACTGTGACACCAACTAATACACCTACAAACACCCCAACTAATACACCAACAAATACGGTTACACCTACGAATACTCCAACCAACACAGTAACTCCAACAAATACTCCAACTAACACTCCAACATTAAGTCCTACCAATACCGTAACTCCTACCAACACCCCAACAAACACACCGACGAATACAGTAACTCCAACTCAGACACCTACAAATACTCCTACAAATACCGTTACACCAACCAATACCCCAACCAATACCCCAACCAACACCGTAACTCCAACAAACACTCCTACCAACACTCCTACAAACACTCCCACAAATACCGTAACTCCAACCAACACCGTAACTCCGACTAATACACCTACAAACACACCAACGAATACTGTGACTCCTACATTGAGTCCTACGGTAACACCAACTAACACCGTAACACCAACCAATACTCCAACCAATACACCTACCAATACTGTGACTCCTACATTGAGTCCTACGGTAACACCAACTAACACCGTAACACCAACCAATACTCCAACTAACACGCCGACCAACACTCCTACTAACACTGTAACACCAACATTGAGTCCAACAGTGACTCCAACCAATACAGTTACCCCCACAAACACCCCGACAAATACTGTAACTCCAACCAATACTGTAACTCCAACAAATACACCAAGTGTAACTGTGACGGTTTCACCAACACCAGCACCTTCTTGTGACATTGATTATACAATGTTACCCTCACCAACTCCAACGAGCACCCCAACACCCACCAATACTCCAACGGTAACACCAACCAACACTGTAACACCATCCGTTACATTAACCAATACTCCCACAAACACACCAACCAATACAGTAACTCCTACTAACACCCCAACTAATACACCAACAAAAACTGTTACACCAACTTTAACTCCAACAAATACTCCAACTAATACTGTAACACCAACCAATACACCAACAAACACTCCTACCAATACAGTTACTCCTACATTGAGTCCAACAGTTACTCCTACCAATACTGTTACCCCAACCAATACTCCTACCAATACCCCAACCAATACAGTTACACCTACATTGACTCCAACAGCGACCCCAACCAACACCGTAACCCCTACAAATACCCCAACATTAAGCCCCACCAATACTCCAACCAACACCGTAACCCCTACAAATACTGTAACACCAACGAATACCCCAACCAACACTCCGACAAACACCCCAACAAACACTGTAACACCAACCAACACTCCAACAAACACTGTAACACCGACCAATACTCCAACAAATACCCCTACTAATACTGCTACTCCTACAAATACACCAACTAATACTCCTACCAATACGGTAACCCCTACAAATACACCAACTAACACTCCTACCAATACGGTATCCCCAACACTGACACCTACTAACACCCCTACGAACACCGTAACACCAACAAACACACCAACTAACACACCAACTAATACTGTAACACCAACTAACACTCCTACCAACACCCCAACCAACACAGTTACTCCTACCAATACGCCAACTAATACTCCTACCAATACGGTAACGCCAACATTGAGTCCAACAGTGACTCCAACCAATACCGTTACACCAACTCAAACCCCTACAAATACCCCAACTAACACCGTAACACCAACCAATACACCTACGAATACCCCCACTAATACTCCAACAAATACCGTAACCCCAACAAACACGCCTACGAATACACCAACAGTAACCCCTACCAATACCGTAACCCCAACAAATACACCGACGGTAACTCCGACCAATACAGTCACACCAACTAATACACCAACCAACACTCCTACCAATACGGCTACCAATACAGTTACTCCTACCAATACACCCACAAATACACCAACAAATACGGTTACACCAACTAACACTCCTACTAATACTCCAACAAATACCGTAACACCGACACTGACACCTACAAATACCCCGACAAACACTCCAACCAATACAGTTACTCCAACCAATACTGTAACTCCTACCAACACCCCTACCAACACCCCAACAAATACTCCAACAAATACAGTCACCCCAACTAATACTCCAACCAATACTGTCACCCCTACCAATACTCCTACAAACACCCCCACCAATACTGTCACCCCTACCAATACTCCTACCAATACTCCTACAAATACAGTAACTCCAACTAACACCCCAACAAATACTCCAACAAATACAGTCACCCCAACCAATACTCCTACCAATACGCCCACCAATACTGTCACCCCTACCAATACTCCTACCAATACTTCTACAAATACAGTAACTCCAACTAATACTCCTACCAATACGCCTACTAATACTGTAACTCCAACCAACACCCCAACTGTAACTCCTACCAATACTGTTACACCAACAAACACTCCTACTAACACACCAACCAATACTGTTACACCAACAAACACTCCTACTAACACACCAACCAATACGGTAACTCCTACCAACACCCCAACTAACACACCAACCAATACGGTAACTCCTACCAACACCCCAACTAACACCCCAACAAATACTGTTACACCAACAAATACTCCCACCAATACCCCAACAAACACGGTGACTCCAACAAACACTCCTACTAACACCCCAACAAATACAGTAACACCAACATTGAGTCCTACAGTAACTCCTACGAACACAGTAACTCCTACAAATACTCCCACAAACACTCCGACCAACACCGTTACACCAACAAATACCCCAACCAATACCCCGACAAATACAGTAACCCCAACTAACACACCTACCAACACTCCAACTAATACAGTAACTCCCACATTAAGTCCAACTGTGACTCCTACTAATACTGTGACTCCTACAAACACTCCTACCAACACACCAACAAATACAGTTACACCTACATTGAGTCCAACAGTGACTCCAACCAGCACCGTAACCCCAACTAATACGCCAACATTAAGTCCTACCAATACTCCAACCAACACTGTTACTCCTACAAATACCGTTACACCAACCAATACACCTACCAATACCCCAACAAACACCGTAACCCCAACACTAACCCCAACTAACACTCCAACCAATACTCCTACAAATACGGTATCTCCAACCAACACCGTAACCCCAACAAATACACCAACTAACACTCCAACCAATACTCCCACCAACACTGTTACTCCAACCAACACCCCGACCAACACTCCGACTAATACAGTAACTCCTACCAATACCCCAACAAATACCCCAACAAATACAGTTACACCTACATTGAGTCCAACGGTGACTCCTACTAATACTGTAACTCCTACCAACACTCCGACCAACACACCAACCAATACTGTTACACCTACATTGAGTCCAACGGTGACTCCTACTAATACTGTTACACCCACTAACACGCCAACTAACACTCCTACTAACACTGTAACACCAACTCAGACTCCCACGAACACGCCTACAAATACAGTAACACCTACTAACACACCTACTAATACACCAACAAATACGGTAACACCAACCAACACCCCTACGAACACGCCGACTAACACCCCAACCAATACAGTCACACCAACTAATACCGTAACTCCAACAAATACGCCAACCAATACTCCTACCAATACGCCAACCAATACCGTAACACCAACTCAGACACCGACAAATACCCCAACAAAAACTGTTACACCAACATTGAGTCCGACTGTGACACCAACAAATACTGTTACTCCAACCAATACCCCCACCAATACTCCAACTAACACAGTAACCCCAACCAATACTCCAACTGTAACACCTACGAATACTGTTACACCTACAAATACACCGACGAATACACCAACCAATACGGTAACTCCAACCAACACCCCAACCAATACCCCAACTAGTACTGTTACACCAACATTAAGCCCGACACTAACACCAACCAATACAGTAACTCCAACATTGAGTCCGACTGTAACTCCAACAAGAACGGTTACACCTACTTTAACACCAACCAATACACCGACAAATACGGTAACCCCTACAAATACTCCCACCAACACCCCAACAAACACTCCAACCAATACAGTCACCCCAACAAACACCGTAACACCAACCAACACCCCCACAAACACTCCAACCAATACTCCAACAAACACCGTAACACCAACCAACACACCAACCAAGACTGTAACTCCAACCAATACCCCAACCAATACTCCAACTAATACAGTAACCCCAACTAATACACCAACCAATACTCCAACGAACACCGTAACTCCAACCAACACCCCAACCAACACTGTAACTCCAACAAATACACCTACAGTTACCCCGACTAACACAGTAACACCTACACTGAGTCCGACTGTAACCCCTACGAATACAGTTACACCAACTCAGACACCTACAAATACTCCAACTAACACCGTAACTCCTACCAACACACCAACTAACACACCAACTAACACTGTTACACCCACAAATACACCAACCAATACAGTTACTCCTACCAATACACCTACTAACACTCCAACTAACACAGTAACCCCTACCAATACCCCTACGAACACTCCTACTAATACAGTAACTCCTACAAACACCGTAACACCAACCAACACACCAACCAATACTCCAACCAACACTGTCACCCCTACATTGAGTCCTACGGTAACTCCTACGAACACAGTTACCCCTACTAACACACCGACTAAGACCGTGACTCCCACATTGAGTCCGACTGTGACTCCTACAAATACTGTTACACCAACTCAAACCCCTACGAATACACCAACTAATACAGTTACACCAACTAATACACCTACAAACACCCCAACAAATACAGTTACACCTACAAATACCCCAACTAACACTCCAACCAATACAGTAACCCCTACACTGAGTCCAACCGTAACACCAACTAATACTGTCACACCCACGAATACACCAACCAATACCCCTACGAATACTGTAACCCCTACCAACACCCCTACTAATACTCCTACAAATACGGTTACACCAACTAACACTCCAACAAGAACGGTTACACCTACTTTAACACCAACCAATACACCGACAAATACGGTAACCCCTACAAATACTCCCACCAATACCCCAACAAACACGGTGACTCCTACATTAACACCAACTGTAACTCCTACAAATACCGTAACACCAACCAATACTCCTACAAATACTCCTACTAACACAGTAACACCTACCAATACCCCTACAAACACACCAACAAACACTGTAACTCCAACTAACACCCCTACTAATACTCCGACGAATACGGTAACTCCAACCAATACCCCAACAAACACACCTACCAACACCGTAACACCTACAAATACTCCTACTAAAACTGTGACTCCCACATTGAGTCCAACAGTTACACCTACCAACACCGTAACACCTACAAATACTCCCACAAATACCCCTACTAACACAGTAACACCAACAAATACACCAACCAACACTCCAACTAATACCGTTACCCCAACTAACACACCTACAAATACACCAACAAATACTGTGACTCCTACATTGAGTCCAACAGTTACACCTACCAACACCGTAACACCTACAAATACCCCTACCAACACCCCAACAAATACAGTAACACCTACATTGAGTCCGACTGTGACTCCAACTAACACCGTTACGCCAACTAACACACCTACCAACACTCCAACTAACACCGTAACCCCTACCAGCACCCCCACAAGAACCGTTACACCTACATTAACTCCAACCAATACCCCTACTAATACCGTAACCCCAACAAATACCCCAACCAATACCCCTACTAATACCGTAACCCCAACAAATACCCCAACAAACACTCCAACTAATACCGTAACCCCAACAAATACCCCAACAAACACTCCAACTAATACCGTAACCCCTACCAACACCCCCACAAGAACCGTTACACCTACATTAACTCCAACCAACACACCAACTAATACTGTAACCCCAACCAACACTCCTACAAACACTCCAACGAATACAGTTACACCAACCAATACACCAACTAACACCCCAACCAACACTGTAACTCCAACATTGAGCCCTACAGTGACTCCCACTAATACAGTTACACCAACTAACACACCAACCAATACCCCAACCAACACCGTAACTCCAACAAACACCCCTACTAAAACTGTAACTCCCACATTGAGCCCTACGGTAACCCCAACAAACACTGTTACTCCAACCAACACCCCAACTAATACTCCAACTAATACTGTTACTCCAACCAACACCCCAACCAACACCCCAACTAATACTGTTACACCGACCAACACACCAACGAATACTATAACTCCTACTAATACTCCTACCAAAACTGTTACACCAACTCTAACCCCAACGAATACACCGACCAATACTCCTACAAACACAGTAACCCCAACCAATACCGTAACACCAACTAACACTCCAACCAACACTGTAACTCCAACTAATACACCAACCAACACCCCAACTAATACTCCGACAAACACTGTTACGCCAACCAATACACCAACAAAAACTGTCACACCAACTTTAACCCCAACCAACACCGTAACACCAACCAATACCCCGACTAATACACCTACAAATACTGTTACTCCAACTAATACACCTACAAACACTCCAACCAACACCGTAACCCCAACCAATACACCAACTAATACGGTGACTCCCACATTGAGTCCTACGGTAACTCCTACAAATACTGTAACCCCTACTAATACTCCTACCAAAACTGTTACACCAACTCTAACCCCAACGAATACTCCTACCAATACTGTAACCCCTACCAATACTCCTACCAATACTGTAACCCCTACCAATACTCCTACCAATACTCCAACAAATACTGTTACCCCAACTCAGACACCTACTAACACTCCAACGAATACAGTCACACCAACCAACACACCAACTAATACTGTAACTCCTACATTGAGTCCTACGGTAACTCCGACCAATACGGTAACCCCAACAAACACACCAACTAACACACCAACTAATACTGTAACGCCAACTAATACACCAACAAAAACTGTTACACCAACTTTAACTCCAACCAATACCCCAACTAATACTGTAACACCTACCAATACACCAACAAACACTGTTACGCCAACTTTAACTCCAACCAATACCCCGACCAATACCCCAACAAATACCGTTACTCCAACCAACACAGTTACCCCGACCAATACCCCAACTAAGACAGTCACCCCAACTCAGACTCCCACCAATACTCCAACCAATACCCCCACAAACACTGTAACTCCAACAAACACTGTTACGCCAACAAATACTCCAACTAATACGGTAACACCGACTAACACTGTAACGCCGACCAATACCGTAACCCCCACTAACACTGTAACTCCAACGAATACAGTTACACCGACCAATACTCCAACAAGAACTGTTACGCCTACCTTAACCCCTACAAATACTCCAACAAATACGGTAACTCCGACCAACACACCAACTAACACACCAACTAACACAGTTACCCCGACTAACACCCCAACCAATACGGTAACCCCTACTAACACACCTACTAATACACCAACCAAGACTGTTACTCCTACATTAACTCCTACCGTTACTCCAACGAATACAGTTACACCGACCAATACCCCGACTAATACTAATACCCCTACTAATACACCTACAAACACTCCTACTAACACAGTAACCCCAACCAATACACCAACAAAAACTGTCACACCAACTTTAACCCCAACAAATACACCGACCAACACACCAACTAATACAGTGACTCCAACCAATACTGTTACCCCAACAAACACTCCAACCAAGACTGTTACTCCTACATTAACACCAACCAACACTCCGACCAATACGGTAACCCCTACAAATACCCCAACTAACACCCCAACAAACACTGTTACGCCAACTAATACACCAACCAAGACTGTTACTCCTACATTAACTCCAACCAATACCCCTACTAATACCGTAACCCCAACAAATACCCCAACAAACACTCCAACCAATACTGTAACACCAACGAATACTGTTACCCCAACATTGAGTCCTACTAATACCCCAACTAATACTGTAACACCCACCAACACACCCACCAACACACCAACAAATACTGTTACACCAACCAATACACCAACAAAAACCGTAACACCTACATTAACACCAACAAACACTCCTACAAACACCCCAACAAATACCGTTACTCCAACCAACACCGTAACCCCAACTAACACACCAACTAATACGGTGACTCCCACCAATACCGTTACACCTACAAACACTGTTACACCTACTAATACTGTTACACCTACTAATACTGTAACACCAACTAATACACCAACCAAGACTGTAACACCTACATTAACTCCAACCAATACTCCAACAAACACCGTAACACCAACTCAGACACCGACTAATACTCCTACAAATACCGTAACTCCTACCAATACACCAACAAAAACTGTCACACCAACTTTAACTCCAACAAATACCCCAACCAATACTGTTACACCAACTCAAACCCCTACGAATACACCAACTAATACAGTTACACCAACTAACACAGTCACCCCGACCAACACACCTACCAATACCCCAACCAATACTGTTACACCTACCTTAACTCCTACAAATACTCCTACAAATACAGTAACCCCAACCAATACACCAACAAAAACCGTAACACCTACATTAACACCAACAAACACTCCTACAAACACTCCCACGAATTCCGTTACTCCTACTAATACTGTTACCCCCACTAACACCCCAACTAACACAGTAACGCCGACTAATACTGTTACTCCAACCAATACCGTAACTCCTACAAATACGGTAACCCCAACCAATACTGTAACGCCAACTAATACCCCAACCAAGACAGTTACACCAACTCAGACACCTACTAATACACCAACCAACACTGTAACACCAACTAACACACCTACCAACACTCCAACTAACACCGTAACTCCTACTAATACACCAACAAAAACTGTTACACCAACTCTAACACCAACAAATACCCCTACGAACACTGTAACTCCAACCAATACACCAACAAAAACTGTTACACCAACTTTAACTCCGACCAACACGGTAACCCCAACCAATACTCCTACTAATACTCCTACTAATACAGTAACCCCCACCAATACTCCGACCAATACGGTGACTCCCACATTGAGTCCTACAGTTACCCCTACGAACACCGTTACACCAACAAATACCCCAACCAAGACTGTAACTCCTACATTAACTCCTACAAATACCCCTACTAATACTGTAACCCCTACCAATACTCCAACTAATACACCTACTAAAACTGTCACCCCTACAGTTACTCCTACTAATACAGTTACCCCAACCAACACTCCCACAAACACTCCTACAAACACTGTAACCCCTACATTGAGTCCTACAGTTACCCCTACGAACACCGTTACACCAACAAATACCCCAACCAATACTCCGACAAATACAGTTACACCGACCAATACGCCCACAAATACTCCTACTAATACTGTTACACCCACTAACACCCCAACAAATACTCCAACAAATACAGTTACACCGACCAATACACCCACAAATACACCAACAAATACAGTTACACCGACCAACACACCAACAAAAACTGTAACACCAACTTTAACTCCAACCAATACACCCACAAATACACCAACAAATACGGTTACACCAACAAATACAGTAACCCCAACTAATACACCGACTAAGACAGTCACCCCAACCAATACCCCAACAAATACTCCAACCAACACACCAACTAACACGGTTACCCCAACCAATACTGTTACACCAACAAACACACCCACTAATACACCAACCAAGACTGTAACTCCTACATTGAGTCCTACAGTTACTCCTACTAATACAGTAACACCCACCAACACACCAACTAACACGGTTACCCCAACCAATACACCAACCAAGACTGTTACACCTACATTAACACCTACTAATACTCCGACCAATACTGTAACCCCTACATTGAGTCCTACAGTTACCCCTACGAACACCGTTACACCAACAAATACTCCTACAAACACCCCAACCAAGACTGTTACACCTACATTAACACCTACTAATACTGTTACACCTACATTAACACCAACCAATACTCCAACGAACACTCCTACCAATACTCCTACAAACACGGTAACACCAACAAACACTGTTACACCAACAAATACTCCTACAAACACTCCGACCAAGACTGTTACACCTACATTAACACCTACTAATACTCCTACGAATACTGTTACCCCAACAAATACTCCAACAAGAACTGTTACTCCTACATTAACACCGACCAATACTCCTACGAATACTGTTACCCCAACAAATACTCCAACAAATACACCTACTAATACAGTTACACCAACTAACACACCTACTAATACAGTTACACCAACCAACACCCCAACCAAGACTGTTACACCTACCTTAACTCCTACAAACACCCCAACCAATACTCCAACAAACACTGTTACGCCTACTAATACCCCGACTAATACGGTAACTCCTACAAATACCCCAACCAATACCCCAACAAATACCGTTACTCCAACTAATACACCAACAAAAACTGTTACACCAACTCTAACCCCAACAAATACTCCAACCAACACACCAACTAATACGGTTACCCCAACAAATACTGTTACCCCCACAAATACTCCAACCAAGACTGTCACCCCTACCAATACTCCTACAAACACCCCAACCAATACGGTAACTCCTACAAATACCCCAACCAATACTCCAACAAACACTGTTACGCCTACTAATACTCCGACTAATACAGTTACACCAACTCAGACACCTACTAATACACCAACAAAGACAGTTACACCAACTTTAACACCGACCAATACAGTTACACCTACATTGAGTCCTACAAATACTCCTACCAATACAGTAACACCAACAAATACACCAACTAACACCCCAACAAATACCGTTACACCAACGAATACACCAACTAACACTCCGACTAACACTGTAACCCCAACTAATACCGTAACCCCAACAAGAACACCAGCAGCTACTGTTAGTCCAACAAATACTCCAACAAATACTCCTACGAATACTGTTACACCAACCAATACACCTACCAATACACCTACTAATACTGTTACACCAACCAACACACCAACTAAAACGGTTACACCTACGTTCACACCAACCAATACAGTAACTCCGACTAACACACCCACAAACACCCCAACCAATACCGTTACACCAACCAATACACCTACTAATACTCCAACCAATACTGTTACACCAACAAATACTCCTACTAATACTGTTACACCAACAAGAACACCAGCAGCTACTGTTAGTCCAACAAATACTCCAACAAATACTCCTACGAATACTGTTACACCAACCAATACACCTACCAATACACCTACTAATACTGTTACACCTACTAACACTCCAACCAAAACTGTAACACCAACCAATACTCCTACTAATACTGTTACACCCACAAACACCCCAACAAACACTCCAACAAATACAGTCACACCAACTAATACACCTACAAATACACCTACTAACACAGTCACACCCACCAACACACCGACCAATACAGTGACTCCAACAAGAACTCCGGCCGCCACTGTTAGTCCTACCCTTACACCCACAAACACCCCAACCAATACCGTTACACCAACCAATACACCAACAAGAACCGTCACACCAACTTTTACACCTACTAACACTCCAACGAATACAGTCACACCAACAAATACTCCAACCAATACGCCGACTAATACTGTTACACCAACCAATACCCCAACCAATACTGTTACTCCAACAAGAACTCCGGCAGCCACTGTTAGTCCTACCCTTACACCAACCAATACCCCAACCAATACTCCAACAAATACAGTAACACCAACCAACACTGTCACACCGACCAATACTCCTACTAATACACCAACAAAAACTGTTACACCAACTTTTACACCAACCAATACTCCAACCAATACTGTAACACCAACCAATACTCCTACAAACACCCCAACAAACACCGTTACTCCTACCAATACTCCTACCAATACTGTAACTCCTACGAGAACACCAGCGGCTACTGTTAGTCCAACATTAACACCGACTAACACACCAACAAACACACCTACTAATACTGTTACTCCAACAAATACAGTTACACCGACCAACACCCCTACTAACACCCCAACCAACACTGTTACTCCAACCAACACCCCAACTAATACTCCAACAAATACGGTAACTCCAACCAATACCCCTACTAATACCGTAACCCCGACAAGAACACCAGCTGCCACTGTTAGTCCAACCTTAACTCCAACTAATACTCCAACCAACACTCCAACTAATACAGTCACCCCTACGAATACAGTTACACCTACCAATACACCAACAAGAACAGTTACACCAACTTTAACTCCAACTAATACACCAACCAACACTGTAACACCAACTAACACCCCAACTAATACTCCAACAAATACGGTAACTCCAACAAATACCCCAACAAATACTGTTACACCAACAAGAACACCAGCGGCTACTGTTAGTCCAACATTAACACCAACAAATACACCTACCAATACCCCAACGAACACAGTAACCCCCACAAATACTGTTACCCCAACCAATACCCCAACAAGAACTCCAGCAGCCACTGTTAGTCCTACGGTAACTCCAACAAATACCCCAACAAATACTGTTACACCAACAAGAACACCGGCTGCCACAGTTAGTCCAACCGTAACACCAACTAACACTCCAACAAATACTGTTACACCAACATTGACACCAACCAAAACAGTAACCCCAACGGCTAGTCCTCAGTATGTTGCTGCTAGATTTGAATCATGTTGTCCTGGTGACACCAATGTTTATTATGGTCAAGTACCATTAGGTACATTGTTAGGTACGGTATTTTATTTACAAGACATTCAGTTATGTGCAACGTATGTGCAACAGGTAGGACCTGGAGGTACGATTTACACTACTGTTCAGACAAGTTGTGCACAATGTTTAGGAGAAACTCTAAATTTTTGTCCATCACCAACCCCGACACCAACACCAACCAGAACTGTTACACCTACGAATACGGTAACCCCTACCAATACACCAACAAGAACAGTTACACCAACTCTCACACCAACCAATACCCCAACAAATACTGTTACTCCAACAAGAACTCCAGCCGCCACTGTTAGCCCTACGGTAACCCCTACCAATACACCAACAAGAACAGTTACACCAACTTTAACCCCGACTAACACCCCAACCAATAGTGTTACTCCTACGAGAACACCATCCGTAACCCCTACCAATACACCAACAAAAACAGTTACACCAACTTTAACTCCTACATTAACACCAACAAGCACAGTAACACCATCACCATCCTTACAGGTTGGTTATGTTTATTTATTACCATGTTGTGATGGTGGTATTTTAGGTAATACTATTTCTTATTTAAGTATAACAACTAATTTGACCTATGTTCAAAGCGGTATTTCACAAGGTCAAACTATTGTTATAAATGGATGTTGTTATTTTGTTGAAGGTTATAGTCAAACCTACTCACCACCAAACTTTAGTGGGGTTGACGGGTATTATCCACCATCATCATTTAGTGTTGATACATGTGAAACATGTATTGGAGCTAACCCATGCGCCACTTGGATTTTCGATTTACAAAGATGTGGATGTTGTGGTACAACAGGACAATATACAATTCAATTTGGTTGTCAAAATGGATTTAACCCAAATCTTTTAGTAAACCGTTATATATCAATTAATGGTTGTTGTTATTTTGTTACAAACTCAGTCGGACCAGGAGTACCTGGTTCCGCAATCACTGCGTATGGTACATACAATACATGTACTGAATGTGAAACTTATCACCCTTGTCCTTCACCAACCCCAACAGTTACACCAACAGTTACACCAACTTTAACCCCAACAAAAACACCGACAAATACACCAACAAGGACAGTTACTCCAACTTTAACACCAACCAATACTCCTACAAATACACCAACCAAGACTGTAACTCCAACCTTTACCCCTACAAATACACCAACCAAGACTGTAACTCCAACCTTTACCCCTACAAATACTCCAACCAAGACTGTAACTCCAACCTTTACCCCTACAAATACTCCAACAAGGACAGTTACTCCAACTTTAACACCAACCAATACTCCTACAAATACACCAACCAAGACTGTAACTCCAACAAACACTCCAACAAACACTCCAACACCATCTCCGGTTTCAAATCCGTCATCAACCCCAACCCCAACTCCAACTCCGACCCCAACCCCAACTCCACCATGTGTTTGTGAGTCATATATTATTACAGGATTAGGACCTGGTAATATAGTTAACTATACCACTTGTTGCGGTGGAGGAACACCCACAGAAATACTTGACCCAAATGTGTACCCAGCAAGTGGTACAATTGAGATATGTTCATGTAGTATTCCAAGTGTATTAGGTCCTTATGGTGGGGAGATAACGTATGATGGTGCTTGTGGTGATTGTTTGTGTACAGACTTTTTTGTTGATATTAATGATTTAACAGCCTCAGATGATAATCAAGTATACTTTGCATACCAATGTTGTGATGGTACATTCACAACACAAGGTTATAACGCCCCTGGTAATTATAGCGTTTGTCTTATGAGAGTGACAAATGTGTTTATATTGTTTAGAGGAAACTTCGTACCACCAATATATACTTCGCAATATACATACGGTACTGGTTGTGGTGATTATTGTAACACATTTTGTGGAGAAGCATGTTAATGATAAAATAATGATTTAAGTATTTATAGAAAGAATAGTAATAAATGCCAGCACAAATAATAACATTTCAAAATTGTTTAGACCCAGCGTCATACTATGATTTTGTCGTCGATGACAGTTTAGTATTATCGGGTGACACGATTTTTGCTGATTACCAATGTTGGTCTTCAACAGGAAATGTCGGAGGTGGACCGTCAGGTACGGTTATTTTTAGTGGTTATACAACCTGTGAACAATGTAACGACGATTTTAATGGGTGGCAATTTGAACATTGCCAAATACCAGGGGCATTTGTTTACTTTGGTTTAAAAAATTCAGAAGTTAATCAGTATTTCCAAAGTACAGGTGCAACAATTTCTTATGATGGTACATGTTACAACTATACAGGAGTTTATGAACAAGGCACTGGTAGCACCACTTACAATTATACTGTTGCACAATTAATTTCTGAAAATGCTCTTTTTACAAATTGTATTGACTGTTTAACACCACCAAGTCCAACTCCTACCCCTACTCCAACACCCACACCAACTTTATGTTACTCAGGTATAACCGATTCACCAAATTGGTATTATACGGACTGTTGTGGTGTATATCATAGTGGTTCATTTTCACCAACATATGTTTGTTACGACCCGAGTTACCCATATGCAGGGATATCTTTCAATGGTTTCTGTACTGTAGTTTGTCCGAGTGTGACCCCAACTCCAACACCCACATTAACACAAACTCCTTCCGAAACTCCTTCCGAAACCCCAACCCCAACAAATACTGTAACTCCAACAAAAACTCCAAGTCTAACTCCGACACCTTCGGTTACACCAACAAATACACCCACAAATACACCGTCAAGTACGTTAGGTTCGACACCTTCGGTTACACCAACAAATACACCCACAAATACCCCTTCATTAACACCTTCGGTAACTGTTAGTGTAACACCCACAGTAACCCCATCACCTTCACTAGTACCTACAGGATGTACTCAATATACATTCTCATTACACCCAATTTATTTTTTAACGCAAGCCGGACCTTATAATATTTCGGGAACAACAACAGGAGGAACTATAGTATTAATTGCAACTGGTGTGACAACATCTCAATTATTATCTGGGTATACCGCACTTGTGTGTTATTCAATAACAACATTTACAGTTCAAAGTACTGGTACGTGTACTAATTCTGTGAATTTTACATTACCTGTACCTATTGTATCTCCAACCCCGACCCCAACAAAAACCCCAACACCAAGTCCATCCGGTAATCCAGTTGCGACCCCAAGTGTAACACCTACTAATACCGTAACCCCGACCCTGACCCCAACACCATCAGGTGGTTGTAGTGATTCAGTTAGAAATACTCTTGCCGCAACGAATTCATATTCTGCCGTTGGTAGACAAGGTATGGTTTATTCATCATCAAATAACAAAGCATACGTTCTAAACGCATCAAGTGTTGTACAATCTTTTGTCCCAAATTCAACAAGTTTAACAAATGAATTTACATGGTCAGGAAGTAGTTTATTATTAGGATATAACTCAACTAACAACAAATTATACAGTTGGGAATCATCATTTCCTGTTAAAATGTTAATAAGAAATTTAAACACAAACACAACATCGTCAATATCAATTTCGGGAATAACATCAGGTTTAGGAAAAATTGAATATAATTCTGTTTTAAATAAAATTTATGCATTTAGTCAAACAGGTGGAAATTTTTCAGTTTCACAAATTAGTGTCATAGATGGTTCAACAGATACTTTTACAAACCAAATTACAGGTATAACTTTATCAAACCCTGAAGCGACTGTTTACAATCCTAATAATAATAAATTATATTTCGCTCAGAGTGGTAGAATATATTCTTGTTCTGGTAATACTATTTCGTTAGATGGTACATCACTACCAATCACCTCAGCAAGTTTAATTGCTTTGGATGTGACGAACAATATTATTTATTTAGTTAGTGCGTCTACGGTATACAAAATAGATGTTGCAACAAACACCACACTTACTTTAAATTCAATATCGGGAGCAACTTGGATTTTTGGCTCAACAAGGTCTATGATATATAATCCTGATAACGGTAAATTATATATTAGCAGATATTCAACATTGTCAGATGGATTCTTAGGTGTTCTAGACCCGACAACAGGTATATTTAGTGAAATTATTGGTGACGGTATTTCTAAACCTTTGTATGTACCGACAAATACAATATATGGTATAAATGATAATGCTCTATACGAAATTTGTGGTTCATCCTTGGTAGCGGTTTCCCCAACCCCAACCCCTACTTTAACTAAAACCCCAACCCCAACTAAAACTCCATCAGTTACACCAACACCTAGTCCGACATATCAAGAATGGAATATGGTTGGATGTACAAATTACTGTAGTGGGGTTGTGTTGTGTTCAGGTTCGTATAGTGTAACATTATACACATTACCAAATGTGGTCAATATTTATGATTCAGGTGTTACCATCTACACGAATAATAACTTAACAACAACATTTGATGGGTTTTTTCAAATTGGAAGTGTAATTTATGAAGTAGTTTCTGGTTCGGTAACTACTCAGTATACAATTGGTGATGGATGTTAAAATAACTTTACTATAAAATAGGATTTTTTATATTTATCAAATATAGAAATCAATAATTAAAAAATGGGATTAAATGTTCGTTTATACAATATAATCAATGATGGTACGTACTCAATTAGATACAAGTCCGGTGATAGCCCGTATCCTGAAACGAACAATTCAACATTTACACTTTACGCAACAGGTTTAACTCTTACAGCTGTTACAATTACAAACTTAAGTTTTAATACTCAATATTGGGTTAAAATGACAGACGACACTACAGGTCGTTATATAATTAAAAATATTTACACTCACGATAGTAAAGCGTTTCCTTGTTATGATACACTATGTTTTAGTGTTGAGGTACAGTGTGACCCACCAATAAGTCCAACTCCAACACCTACAGTTACAAGAACCCCAACCCCAACACCTACAGTTACAAAAACACCAACAGTTACCGCTACACCATCTAAGACACCGAACGCTTCAATTACACCAACCCCTACTCCAACAAAAACTCCTGGTTTATCACCAACCCCAACAGTTACCAAGACTCCAACTCCTACTCCAACACAAAACACCCCTTCATCATATTGTTTATGGTACAGTATTGAAACGATAGATGAAAATATACAATATGAAGTTACTTGGACACTAAAAGATAATTTAGGTAGTGTAACAACCGCCACTTCAAATATCCCAATTACTTTTTATAAGGTTAATAGTTCAGGGGTGGTAATTGCGGTATACACATCACCACAATGGCAAATATTCATTGGTTCATCACAGGATAGTGGAAATATTACACTCAATCCAAGTGCTGGTGAATACTTAGTTGCACAAACCGGTTTAAGTGGAACCATAACAGACCCTAACTATTGTGGTATTGCATTTATAGATTGTGATTTAAATCCCGATTATTGTAATTAAACATTGAATTTATATTTATGAAATAATGCCGTCATTAGTAACATACTCAGTAACAATATCAAATTTTTCAGGACAAACACCTTGTAACGGGTACTATATCTACACAGGGTTAACACATAATATTGATGATGCAAATTATATCAATGGGGTTGAAGTTTTAATTCCAATATCAACGGGATATACGTTTAATATAAGTTTATTGGATAACATACCACAAATTTTTGTATTTGTGGAACACTGTGACGGACACATAAACCCTGTACCATCATCGGTACCAAAATTGCAAGGTGGTTATCAATTAGCATTAGTTGATTTAAGATGTAGTGATTGTTACTACCCATGTGCATTTAATGTTAATGTTGTTCAAATAACGTAATAAATGGCTTGTCAATTATATAACGTCACAATAAGTTCATTGGATACCGGTAATGCCACCGGTAACACTAACCCTGTTAATAATGGTAAGGTGTATGTTGCTTATTACAACTGTAATGGTGTACTTACAACAACAAGTTTTTCAAATGGTAGTTATACTATTTGTACCGACATACAAAATGGATTACCTAGTTTATATTATTTTAAAAACGATTCTCCATTAACCGCATCGAATAGTACTGCAAATGATAGTGGTTCACAATGTCAAGAAACCACTTTTTTTGAAAAATGTTGTGAACAAGGAGGCACTATTTATGAAGTACAAAGTGGATTAAATTATATAGTAGGTAGTGTATACACTGACAATACGGATTGTTATATTGCGGTTGCGTCGGGCCCTTCAACCGCAACAGTTGACGACACTGGGACGTGGGTTTCACAACCAAGTTGTACAGCTGGTGAGTGTCCATCATGTCCTTCACCAACCCCGACACCAACTCCAACAGAAACACCCACAGAAACCCCAACTCCAACAGAAACACCCACAGAAACCCCAACCCCAACACCTTCAGAAACACCCACAGAAACCCCAACCCCAACTCCAACACTTACTAAAACAGTTACACCCACACCAACTAACACTGTAACACCAACACTATCCCCCACCCCAACACCAACACCATCAATATGTACGGATTGTGTGTGTAAACAAATCATAAGTGAAGATGGAAATACAATTACATATTCATATACTGATTGTTATGGTTTGCTTCAAACTTCCGGAACCATCGCACCTTTTGCTACGGTTTATCAATGTGTATGTTTTGACAATCAAACAATTACATTCAGTGACCCAACTAATATAGTTGTGAATCCTAATGGTGGTTGTGAGGACTACCAAAATTGTGACTCACTACCGGTCCCAACACCTACATTAACTAGTACTCCGACAGTCACACCTACAGTCACTCCTGAACCAACAAGTTCACCAGCTTCAACTGTATCTGTCACACCAACAGTAACACCAACAGTAACACCAACAAGTTCGCCGGTTTCAACTGTATCTGTCACACCAACAGTAACTCCTACAAATACAGTTACACCTACAGTCACAACTTCACCTGGCGGTTCACCTACACCAACCAATACATCAACTCCCACAAATACAGTTACACCTACAGTTACTTCATCACCAGGCGATTCACCTACACCCACACCAACTACCTCACCATCAGTAACTCCAACCAATACATCAACCCCTACAAATACAGTTACACCTACAGTTACTTCATCACCAGGAGGTTCGCCCACACCAACTACTTCACCATCGGCAACACCCTCTAATACACCAAGTGAAACACCTTCAACAACTCCGTCTTTAACACCGACAGTTACACTTACAGTAACATCAACACCGACTCTAACACCTAGCGTTACACCATCAGTTACATCAACACCTGGTGGTTCGCCAACCCCAACACCCACCAACACCCCAACAAAAACCCCTACACCTACTGTTACACCTTCAGGTTGTGTAAACGATTTGGTCACCCCAAAAGGCGTTAAGATTTCATTTAATTCCGGTTCTAATTATACAAATTGTACGGTCTATACCGGATTAACTTCAACTAACATAACAGGTATAACTTCATGTACAAGTATGTCCACAGGAGATATTTGTGATATTACAGGTATAGACCCAACATTAATGGAGATATATGTTAGAATTGATTGTGAAGGTTGTTGTGAACAAGTTTTTAGAGTTAATTTGGATGATTGTTGTGATAGTTCGTCGACACCGATATCATCACCCACCCCAACAGTAACACCGACTCAGAGTGCGACTCCTACGAATACACCAACACTTACCCCAACACCAACTGTTAGTAGTACACCATCAACAGGGTATACTTGTAACGATAGCGTTTATGTCCCCTCGACAGTGAACGGTGTTTCTATAACATCAACATATAGTGGTAGTGTTACCGAAAATACATCTGGATACACGTCATCCTGTGTTGGTGACACTATTGTAATGACCGACTATCATAACTTTTTAGGAAATTCAGGACCTTTCTCATATAGATACAATTTTAGTTCACCAGTAAATGATTTAGTTGTTTTTATAACCGGTATGGGTGGTACTAGTGATGAAGATTTCACATTTACAACAAATACAGGTACCCCCACAATATCTTCACCGTTAAGTTGTTATGTAACAATAACAGGTAACACAATTATTGGTGGCTCAACCGCACCACTTTTTGTCAATGGTGGTGGAAAATTCATAATAACAAATTCAACACCATTTATCTCGATGACCATATCAGGTAATGGTGGTGCCTCAGGTTCTAGGGTGGGTATTTGCTCCGATTCAATCATACCACTTGTAACACCCACACCCACCAATACTTTAACACCAACACCGACCGTAACCCCAACGAATACTGTAACACCTACTAATACAGTAACTCCAACAATTACAACATCACCCGGTGGTTCGCCCACATCAACACCAACAATAACACCTACTAATACAGTTACACCAACTGAAACTGTAACACCAACACCGACCGTAACCCCAACGAATACTGTAACACCTACTAATACAGTTACACCAACTGAAACTGTAACACCAACACCGACCGTGACTTCTACCAATACAGTAACACCAACAAATACCCCAACACCAACACTCACCCCAACCAGTTCGGCTACTCCATGTGACATACTATGGGAATTCGATGGAGGAACGACAGGAACAGGAGGTCATACCACATTTAGTTATACTGACTGTACCGGTACCCTTCAATTTATTACTGTTGGGAATGGTACAACTGAGACATACTGTGGTTATTTAACACCAACACCTCAAGTTACGAATGATGGTGACGGTACTTTTACAAGCACTGGAACATGTAATTAAAATTGATTATCTCAACTAAAGTATTTATATTATAACCATGAGTTTTTTAAGTAATAATAATTCAGAATTTTTATCAGTTAGAATCACCCAAAAGGGTAGAAATTCTATTGCAAAAGGTAGTTTTAACATCGCATATTTTCAAATTGGGGATTCTGAATTTGATTACACATCACCGTTTGATAATTTTACAGGATTAAACTCACAACCATTTCAAATGGTCTTTGCACCCTTTGATAAAGAAGGGGGTGTAAAATATCCCTATAAATTAGATAGTAGTAACACGGGTTCTACGGTTTATGGTATTCCCGTACAATCTTCAACCACCGATACTTTAAGAAACGTTATGGGTCCTGCCGGTTTTGTAACCGAGTATATTGATTATGATAGTAGTAATTGTACAGGAACGAGTGTTGAGTGTGAAACTCAACAAATATCATTATCCGCGATGACAGGTGATAATAGTGTGACCGTATTAACAGGTGCTAGTTTTAATGACTGTGAGTATATTACAATAGTTTATGGTGGATTTTGTGGTAATGACCCAAATCATCCTGTAATCACTGGTGAAACAAACAGTTTAACATATAAAATTACAGGTGTAACAGGAAATACACTTTATCTTGATAGAGCGACACCTAATTTTTCAGGATGTACAGGTCCCGCTCAAGTGGTATGTAATTCTTGTGAAAATGAATATCCTGTAAGTGTAACATATAATCCAAACTGTAAACCCGCGGAAATTGACCCAACACAACAATTAAATTCATGGACCATGAATGTCGTTTGGGGTATGAAACCAATCGGTTTTGACGTTAATGGTGTGGACGAAAACATAACAGGTTTTACATCAAACAAACACGTATCAACTAAACAATTTTTAGGTTATACAACATCAAGTGGTCAAACATTTACAACAAGTTCAGGTACCACGGTAACTAACCCCACTTCTTATAAAAATTCATATAATGAAGTGATTGAAGTTACTCCTGAGGAACAAAGATGTATTGCTGTAATCCATTATTCAGAACTCGGAGATTTAAAAAATGACCCTGAAAGATTCTATAAGTACGACGATTATATAAGCACAAATAATACGGAATCTCAAGCATTGTTAGAAGACTCAATTGGTAACACGATAACAGATTTAGAATATTTTGAAGTATATATCCCATTTATTCAATACCATAGAAATACTGGTACAACAATAGGTGCTTTACTTACTATGGACACAACAGATTACTTTGTTAGTTCGAAGAAAAACGCATACCAAAAAATCAAGTACAGATATCTATTAGATGAGATTGGAAATAGAGTTGGTAAAATTTTCGTAAACAATAAAGTAGTTGTCATTGACGACCAAGAGTTGGTTGCTGTTATGGATTATAAATCTAACAGAAAGTACACACTACCTTCACCAAAAATAAACTTATTACCAAGTGATTTACCAGCCGCACAATCTTTTTATTCTGGTTCAACTGAACAGACTATATGGTTAACATACATGTTAAACTACACGGGTGATACCCAAATGAATGGATTACCTTGTAACTACTATACTAAATTCGAAACAACAACAGGTAGTACCTATTATACAACTCCCTGTCAGTTATATGTCAAGTTCGCAAATGGTTATTTCACAGATATGGTAACAGGTAGTACTTGTAATTTTAAAAATGGGTTTATAGCTAATCAGTTCCAATTATTAATTCAAGTTACCAATTATGGTGATTTACCTGAACCAAATCTTTGGAAATTATTGGATATGACTCAATATATACCAAATCATACTGTTGGTAACACAATTAACCCTGCGAACTTAGTTGATTATTCATTTCAAGTTACTTTTGACATGTACGATAATGATACTACAATATTTGATTTAGAATCTTATATTGGTGAGATACCAAATCAACCATCAACAGCACCACAGTTTGGTGATGAACAACCTTTTCCTGGTAGTATTAAATTGGTAAGAGCAACGGATATTGAGAAAATGAATTTCTTGGTGAACTTACCGGCTAGTCAATTTAATGTTACACAAAATCCAACGTATACTACAGGTCAAGATAAGAGAATTACAGAAGTTGCTTTATTGAACGAAAATAAAGAAGTGTTGGCAATAGGTAAGACCGCCAATCCTGTAAAAAGAAGCGGAACACAAGTATTCGCAATAAAAATAGATTTCTAACTCTTTACAATTTAAATGATATCTCATATAATTTTTATATGAGTATAAAATTTAAGAATGCACCCAAAATTTTGGGATTAGACATTTCAACCAAGACCATCGGATGGGCGCTATTTGATGTTAATTCTTCGCGACTTTTAGAATTGACACACTTTTCTCCTAAAATAAAACCTCAACCTGAAGATAAGATTGAGGAACTTCTAAAGAAGGCACAGGCGTTTAAAAAACATTTAGAAGATTATAAAGATGTGGGGATAACACGAGTTGTTATTGAGGAACCACTATTAAATTCAAATAACATTTACACTGTTGGAACATTATTGAGATACAACACAATGATTCTCAAATCGTGTTATGAGATTTTAGGTATTGTACCTACTTTCATTACCACCTACAATGCAAGAAAATATGCATTTCCAAGCTTAGTTGGTAAAAACGATAAGGGTAAGAATGTTTTATTTGGTGGTTTACCTAAAGATATAGACAAGAAACACATTATATGGGAAAACGTAAATACCGTTTGTCCTGAGGTAGAGTGGTTGTATGGTAAAAACGGTCAATTGAAAAAAGAAAACTACGATATGAGTGATGCGGCAACAGCGGTGATTGGATTTGTGAACATGCAAAAATTAGGTATTTCCAATTAAAATTTGTTTTTATGAAAATGATTGTGTATACTTTGAAAAGAATTTGATTCAATAACTAATAATGTCAAGATAGCATTAGTATTTTGACATAAGGTGGGAGGTTTTGGTGTATAACCCCCACCTTTTTTTATGCGGTTTGGTTTTACAATTTTTATTTTGTATATTTTATCTATGCCATCAGTTGCCATTGAATACAAACCTGTTATTGACATCCTTGAAGATATTCTTGGTGACTGTAGAATGCACAACGAATACAAAGGACAGTTGGCGTTTGATTGTCCAGTATGTTCCCACGAAATCAAAGGATTAGACCACGGTGATGGTAAAGGTAACTTGGAAATCAATTACAAAATGTTGGTTTATAAGTGTTGGTCATGTTCTGAATTATACAATACCCATGGCTCGGTTTACAAACTCATAAAAAAATATGGAAACGAAAAACATCTAAAAAGATATGAGTTATTAAAACCTGATGAGGTAGAACTTGTGGTAAAACAATTCAAACAAGTTGAATTACCCAAAGAATTTATTGCACTTAACAATCCAAGTGACGGTGTTAAATTGACTCACCACTATAGACAAGCCATGGCGTATCTAAAAAAGAGAAACGTTACTGACAAAATAATAAGAAAACACAATATAGGGTTTGCATTCTCAGGACCATATGAGAATAGAATAATAATTCCATCTTATAATGAATGGAGACAAATCAATTACTTTGTTGCACGTTCATTTTTGTCAAAAACTAAATTAAAATATAAAAATCCTGACGTACAAAAAGAGACAATTATTTTTAATGAAAGTTTGATAGATTGGTCAAAAAAAATTTATTTAGTCGAGGGTGCGTTTGACTCTATTTTTTTAGATAATGCCGTCCCAATGTTAGGTAAGTACATAAGTGATTTACTCTTTAATAAAATATATGACCTTAGATGTGAAGTGACAATATTGTTAGATGGTGATGCGTGGGACGACGCAGAAAAATTATATCACAAATTAAATTGTGGTAAACTATTGGGTAAGATAAACATCGTGAAACTACCTAAAGACAAAGACATTGCAGATTTACAAGGAAACTTAACCGAATACAAAGAATTTAAATTAGATTAAAATGAATTTAACAGAAATAGCACAGGAAATCAGAGAGTGTGTTGAAATTAGAAAAAAGGAGTTAGAACTTACTTTTTATGAAGATGAACACATTTATTTTATGAGAGATTTAGATGGAAAACATAGAAATAATTTTCCATCCGTATCAAAAGTCATTAAAAAATTTTACATCCCATTTGATGCAGAATCTAAAGCTTACCAAATGACAGATGGTGACGAGGAAGAAACTCGTTTATTGTTAGAAAAATGGAAGAAAGCGGGTGATTACTCTACAAATTTAGGTAGTAGGGTTCATTACATGTTAGAAACTGATTTAGTTGGTAGATATGGTAATTATAAAGATGTGAGACAACCAATTTTTGAATGTGACAATCAACAAATCATGAAGAGTGACAGTATGATATCAGCGGGTAAAGATTTTTTAACCTTGATGGAAGAAAGAGGTGCGGTACTCTTAGATACTGAAATGGTGTTGGGTGACCCTGAACTAGGATATGTTGGTCAACCTGATAAATGCTGGCTGATGATGAACAAACAAAAAGACGGATTTGGAATTGTTGTTACGGATTGGAAAACAAACCAAGAAAAGAATTTTCAAATACAACCCTATACTTCAAAAATGTTACACCCTTTTGAAAACTATTATGATACCGCTCTAAGTCACTATTATGTTCAACTACCATTGTATGGTAAACTATTATTAAAAATGTTGGAAGGTAGTAAGTTTTCAGATATCAAATTATTAGGTTGTGTCATTACACATCTTAAAGATAATGGGACGTTTACGGAATACAAAGTCCCATCGGACATGACCAATTCGATTTTACAAATGGATATAAAAAAATACTTAAAATGATAAGAAAAATTATACACATATCTGATTTACACATCAGGACCTTTCAATTACATGACATGTATAAGAAACAATTCAAGATGGTAATTGACGATGCGATGAGAAGAGTGGAAGATTGTAATTACGATGAGATAAGAGTGGTCATTACTGGTGACATTGCTCATCAAAAAATTAATATCTCAAACGAACAAATGATGCTCACATCTTGGTTCCTAACACAGTTACACGAAAACATCGGACCTGTTATAATAATACCAGGAAACCATGATTTTTTAGAAAATAATGTGAGTAGATTGGATAGTATTACCCCAATTGTTGAAATGTTGAATAATGAAAATGTCAAATATTTCAAAAACAGTGGGGTATATGAGGATGAGAACATTAATTGGGTGGTTTACTCTTTATATCAACACAATCAAAAACCCGATTTTGAAAAAGAGGATAATAAATTTTATGTTGGTTTATTTCATGGACCAATACAAGGTTTGTCCACTGATTTAGGGTTCGAGTTTGAAAATGCCTACTCACCATTAAACTTTGTTGGTTTGGATTTATTACTTTGTGGTGATATCCATAAAAGACAAATGTTTGACTTACCCAACGGAGGTAAAGCTATCATGATTGGTTCTCTGATTCAACAAAATTTTGGTGAGACAGTTAATTATCACGGATACGGTGTTTATGACGTGGTAAACGATGAATACCATACTTATGATATAGAGAATGAACAACCTTTTCTACATTTCTCCATATCTGACATATTAGATATTGACAATGAATCAGAAAAACTACTTAATATTAGATAATGAATTCATAAAGTATTGTGAATTAAACAAAATTGAGAATCCTCAAGAATTTGCGGAACAAGTTTTTAAAAAAGGTTTCAATATTGTAAAGTACGGTGAAGTACCATTTGGATTTTCATCTGGTGAAAAGATAGTAGAGAAGGAAGTAATCAAAGAAATTATTAAAGAGATTCCCGTAGATAGGATAATTGAAAAACCAATTGAAATTATTCGAGAAGTTATTAAAGAGGTACCTGTTGAAGTTATTAAAGAGGTACCGGTGGAGATAAAAGGGGATACTCAGATTGTAGTAAGAGAGGTTATAAAAGAAGTCCCAATTGAAAAGATTATTGAGGTAAAAAATGACGAAGAATTAAACACTTTAAAAGTTGAAAATGAGAAATTAAAGTCTGAATTGGAAAGTCTAACAAAATCATTAGAGGGTCTCGGCAGAAAGGGTAAATTTATGAAGGACAGTAACCTCTCATCTTTATATGGTGAATAATTTTTTTATTGATTTTTTTTTCATATATTTTATAAAATACATTCAAACATGACAAACATTTTTATTTGGATTATGGCAGCATATGGAATGAGCACTATAATCGTTTACGGTTCTATTTTTGACTCTGTAAGAGATTCCATACATAATTGGGCCAAAAATGAATACGCTCCTTTACAAGGAGTTGGAAATTTTATTTCAGGATTGATTAGTTGTATGTTATGTACATCAACATGGGTTGGATTCTTCTTTTCAATCTGTCTCGGGGGAATGACAACTCATTTTGGTATTCATTGGTTACCATCTATTTTCTTTGACGGTATGTTTACCGCGGGAAGTGTATGGGCTATAAATGGAATAGTTGAATTCTTTGAAGAAAGTAGATTCAATAAATAAACCCTGACGGGATGTTCAAAAATTTTAAATGGGTTACATAAAAAGAAGTTTTGATGACACTGAAGTAAGAAATTTTGCTAAAATTTTCATTAAAGAAGTTTTTAACATTTTGTTCGAGTCACATCCTAATTCAAAAGCAATTGATTTAATTTGTGTTGACGATAATTCATTTGGTGTGGAGTTGGAAAGAGGGGGTTGGATTGGTGATTTTTGGGAGAATGAATATTCCTTGATTAGTGGTTATGATTTTAGGACTGTTAATATTCCAATACGGAAGGTAAAGTATTGGTACGATAAAGTAGGTGATACTATAACCCCAAACAAAAATAAGCATTGGTTTATTAGAACAAACAGAGATTTTACTCAAGTTATATTAATAAAACCAACCACAATTAAGAATAAAGACAAAATACTTTTCACAGAATTCAAACCAAACAATAGTGAAGAGATAGAAAAATGGATGTCATTTAAAAAAGAACACGTTCAAACCTATAACTTAAAGAAGAACAAATGGACACTACAAAGAAAGAAGTAACCAATCTTAAAAATCCCTACATTAAAGTTACATGGCAGGATACACATGAGAACTTCACCTCTGAAAAACTCAATAGAGTTAAATCATATTTTCAAAAGAAATACAACACAAAGTACGTTCAAATTATAACTAAAGTTATATCCAATGATGACCAAACAAAATTAGCGTCATTAGACATAACAGAAAATATTTCTGATTTTCAGTACCAAAAAACTTTGATGAAAGATTTCGTTGAGGAGAATGAAATCAATATATCATTAGAAAGACTTAATAATCTTGACAATAAAGTAAATGAAGAATTCATCCGTAAAAACGGTGATAGAATCAAATACACTAAATGGTATATCAAAAAGGTTGAATTTTCAAATTTCCTGTCCTATGGGGGAAACAATGAGATTGATTTTACCATATTACCCGGCATCACAGTTGTAGAATCTACACCCAAAAATTTTGGTGGTAAGTCAACTGCAACAGTTGATTTAATGATGTTTTTATTTTTTAATAAAACCACAAAAACTAAAACCAATTCAGAAATTTTCAATAGGTTCAGTAACAATGACGAAGTAAAAGTTAAGGGATACATAACCATAGACAATGAGGACTACATTATTGAGAGAATAAGCTCACGTAAGAAAACAAAAAGTGGTGATTATACCGTCACAAATAAATTGGATTTTTATAAAAAAAATCAAGATGGTACGATTGAAAATTTAACAGGTGAACAACGTAGAGAAACTGAAGATTTTATAACAAAGGCAATCGGCACAGAGGAAGATTTTCTATCAACAATATTAACAACTGGAAATAATTTAGAAGAACTCATTGAATCAAAACCTACTGCAAGAGGTTTAATACTTACAAAGTTTTTAGGTTTAGAAATTCTTAAAGAAAAAGAAGAAATCTGTAAAACAATTCAAAGTGAATGGAGTAAAAAATTGATTTCCAATAATCATAATATGAATGATTTGGAAACAGAGATTACTTCTTTTCAAGAAGGTATCGATGAAAACAAATCAGAAATATCTAGATTAGAAATTGAAACAACAAAAACTCAGTCAACCTTAAAAAATGCGGAAAATAAAAGAGATGATTTGTTGTCAAAAAGAAACACAGATATTGACCAAGATTTAATTCGTACCAATACAAGTCAAATAAAGGTTGATATTAGTAATTTGGAAAAACAAAAACAAGTTTCAATTACTAACGCCGATTCTGTTAATGTAAAAGAACCTTCACAGTTTTATCTTGAGGAAAATCATTTGTTACTAAAAGATGAAATGAATGGAATAGTTGTGGAAGGTAGAGTAAATGCTGACTCCATTAAACGAAACGAAGAACTAATAAAACAATTAGAGGAAGGACAAATATGTCCGACCTGTAAAAGAGCATTAGCTGAGGTTGACCACACTGATGAAATAAATAAATTAAAAGAATTGGTCGAATCAATTAGGAAAATTCAAACAGATAATCGTAAGAAGTATGATGAATTAACTGAAAAGGAAAAGGTCTTTATTGATTTGAAAAAAGAGTACGATGGGTACGAAAAAAACAAAATTAAAAAGACAAGGTATGAGTTGGAGGTCGAGCAGAAAAAAATAGAAATTGAAAAGTTACAAACAAAACTTGATAACTATGACCGCAACAAACAAAAGTTAGAAGAGAATCAAAGAATAGATGCTGAAATTGTGGGTTTAAAGTCTCAAATTGAAACCCTCAATGCAAATCTAAGAAGTTATGGCACTACTATTGAAAGATTAAAAAATCAGAATCAAACTTTAACTGAAAAAATTGAAACTAATAAGGATTTAATTAGAAAGATAAAAGTTGAAAATGAAACTCAATCTATCTTCAAGGTTTACCTAACCGTTTTCGGTAAGAATGGAATCTCAAAGGTTATTTTAAAAAATATGGTCCCACTAATTAACCAAGAGTTGTACAGACTTTTAGTTGATAGTTGTCACTTTATTTTAGAATTGAACATCAACGAGAGAAACGAGGTTGAATTTATAATGATTGATACTGAAACTAGAGTAGTAAAACCACTCGTTAGTGGTTCGGGTTATGAAAGAACTATTTCATCACTTGCCCTTCGAAGCGTATTAACCAAGATATCGTCATTACCCAAACCAAATATTGTTGTAATGGATGAAGTATTTGGTAAAATTGCGGATGAGAATTTGGAAATGGTGGGAGAGTTCTTCAAAAAAATTAAAGATTATTTTGAACACATATTTGTTATTTCCCATAACCCATTAATTAGAAACTGGTCGGACAATTTGGTTATGGTCAAAAAAGATAACAACATTAGTTCAATTGATTTTATCACACCAAAAATTTCTTAATATCACTTTTTTTTCTTAGATTTAAAAAAAATAATTCACATGAACAGTAAACTATATAAAGACTTCGGACTATTCGCTAAGGACAAAGGGATTAGCGGTTTAAATTTACATCACTACAACAAACAAGTTGAAGACAGTTTAACTCCATACATATTGGAAGAGAGACAAATGAACGTAACCGTGATGGATGTATTCTCACGATTGATGATGGAAAGAATCATATGGGTTGCGGGTGTTGTAAACGATAACATGTCGACAGTGGTTCAAGCTCAACTTATGTTTTTAGACAGTATCGATAATACTGATATCACAATGCACATTGATAGTCCTGGTGGTTCTGTAAAAAGTGGATTATCAATGGTGGATGTAATGGATTATATCAACTCGGATATTCGTACAATCAACACTGGAATGGCAGCATCTATGGGTTCGGTTTTACTTGGTGCGGGTACAAAAGGTAAGAGATGTTCACTAAGATTCAGTAGAACAATGTTACATCAGTCTTCAGGAGGTTTTGAAGGTAATATTCAGGATGCTAAGATTAATATGAAAGAATGGGAAAAATTAAATAAAATTCTATTTGACCTATTGGGTGAATATTGTAACAAACCATCCGAAGTTGTCATGGAGGATGCGTCGAGAGATTTGTGGTTATCATCAGAAGATGCGTTGAGTTATGGCATTATCGATGAGATAATTAGAAAGAAAAAATAATTATTATTAATATTTATATCATATGGACGAAAGACTTTTAAACGCAAAAGAAAATACAAATAAAATTGCAGGTTTTCTTGCAAAGAACTATAAAACCGTTTTAATGGTTGTGTTCGGGTTGTTCGTTCTGTATTGGATGATTTTCATTTTAACACCTCGAGTGGGTATGTCACCTGAAGATAAGGCGAAGATTGATTCTTTGAATGTTGTAATTAATAACATGTATAAAGAACAAGAAATGTTAGACGATAAAATCGACAACATCAATAAAGAAATTGGAGAAGTTGATAATAGTATCGATAAAATTAAAAATCAAAAAACAATAGTAAAGGAAGTATATCATGAAAAAATTAATCGTGTTTCTAATTTTACTGAGCCAGAGCTTGATAGCTTTTTCTCAGACAGATACAAATAATAAAAATCGAACCCCCGAACCAGTAAAATGTTTACCGGTTTCTACATTTAAGTCAATTGCTAAAGACTTATTAAGAGGTGATTCTGCGATTGCTGAATTGAAATTATCAAATGAACAAATCACAAAATTAGAGGAAAAGGTTTCACTGAAAGATAGTGTAATTGTTACCATGCAGAAGAAAGAGGAAAATTATTTAACAATAATTAAATCTCAAGACGAAAAATATCAAATTTTAGAAAATCACACAAAAAATTTAGAATTACAGTTGAAGAAAGAAAAGGTGAAAAATAAGTTCAAAACCATCGTTGGGGGTGGACTTATTGCAATTTTATCCGTATTTTTAATCGTACAGTAATTTATTTGAATGAAGACATATCTTTTATTTTTATTCGCGAATTTCGAAGACCACGAAGACATTGAATTTTTTTGTTTGGAAGTTCTTGGAGTTAGTCCAAAAATTGCCAAGGTTAGGTTTGTTATTGAAGATACGTCTAAAAGTATAATAGTTATATTTGAATCCGAATCAAATAGAAAAGAGCTCTCTGAAGAACTTCACAATATTATTTCTATGGAGGATGTGAAATTTTACTTCCTCTTCGAAAGAGAAAGTATATATAGTGCCAATTTACCTATACAGATGAAGGACTTTATGTTTAAGCCAAGTGAAGAATATAGTTCATTAAGGTTAGAATATAATAAAAAAGAAAACACCGAGAACCCTAACGAAACAATGGACCTTGATAATATTTTAGAGAAAATTGAACAGGAGGGGATAGACAGTTTGACTCCTGACGAAAAAAAATTCTTGGATGGCTTCCAAAATTGATTTTTTTTACATATTTTTACCCATGAACCACAAACCGAACATTCATGGCCAAAACATTACTAATCAACACTGAAGAAATTCAGAACTACATCAAAGACATCCGAAAGATTAAGGTAATTACTCACCAAAGACAGGATGAAGTCTTCGAACTCTTAAAAAATAAAGACCTACCTAAGAAGGAAAGAGTCGATTTGTTAAACGAACTCGTAGTGGGTAATCTACGTTTTGTAATCACCGTCGCTAAATCATATCAAAACAATGGTATGGATTTAATTGATTTAATATCCGAAGGTAATATCGGTCTCATACGAGCCGCCGAAAGATTTGACCCTAACAGTGGTTACAAATTTATTTCATATGCTGTTTGGTGGATTAAACAATCTATTATGGCTTCTCTAAACGAGAATTCAAGGATGATAAGACTGCCGTCAAACATTATTCAGGAAAATCAAAAAAGAAAGAAAAATGAACAGTTAAATGTTGATGACCCTTTCTTTATCAATTATGAAGATAATGGGGCAGAAATAGTACTACCTCATTGTGTAAACTTGAATGATGAAATAAATGAAGAGGGAGACCAATTAATCGATACCATCATTAATGTCAACGCTGATAACCCTGAAGACATTTTAAATACGTCTGAAGAAATTAAAAAAAGAGTTTCTCAAATGCTTTCAATCCTTGACGATAGAGAAAAGGTCATTATTGAAAAGTCTTATGGGTTGAACGGTATTGAAATGAATTTAGAAGACTTGGGTGATGAATTCGGATGCACTAAAGAACGTATTAGACAACTACGTGATAAAGCACTAAAGAAACTTCGTAACGACAGTTATGGATTATTAAACTATTTATAAATAAAAAACATGAAAAATTTTATTCAAAAAAATTTCACAATAATCGTTTTGGTTGTTGCACTTTTAGGATTTTTTAAAAGTTGTGGCGACGGAAGAGAACTCTCTAAAATGAGAAAGGAAATTGAGTCAATTAAAGATTCTACCTACACCAAAGAAGAATTGGATGTTAGGTTAAGAATTGAAGGATTGAAATCAGAAAAAAGAATGATTCAAGCAACTGATAGAAAAATTTTAGATGTAAACCGTCAAACTGAAATTGATAATGAAATAAGCAAGTTGGAAAATAGTGTTAAATGAAAAATTGGATTAATAAAAATTATAAAACATTAATAGTATCTGCGTTTTTAATACCAATTATAACTGTTGCGTTGGTTTCAATATCACACGTAACTAAATGGTACGGAATTTCAAACCCAATTAGTTGGGCTATCTATTTATCAATAGGTATCGAAATTGCCGCATTATCTGCGTTGGCTGCAATATCAGCTGATATGGGTAGAAAAGTATATTTCCCATTTGGTATTGTAACCCTCATTCAATTTATTGGTAATATTTATTTCGCCTATTCATATATTGATATTACGAGTCAAGCATTTATTTCTTGGGTTGAGTTAGTTTCACCACTTTTAGAATATATTGGTGTTGACCCTACAGACATGATTGGTCACAAAAGATTTTTAGCGTTTTTCGCTGGAGGTATGTTACCAATCATTTCACTTTCTTTTCTACATATGTTAGTTAAGTTTACTCAGAGTGAGAAAAATACTGTAGAGGTTGAACAACCAGTGGTAAAAGACGCTCCTGAACCCGTTGGTGAAGAAACACCGGTGGTAGATGCTAAAGACATTGTTGGTGAAGTCTCTCGAGTTAGAATCTCTCAAGAAGATTTAGATATTTTAGAAAAATTACTTAACAAAACCCCCCAACCAAAAGATGTTGAAACTCCTGAGGAAGAAGAGGATAATGACTCATCAGATGTTTTTTTAATTGAGGACCATTTAATTAAAGAAGAACCGGTGGTTGTTAAAGAAACAACTATTACTCCTGAACCAATTGTTGAAGAACAACCTGTAATAGTTGAAGAACCAATTGTCACACCTGAACCAACTATTGCACCTGAACCAATTGTTGAAGAACAACCGATAGTAATTGAAGAAACAACTATTACTCCTGAACCAATTGTTGAAGAACAACCTGTAATAGTTGAAGAACAACCGATAGTAATTGAAGAACCAATTGTTGAAGAACAACCTGTAATAGTTGAAGAACAACCGATAGTAATTGAAGAACCAATTGTTACACCTGAACCGATTGTTGAGGAAATAATTGAAACACCTGAACCGATTGTTGAGGAACCAATACAAGATGAACAACTTCCCATTGAGGAAGAAAAAAAAAATTAGAAGAGTCCCCACAACAGGAGGAATCGTTGGAAAACTTTGGTTTGGACAATGGGGAAATAAATAATACAGAAGACAACGACATTTCTTCTGTTATCAGTAAAAGGTTAACTAGAAATGTTGGAAATACACAACGTAGAAGGTTTAGATGATAAAACTTTAAATGTTGTTCGTCGCAGAACGAAAAAAACCCAAATATTACTGTACGACACTAATAGACGTGCGGACGATTTCATTAATAAATTAAAGTACAGGAAGTGTGGTAAATACGACGAAATACCACACTTTATTGTCACTAAATTAGGTACAATCTACCAACTTTTCGATACCAACTATTATTCAAATACATTTGACGAACCTTATATTGACAAACAATTTATTAAAATTGCGGTTGAAAATTTAGGATGGTTAAGTAAAAATACCGTAACAGGTTTCATGCATAATTGGATTGGAGACCCTTACAGATGTGAACCTTTCGTTAGAAATTGGAGAAACCATTATTTTTGGGATAGGTATAATGATGACCAAGTATTATCAATTTCATCATTGTGTGAACATATATGTGAATCCCACGGTATACCAAAAAATATAGTACCTTCTCAGGGATATCTTGAAAGCGCTATTAAATTTAATGGTGTAGTGTGTAAATCTAATTTCTCAAATATTTATACAGATATAAACCCATCATTTAATTTTAGACTAATTTTTAAAAATGAACAATAGAAAAACATCGGGGTACGACGAGATAAAAGGTATGTTAAAGACGTTAAGGTCTCTTAATGAAACCGTGTACACCAACAAGAATTTGATTAAGGAAGAGGATGAAACTCAACAACCTAATACCAATACACAAAATACCGATAACGAGTTAAACAAAAAACAGTACGATAACGTGGAGGTTGTTAATGATGTGGATGTTAAATTATTGTCTTCTGACCAAGAGGATATAAAACTTAAACCTGAAGAAAAAACCGCCTTATCACAAATAATTGATTCATTTAGACAACAAGTTTCACAAATTGCAAGTTTAGAACCTGGAATTACCATAACCGAGACTGAAATCAGACTTGATGGTGAAATTACAGACTTAGAAATTAATTTTGTTATGATTTCGGGTGAAGGTAGTGGGTTATACATAAATGGCGACATGTTATTATTAGACGACGAAACAATGGACATGTTAGAAAAATTGAGAAAATTTGAACCAACTTTCACATCGGCTATGGAGCCATTAATTAGAGATAGAATGAACGCATAATGGCACTTACAAACACCGATGTTAAAGAAATTGAAAAGATTGCAAGAAAAGAAATGAAAGATTTTCTTGAGACCACTCAAGCACATACCATTGTAATGAAAATAATACAAAAAGAGATAGGTGCTAGGTCAGTTGATGAAAGAATCGTTGACCTATCATCTAAAGTTGTTGTGGAACTTTTCAAAACACTATGGCAACGTAAGTCTTTTTGGGAACAACCCTTAAAAAGTGTTAGATAATGTCATATAATTTCGAGAAAATATTGAGAGGGAAAAAATCTTCCCCAAAAGATACAAATGAAACTTCTGCAGATTCCTCAGGTTCATTTGAGGGAGCTCTGAGCGGTCCATTAGTTAAAAGGAAAATAAAAAAGATTCATAATTTTGAAGAAGAATTAAGTGAAGTTACAGACTCTTCTTCTTCAGGACAATATGACACTTCTTATAGTGCTGGTAGGTCGAACCCATTAAAAATCAATGGTCCCAATAGTATCATGAACAGTCGAGCGGTAAAAGATAAAAATTTCCCAAAATGGGGAGGTCCTGGTGGTGTTTATGTAAAGGTAAAAGAAAGATGTAAAAAATATCCTTACTGTAATCAGGGTGATATCAAAAGTTTAGATTTTTTTGAAGACCAAGAATTGAAAGAATCCGTTTATAATGTATCAAAAAAATTAGGATTACCGTATTCTCAGGTCGAGAAAATTGTAATAAATGAAATAAATAAGATATTTATTAAGTAAATGAAAAAGAATATATCAAATATCATTTCGGAGTCATTATTTGACGAAGTAAAAAGAACCATATTAAAAGAAAATAAAAAATCTCAAGATATGTTTCAAATTACTTGCGAGGGAGAACCCGTTGAAACATTTGAATCCGAAGAAATTGCAATGCAACATTTGGATATTTATAAAAAGAAACATCCTAAAAAGGAGTTCATAATCGAAAAAGTAAAATATAATTCACCAACTGAAATGATTGATAAATTAGACCAGATGGGAGAAGAATTAGAAGAAAATAAAGAAACCACAAAAATGAAAAAAATTAAAGTATCGAGCATGGCAGAAGCCATTTTATCCGCTAAAGAAAAAGGTCTAAAAGAAATTAAATTTAACGGAAAAGTACATAATGTTGAAGAATCATGGAAACAACTTGAAGAAGAGGAAGGTGTTTGTGATGAGTGTGGACAAGGTTATATGGAAGAAGAAACAAATGTGGAGGAATCAAGCGCGTTTGTTTTGGCTGCTGATAAAGCGAGAGATGCTGGTAAAAAAGAATTCGAATTCCCTAAAGGAAGTGGTAAAATGCATAAAGTAACAATCACTAAAGATATTGATACAAATGAAGGTGAAATGGGTACGTGTAGTGAGTGTGGTTCACCCATGAATGAGGAAGGAATGTGTTCAGAGTGTGGTACTGGTATGTATGAATCTAAGAAATCGGTTCTTAGACTTACTGAAAGTGAAATGGTTTCTTTGATTAAAAAAATGGTAATTGATTCAAAAAAAAATCTAAGTGAGGCGGTACCCGGTATTGCGGTAACTAAGAAAGCTCAGAGTGGTTCTAAAAAAGAAAATGACGACGCAATTAAAGATGTTCAGAAAAAACTGAAAAAAGCATCAACATTTGATGGTAATGATAATCCTGAGTTTCCAAAACAAGTTGGTAAAGGTGAAAAAATGGCGGTAAACCCAACTGAGAAACAAGAAGAGTATATTGATGATAATATGAAGGGTGGTACCCTTTTAGATTTAAATTATGATTTTGAACCATCAGAATCATTCAAAAAAAGATTAAAAATGGCATTAGAAGGTGACTCAAAAATGGGTAACTCACAAAATGCTGCTAACGTTATAAAAACAAAAACAGGAGAGAGATTAAGTAAATCGGCTGAAAGAAAAAAAGAAAAAGAGAAAGACGCACCTGAAGCATTCCATGGAGCAAGAGGAGTTCAACCTTTAAAAGTAAAGAGTGTGAATGAATCTAAAACTACAATGACTTCAATTGTGAATGAGGAAATCTCGAGAATGAAAAAAATCATCGGATACAACGAAAGTACTCAGTAATCTTCTTTTTTTTGTTTTCTTTTATCCTTATATTTTAACAGATGAGGATTATGGAAAATAGAGAAGAGTATATTGAGTCAGATATTTCTGAAAAATACAAACATCAAATAGACATTTGGTATAGAACCTACAACATTAATAGGGATAAAATAATATTATTTTATGATTTCCTATCTTCTTTATATGATTTAGTAGACGAAACCTTTTTAGGTTCTGATGTACTTTATGACGAAATAGACCAACGAAACCATTTTAATTGGTGTTGGAATAAAATAATCACCAATTTTGATAAAGAAAAAATATTCTTCAAGGAGAAAGGAACCCACTATGAATATATGTGGAATTTTTTCTATGAGGCGTACTATTTTGTTAAATTGGAAGAAAAAGAAAATAGAATATCTGAATACTTTTACAAGTTATTTGATTTTAGATATCAAAAGTCAAGGTCCGAGTTGGACATTCTCACAGAAATTTATAAATTATTCGAACAAAACTTGAAAAAGTAGTTTATTTTCCGTATACTATATATAAAAACGGAAAAATGGACACACTTAAACAAATCAAAGACTTGGTGGAAAAAATGTCTGTTGATACCACCAAGGTATTCGAAAAGGGTAATAGAAGTGCATCTATTCGAGCTAGAAAATATGCTCAAGAAATAAAAGAGTTAATTCCTCTTTATAGAAAAGAACTATTACAAGAAATAAAAAAACATGATGATTAATTATATCTTTATTTTTTTGATGGTATTGAGTACCATTTACGTACTAAGGTTCTGTGTTGAATTTTTGATAAAATTCTTCTCAGAACAACCCTCAATATTAAAGTTGACCAAAATAGAATCTGTTTTGTTTTATCTTGCGGTTTCTTACATAATAACATTTTTAATAATATAATTTAGTGTTTGACAATATAAGACATTTAAGACCATATTTTTTCTCTTTGAGAGAAATAGACAATAACGTAAGTTTAGACATTAAACTTCCTGTTACTTGGAAAATCGAATCAATAATTTCTCAATACAAATCTATCAAATATAAGATACAAGATAAAAATGAGAAATTTACTTTGGTTTCATTAATCAGTAATGCAACCGCTGATGGTTATGATGTTGTTTTTTCTTGTGCAAAAGAAATAATAACCATGAATAAAGAAATGGAAGAGAAACAAAGACTCTTACAACAAAAGATTAAAGAGTTAGAAGTTTTGTTTCAACACCAGACACTTGATAAGTTAAAAGAAATATCATTTATTGAGGATGCAAGACAAGAGAATACAACAGGGATTAAATTGGTTGAATCGGGAAGTGGAGAGGGACTCCAAGGAGATACAATCCCACAAGAATCAAATGATTGAGGAAATCAAAAAATTGGATAAAACCAAAATGTTTGAGACCCCTAAAAAAGAAAAACTTTCTTTTTTTAAAAGACTTTCTATAATTTTTGGATATGGAAAAAAAAGGTGACTTGATAAATCAATTGGCAATAATATCAGATTTAATTGAAAAAATTAATTTGGATACTAAATCGTGCACATTGGTTATTGAGTTAGAAAACGAAAAGTTTCTACAAACTTTTGATTATATCTCAAAAAAACAAAATAGTCGAATGGTTAAACCCGACAAAACTTTTACAATTAAAATTGGTCAGGTGGATATCATCTTTAATAAGAGTAGTGTCTAAATAATTCTGATTTTTTAAATCCTTTGGATTCAAGTAGTTGATATAACAATTTTCTTTGTGCGGTTGACACGTCTTTTATGAATATGAAATTACCTTTCTTCTTTTTTAGAACGTCCTCTCTTATCAATTCAAACAACCTTTTAGCGTCACGGATGTTCTTATTTCCAAACAACAGTATATTATCATCGTTTTGAACAAATAGTTTATTATTCAATGTGAATATTTGACCTATTTCATTTATAGATGTTATTTGTTCTAACAATTCATGATATCTAATTCTTTCCTTCTTTTGAAAATCGTATATTAGTTCTTCTTTCCAATAAGGAATTATCTCTTTGATTCTGAATTTATCATCTTCGTACTTAGCCTCAATCAATCTCCCCAAACTATCCTTGACAAATGTTTTAGTCGCCCACCTATTGTTAGGAAAAATTAACGCAAGTTCATAAACTACTTCGTTGTTTCTTTTTCTGTTTTGTGTTTTTACAAATCTTGGTTTTTTCTCTGTCTTATATTCATGCCAATACTCGTACACAGTTGTCCTTTTTTGACACCTGTATAGAATTTTAACTCTTTTCTTGTTACAAAAGAGAACTACAAAGTATTTTCCATTTTTCATAGAAAGTTTTTAACAAAGGAGTAGATTCCGTAAACCGCGAAAACACTCCAAATAATAAAAGCACCATACATCACCTTTTCTGTCTTTTGTGCTAATCTTTCCAATGACTCCTTTGTTGGAGGAGCCATTTCTTTCTTCTGTTTACAATTAGAACATCCCATAATACAAAAAATAAGTAATAAATAAGTATTTATCAATATGAAATTGATTGAATTGTTGGAAGACATGGTGGTTGAAAAATGGTCAATGAAATATAAAAAGACCATAGATTGTAGCAATCCAAAAGGTTTTTCTCAAAAAGCCCACTGCGCCGCGAGAAGAAAAAGACAGAAAGGTGGAAAGACCAAATCTCAGCCGGTAAAATAAAAGTGCGCACTGATTTCCATTTTTGAAAAAAGTTTCTTATATTTTTATAGTTAGAGGACTAATAACGCAAAATATAAAATTATAAATGATATCTTACATTGGAGGAAAAGCTAGAATAGGTAAGTGGATTGTTCCGTTCATACCTAATGATATTGAAACCTACGTGGAGGGGTTTTCGGGTATGTTTTGGGTCTTTTTTAATATGGACCTAAAGAAATACCCCAATCTCAAAACAGTCGTTTACAATGACTTTAATCGATTGAACGCAAACCTTTTTAAATGTGCTAAACATTACGATAGGTTATGGGATGAACTCGCGAAATACCCATGTCAACAATTAGGTGTGGAAAACACCCCACCTGAATATGAACAAATGTTCCGTACATACCAAAAAGAAGTATTCAACGAAGAATTAGTCATTGGGGATGAGCCCAATTTTGATGTTGCCGCAAAATACGTTTACGTATTAACTCAAGTTTTCTCAGGTTCCAAACCCGAAACTTCTAGTTATACTGATTACAAGGGTAAGTACAGATGTAAGGTGTTAATCTTTATGGACAAACTCAAACATCCTGAATATAGAGCACATTTAGATAGAATCACGTTTGTCGAAAACATGGATTTCCAAAAAGTTGTTGAAAAGTATGATTCGCCAAAAACATATTTTTACATGGACCCCCCTTATTGGAAAACAGAAAATTATTATTCAAATCATGATTTTGATAGTAATGACCATGAAAGGTTGGCAAACACATTAAAGGGTATACAAGGTAAATTTAGTTTATCTTATTATGAGTTTAAACAACTTCATGATTGGTTCCCCGAAAATGGTGTTGGTATTGGTAAAAATGGACAACTTTTGATGTTTCAACCAACTGGTTACAAATGGGCTAAAGAAACTTTCAAAAAGGCGGCTGCCGCTAAAAAAGACGGAACACAAAACGAAGGTATTGAATTACTGATTATGAATTATTAAAAATGGATTTTTCTCCTGAAAGTTTGATATATTTGCAAACAATTAAAAATTACTTTGAAAGTAATGAGGAAGCGAGAAAATATTTTTTATCAAACTTGAACGAAGATGAGTTTTATAATAGTATTTTAAAAGTCGCTGAAAATAATTTTAGAAAAACAGGTGAACCTCAATTAACACAGGAACAACTTGAATTTCTAAGAGTATCTTTGATGATTTTTAAAAAAGTAGAAGATAGTGAATTTAATGGAATTTACTTTTATGAATCAACGGATTTAAAATTTTATTACAAATAGAATGAGAAAAACACCAGACCAATATTTTATTTATGAAACATCGTATGGTACCGACGTACCAACGAATCAATTGTATCTTCACACCTTTGATGAAATACCATCTGTTTATAAGACGGAGAAGGTGTATACATCAGATGTAATGGATTATTTCATATCAGATGGATATAGACCTATATGTGAATTAAATTCAACCTCTAAAAGAAGAGTACATAAACCAAATACAGAAATTTTTCTTCTTAATGATAATAATAAAACTGCAATATTATTAAAATCAAAATATGAAAAAGAAGAATTATTATTTGAGTTAGAATTTTATTACACATTATCTCATGGTATATTTGATACAAATTTTGATTTGAAAAAAATATCAGGATTTGAGTTTGAATTAAAAAAGAGTGGTATTAGTTTAGTAAAATCTGAACATGGTCATATGGACACCGAGGAATATGAATTAAATGTACCTGATGTTGACATAAAATTAAATTACGGTGATAAGTTTGTAAAACTACACGATACTATTGTCACTCGACTGAACAAGAAAAATGATAAAGGTATTGTGTTATTTCATGGAGACCCCGGCACGGGCAAAACTTCGTATATAAAGTACCTTACAAGATTGATTGTCGATAAAGAGATACTATTTATTCCACCATCTATGGCCGAATCTCTTTCAGAACCCTCAATTATTCCATTCTTGATGGAACATAAAAACTCTATTCTGATTATTGAAGATGCCGAGAAAGTAATTTCAGATAGAGAATTAAACGGTTCTTCTGTTGGTGTTTCTAATATATTAAACATAACAGATGGTATTCTTGGGGATTGTTTGAATATTCAAATCGTTGCTACCTTCAATATGAAAAAAGAAAAAATTGACCAAGCCCTACTGAGAAAGGGTAGATTAATTTGTGAACATAAATTTGAACCTCTAAGTGTTGAAGAATCTAACAAATTATTAAAACACTTAGGTAAGAAAAAAACAGTTGATAAACCAACTACACTTGCGGATATTTATAATATCGATGAAGACGTGGTTCGAGTTGAAAATAAAAAACAAATAGGATTTTAAAATTAAAGAAAAATGGAATTAGTAACAGTTGAAAAACTAAATGAAATGAAACAAAACGGTGAGAAAGTTCTTGCCGACTTTTACGCTGAATGGTGTGGACCATGTAAAATGTTATTACCAAAATTAGATTTACTACAACACGAATACCCTGATGTTAAATTCGTCAAGGTTAATGTTGATTCTGAAATGTCAGGTTCTCAAGAATATGGGGTACGTTCAGTACCAACGGTAATGATATTTAATGGTAATAACGAAGTATCAAGAACATCAGGTGTTAGACCCGATTCTTTTTACAAAGAAATATTAAACACTTTATAATATGGCGAATGAATTACTTCTATTTACACTTGAGGGTTGTGGAGGTTGTAAAAGATTAAAAGAGAGACTCCAAAAAGAATCATTACCTTACCGAGAAGTTGAAGTTGGTAAGAATAAAGAGATTTGGAATAAAGTAATTGAACAAACGGGTAATGAATATTTACCCGCCTTTTACATTAAAAAAGACGACACTGGTAAAGGACCCTTTTTTTGTCCCGAAAAAGATTTTAATGGGGACGACGAGGCGTTAGCAATTATATTAAAATACATTGAAAAAAAAGAAGGGGGTCAATAACCCCCTTTTTTATTTAACTAAACTATTAATCCATTTATAGGTTTTTTCCATTCCATAGAACAGAGGTTCACTAACAACCCAACCTATTTTTTCGTGGTATAATTTATTGTCTGAATTTCTTCCCCTCACACCAACAGGACATTTATATCCATACTTCTGTTTAAATTCTTCCCCACCAATATTTCTGATATAAATTTCTTTACCTGAAATATCTATAGCCATTTGAGCCAAATCATTAATTGTTACTTTCTCTTCAGAACCAATGTTTACAGGACCCAAAAAAGAGTCTTGTCTCATTAGTCTTAAAACCGCTTCAACACATTCATCCACATATAAGAATGAACGAGTCTGTTGACCATCACCCCAAACTTCAATTTCTCCACCGTCTAACATTTCGGCAACTTTTCTACACATAGCTGCTGGTGCTTTTTCTTTACCACCTTTCCACGTACCATATGGACCAAATATGTTATGAAATCTAGCAATTCGAACATCCAAACCGTGATTTCTGTGAAAAGCCAAGTACAACCTTTCCGAAAAAAGTTTTTCCCAACCATATTCTGAATCAGGATTCGCGGGATATGCTGATGATTCTTCACAATTTGGGTTGTTAGGGTCTAATTGATTGTGTTCAGGATACATACATGCCGATGATGAATAAAAAATCTTCTTAACTTTTGTCTTCACTGATTCATTTACAACATTTAAATTTATCATTGCAGAATTGTGCATAACATTCGCGTCATTTTCACCAGTGAAGATGTAACCAGCACCACCCATATCGGCAGCTAATTGATAAACCTCATCAAATGGGACCTCAGTTGAATATGGTTGTTTGTAATAATTAAACGGTAATATCGTACCATTTAATTCTTCTAATCTCATTACTGATGATACGTTTTTTGGGTCCGTAAGGTCATATATTAAGAATTCGTCACAAAAGTCTTTCTCATCAAAATATTCGTGTCTTTTTATATCAACTACTCTTACGTAGTTTCCTTCATTTTTTAATCTTTTTGCTAGGTGACCACCAATAAATCCGCCACCACCCAATACTAATACTCGTTTCATTTTATTTTTTTAAAAAATCCCTCACCAAAATTATTACCCCACCAAAATTGTTCAACACAGGTAAACCCATGATGTGTCATCCAATTGTTTATTTCATCAAAGTGTGGACAACCTTTATATAATTCGGCTCTGTTTATTTCTACAATAACGTAGTCAATGTTGATTAATGTATTCACGGAACCTTTGAGAACCTCTAATTCAAAACCTTGAACATCGATATTCATCATGTTGTATTTTGAAAAATCGTAATTTAAATCATCCAATCTATCCATTTCAACTTCTTCTACAGAATCAAAAACGATATGAGGAAATTGAACAGAATGTAATTTCGGTTCTAATATTGAGGATGACATACCTTTATTAAAGGATTCTACAAACATAGAAACTTTTCTCTTTTCATTACCTAACGCCAGTTTAACTAAAATTGCGTCATCATCTATTTTTTCTTTTAAGGTCTCAAAATTAGACGATAGAGGTTCAAAGTATATTCTGTTTGAAATACCCAATTCCTTATAAACTTCATCTTCTTGACCAAAATGTGCACCAACGTGAATCACACCATGGATATTAACATTATGATTAATCATAAATGTCTTTAGCTCTATATTATTCATTCTCTATCCTCTTTATATTTGTCTTTATTATACAATAAATCCCTGTGTTTTTCAAGTATTTTTGCTGCGTTTACGTAAACTAAATTATTATGTAATGATTGATTTTTTTGTCTAGTGGTCCCCCATCCAGGTTCGGAAATATAATCTATCGTATATAAACCTGACACTTTTCCGAGTTCTTTGAATGCTCTCATGGACATATCCATATCATCATAATTTTGGGGTGAAAAATATTCGTCTAAAAAATTTAATTTGACCACGTCATTATAGTTGTACATTAGTGGACCTCTGTTACCATATTCTCTAGCATAAAAAATATCTCTTGATGAGTTATCTTTATGTGCAATATCGATGTAATTTATTTGTTTTGTTTGTTCATTATAGATGTTATTGTGAGCAACAAAAGATGTTACAGCGAACACATCACTATATTTTATGAACGGTTCCAACATCCTCTTATCAAAATCTTTTTCTGTGACAACCATATCATCTTGGATTAAGACCACATAATCATTTATAACAGACTTTAGACCAATATTATTTGCTTTGGTTTCAAAAACATTGTCGGCATACAGGTAATCAATTTTTTTATTACTAACTCTCTTTAAATTGTCACGAACAATACCTTCACTATTATCTGTACAACCATCAAAAACTATTACAATCTGGTCATTCAGTTCTGATAAATTATTTACCAAGTTACTCACCACTTGGTTCATTAAGAATTCCTTGTTGTGAATTGTCAATACTACTGATGTTTTCATTTTAAAAGATATTTTGATAATTCTATACAATCACCTTTTCTATCAAACAGGTGGTCAACATAATTATACGTTTCAATCACGTTATAATTTTCTTTGTGAAAAATCCAATTATTTGCCGTTTGCTCACAACAATGATAAATCTTCGAGTCTGTATCAGTCACATCTGAAATGTCTACCGATATCATATCTTCCATAATTTTTTTTGCTTGGTGAATATTGTAATCCGCGGGCAACCCAAAAATACCTAAATTATAAATTTTAAAATCTAAATCATTTGTAACCTGTTTACATATTTTTATTTCACCCCATCTCGGGTCACCATTCCTAACGATTCTTTCATACTTCCAAACCATAATAGAATTATCATCAATTTGTGGTAATTCCGAATGAAAAAATAAATCATTATCGATTTTTACAGTGTACTCAGTTTCTGATTTTGCATAATTAATAAAATCATTTAAAACTGTAAAACTATAATTAAGACTTTCATTGTATTTGGTAAGTTGTTCCGTGTAATCAATATAAATAATTCTGTCTTGGTCAATGTTATACTTGTTCATTTTTTCTTTCATACCCTCAACATCATCAGTATAAAGATGTAAAATACTTTTTCTATTCTTATCAATAAATGAAGCATAAGATGCTGATGAATAATCAGATATAAACTCTTTATTTTTGTAGACATCAAACGCCCATTTCCGACCGATTTGGGACATTTTATTTAAGTCATAATTATAATTTAATGCAATAAATTTCATGGTATATATACGTTGTATTTTATTCTATAATCGAGACAATAATCAAATTTTAAATTATGTTTCACAACCAAGTTAGTTAATATACTTTGGTCATTTCTATGGAATTGCCAATTTGGAAAATTCTCACCAATTTGATTTGGTTCATTGTCAACTATCTGTTTAATACTACAATACTTAAAATAATCGTGAACAAATTCCATCATTTGTTTGGTTTTTTTAATGATGATAAATCCTGCTTCCATCTGTGGTGTTTCATGAAACTTTTCTTCATCACAATCCATCAAGATAAAACAGTCTCTTTTTGTACATATTTTTTGAGGCCAACGATTTCCATTCCAATTTGTAAAATAATAATCATTATCTTTCAAATAATTTGCAATCGTATTATAATCAACATCAACTAAATCACCGGCATCGGTATAAATTAATGCATCCCCATCTTCTAATTCATTCAAAATATCTAAAATAATTTTTGGTTTCCACAACCAAAATCCATCACCCGTTTCACAATCTAATATTTCTTTATGGTTTTCATAAAAAATACCTTTCTTAACATCTTCAGATTTAAATCCTCGGATATCATTGAAACCACGTGAATTATAATATCCGATTAATTTTTGAACGGTGTTACTAAATTTATTGTTGGTGTAAAAAGATAGAACAATTTTCATTATTAATGTATCCCCCGAACATTTACGTTTATTTCATATTCATTTATTAATGGAGAGAGTTCATTAGGGTATTCAGATAAATTCCATTTACCTCTAACTAAAGCCGTTGCTATATATGGATAAACAGAACTATCAAAATGATTCAACCCCCTTTTGTTTTCACCATCGTAATGATATAAACCTTTGATGTTGTTTTCTATCATAAAATTTCTATATGTTTCATTCTCTAACCACATATTATTTTTGGTACCTTTCATGATTTTAATGTAATCATCTTTTTTCCAAATAGTTGGTTGCATAGAAAATATATCTTTATTGTCGGATTCTATTTCATATAAGGTCTCATAAATTTTTTTATCTTTAACAGACCCCGATTTTAACAATCTAATGAACGAATATTCTTGGTTATCATGTAAAAAATCGAGGTAATTAAAAATTTTATCATGACTGACATTGTTATAAAGAATAAAGTCTTCTTGTAAGTATATAAAATAGTCATATGGTATTGAAGATAAACACTTTAACCATGATTCATAATAAGGTTCTTGATTTTCATATAAAAAACAAATTTGCTCGGGTATCATTACATCTGTAATAAAATACATCGGTAAGTTTGTGTACTTTTTTTGTTCTAACAAGAACATATCCAAAATATCTGAACATTTTGAATTTGTATAAGTAACGTAACAAATTTTATTATCCATAAGGTGTTAAATTTTTGTTGATATAAACCACATCCATTTCTGTGTTTGAAGATTCTGGCGACTCGTCTATTGGTATAAACCTATTTAGTTTTTCATCTAGTTCAGATTTACTTGTAGAACCACGATATAATTCCTGTAACCCTACTTCGGTGGTTATTATTTTTACATCATTTAAATATTCTTTTAGAGAGTCTAATACGATATTTTCTGCACCTTGAACATCCATCCAAATCAAATCAACACTTTTAATATCATTTTCTTTTAACCAATCACTAAGAACAATACAGTCAACCTCAGTTTCCTTTTGGGCCCACTGAGATGAACGCCAGTGGTTTGTTGTCTGTAATAAAGAACTGGCACCCACATTTCCATTATAAACTTCGTAAAATTTAGTTTTACCGTTGTAATTGTTTATTGCGTATTGGTAAACTTTTATGTTATTAATTTTCTCAACGTTCTTAACTGTAAATTCGTAGTTTTCTTTTACTGGTTCAAACGCATATATTTTAGCATGTGGAAACCATCTATTTAACTCTAAACTTTGGCAACCATCTCTTGACCCAATATCTAATATTGTGTTGACATCATTAAAGTCAATTTTATCTTTTATAACATTAATCATTTTTGTTGTCCATAATGGACATCTACCATTCAAATCGGTAAAGGCACCCCTATTTAATTCATCTTGAGTAAATGCGTCGTCAATAAATTTTGAATTATCTATCATTTTTATAATTTTTAAATCACCACCATACTATAACATGGTGCGTCTTTATATGTGGACAAATTAATATTTCGTTTTAACCAAAAAATTTCATTATCATTACTTAATTCGCCACCCATAAAGTTTATATTTTTATAGTTAAGTGATATTATATTTTCCGTGATTATTTTTTCCGAATACTCATCGTGTATGGTAGATACATTCCAAATATCAAACACCGTATCTATTTCACCCTCCACAAAATAATCAACAAAATATTTTCCTTCATTATGCCAAGTCAAAAAATTTACACACTCTTTTTTAAATGTGGAAACTAATCTATTTGCATTAGATGGTAGTAAATCACTTCTCCATTTAAGGACTCTGTTGTAACCTATTTCTTTGGCTTTCATTATTCCATTCAAAGTTGATATTTTTTGTAGTGCTATATTTTGTACACCCCTATCGTGTGGAATACTGTTGAATAAGACAACATCATTAGTATCGTATTTTGATTCTTCACCTTGCCATGTTGACCAAATCAAATCATAACCAGTCCAAGCGTTTTTTAATTCTTTAACGTAGTCTGAAGGTCCTTGTACTATGACACAAAAATCATTATTCATACTGAATTAAAATTTTGATATGTGATTATGATATTGTGACCCTTCATACATGTATGGTCTAGTTATTTTATTATGTATGAATACATCTAATGCGGAACCAAAATCAATATAAGTGTTATTACTATTATTTGTAAACATATGTTTTATGATAACAGCAGATGTTGGTCCACAACATACGATAAATAAAGTATCTTTATATTTTGAAGAAACATTGTATATTTTTTCTAAAAACGAATCTCTATGTTCTTCCCAATAGTTTACACAATCATTAGGGAACGGTACAAATTCTGATACACTAAATGGTATGTTTTTTAAATCACAATTTTCATTACAAATTAAAACAACATCTCGATTTATATTTCTTATTCTTGATATATTTTCTTTGTAATTTGCGTTAATCCATAGGTTAGCAAATGTAATGTTTGATTTATTTTGTATTCTATCATATAAAAAATTATAGTCTCTAATACTATCAGTTTTGGAGGATATTGCAAAATAAAAATTTGGGTCGTTCAACCCTATACATTCATTTAAATCCACACCTAATTTGGTTTGTCCCCCACTCGAAAACCATTTATCGTTTTGATACGCTTGTGTATTCTTTTCTATCGGTGAATTATTCATTAACATCACTTCACCATCGGCATATCTAACAAAAGAAAAGTTAGTTCGACTATCTATCTTTTCCCAAAACGAATTAAAATCTTCAATATACTTTTCAATCATTTAATATTGTCTTAAATCCTTTATTTACATACCCACGGTAAACTTCACCCATTAAATTCATATTTGAATGATTTACGGAAATTGCGTTGGAATCAGTTCCATGTTCCCATGCATATTCTGGTATACTACCCCACATTTCTCTATTTTCTTTAGGATGGGGAGGAACGTAAGTTCCGATATTTGCGTATTTCTGTAATGTATATGAAAAGTGCATATCCTCACCAACTAATTTACTCTGATTGATTTCAGGTAATTCTCTCCAAAATATCGATAACCATTCTCTTTTAAAGAACCACGAGTGACCAACAATGTCGACCTTTTCAATTTCTTCGTTAGGTTGGTCCCAACCGACTCTTGTTGCTGGCCAATAAGAGTTTTTTGTGTGAAATTTTACACCGATAGTTCCTAATAAACCTTCTTGAATTTTCATGGTGTTTAGACAGTTTTCTAACCATAGTTTACCCGGTATTGTGTCATCATCAAAAACACAAATATATTCTGTGTTGGCATTTAAAGCAAATGCAAATCTTGCCCACACACCTAAATTACTATTACAAGATGCGTGAATTAAATCTTTGGTTAGTCCCTCATCAAATTGAGAACCAGAATTTTGCCAAAATAAAATTGATTCGGGTTGGACACTTTGATTTCTAATTGATTCCAATTGTTTTTGGAGAACATGTGGTCTTTTATACCCATTTAATATTACCGTTATACTCATACAATTTTTCTAAATATTTCAATGATTCTTTCACAAGAATTACCATCACCAAAAGGACAATCATATTCTGTTTGGAAATCGTTAATAATATCGTAAAAAATACCTTCTAAGTCAATGGGTTTTTTACATATAAAAGACGTTTTACCCAAGGACTCAGGTCTCTCAGTTTTTTCTCTACATACAATAACTTTCTTATTTAGGAACGACGCCTCTTCTTGAACACCCCCACTATCTGAAATTAGTAATTTACAGGATTTGAATTCCTCAATAAATTTATCATGGGTTAATGGTTCAATAACATCAACATGTGTCAATATATGTTTGTGTTTTATGACGTTTGGGTTTGGGTGTATTGGAAGAATGAATTTTAATTCAGGATTATTCTTTGCTAATCGATTGATAACATCAAACCACTCCGACATCATCTCATGATTCTCTCTTCTATGTAAAGTGATTAAGACTTTATTTTCGTATGTAATATTTTCTTTATTAAGATTATCTAATACGGTATTGCCAACTACAAAATTTTTACCCTGAACTTTTTCATTTTCTAAGTTCATCTTGTTACTTTCTGTTGGGCAAAGATTATAGTTTGAAATTCTACTAATTAACTGCCGATACATTTCTTCGGGGTAAGGGTGATTGTAGTCATATGTCCGTAATCCCGCTTCTAAATGAATCACTTCTTTTTTATGGTGTAATCCTATTAGGGATAATGAAAGAGCGGTTGCGGTGTCCCCTTGGATAAGTATATGTGTAACCCCTTCCAAAAATTCTTTTTTAAAATTTAAAAATACGGATGACATAATACTATCCAATCTATTTTCACACGTATCATCAATGGATAATTTATAATCAAAATCACCCAATACAATATCTTTGTGTTGGGTAACATATAAAATTTTATGGGGAATACTTTCCCCACACATTTCTATTAATTTTTTTATTTTAATATACTCAGGTCTTGTGCCGTAACAAAATAATATCATATATAAGTTGAAATGATTTCTAAATTTTTTAAAGTGTTAGTTTCTAAGAAATCAATTAATTCATCACCTGATAACCTATTAAACCATTCTTCTAAACTTGCACCATAATTTTGTGTCGTTATTACTTCCAAACCTAAACATTTTGCCTCAACAACCAGTCTACAAAAAGTTTCTCTTGCTATCGGGAAAAACACAATACCTTTACATTTGGCCATATTACTTAAAAATTCAACTCTGTCTTTAGATTCTTTAAGAATATGGACCGGTAATTTATTTTCAGAACAATACTTCAGACTACCTTGGGTGTTCTTTATCCAATTATTTGTATAGTAAACAGAATATTTGTCGTTTTTAACATTGTTGGATTTATTTAAATTCCTCAATAATTCTAAGTCCTCATTTGACCATATCGAACTATTCAGATTTATAAAATTAGCAACAACATCGTTTTTAAGATAAACGTTCATGTGGTCGGTTGTTTGAACAAATACCGCTTTTGCATTCCGGTAAAGAGAATAGTTGGTTCTTTCCTCAATCGGAATTATGTTGTCGGTATATCTCCATGGGTGTCTACTTGCACATATTTTATAATCGTTTTCAATAATGACGTAGTTCAAATTTTGTATTTGATTAACCAAGTTTGGGTTCATCAAAGAAATATTTGATATAATATACAGGGCGTTGTAATCAAATGACTTGACTTGGTTTGAATATTCAAACTCAAGATTAAATCTATCAATTAAAACTTGATTCACCCATTCAGAACCACCGTGAGGTACTTCTTTAATGGTAAAATCCGATATAAGTATTTTCCTCATATAACTTGATAATTTTCTTTTAACATGCTGTCCATGTAATTGAATGGTAAATTAAAATAATGTTCACCGAATTTATGTTGTTTATTGAACGATGACAATCTCTTTGCTCTTGAAATGTAAATGTTCTTCACGTAGTCTTTACCCAAGAATTTATAGTGAAGAAGTTTTATTTCCCGCTCATCCGAAAATTTACCATCAACAGAATTAAAACTGTGACCACCAATGCCGTATTTTATATCTAAATCAGGATGAAAAATTATATTTTTACACATTGGTTCATACGTTTGTGAACCTGTTTTAATTTTTGTTGTAATGAATTCACCGTCGTATATTGGAAATTCAGTACTAACCATGTCGTGACCGTCTATTCTTGGGACGGTTATACCCATTTCTTTGTACTCTTGAAGTTTATCCATAAGATTTTCATGGTATATAAACTCATCACAGTCACAAACTATAACCCAATCAACACCCTGACCTCTACTTCTTTTTTTATACTCTTCGGATTTAATGTTTACGTAATTAATTTCATTTATTTCATTACCACTATCCCATTTAATAACCTCAACTTTTGGGTACCTCTTATAAATCTCATCAGAGGAGTCCGTTGACATATTATCGTATATGAATATTTTTTCACAGATTGTACTATAGTAATCCAATGTGAATGGTAATATTTTTTCTTCATTCCATGACAGTATATGTGCGTGTATCTTCATTTTAAAATATGTTTTTCCAAAGTGTTAATATCTCTTCGTTACTTAATTTAGAAACTTCATTCATAGTCTCTTCATTACCATAAAACTCTGTACCGGTTAAATAACATTCATCTTTAACCAAACAAGCAACCTCACCCTTTGATGAGTGATATACCTTACCAATCATATCGTACATTTCTTGTTTATTGGTGGTGTGACCGTAATGAATTACTCTTGGATTCATTAAAGGTTTTACCAATTTGTCAAAATAGTTTTGGTCACCGATGTGACCGAACAAATAGATTTTTTCACACCTGTCTTTTAATGCTCTTTGTATTGACACATGGGTCTGTTTTCTGTCTTCAATTGTACCAATAATTCCTGCAATATTTCTTACCAGCTCTTTATTTGAAATAATTAAATTTTCTTTGATGTTTGGTATTATTACATAATCACCCCTGTAATCCGAGTGATATTTTCGATGCTCTTCATGTAAAAACACGCACAGGTCCCAATACTGTTTAATTTTACCAACAGGGAACCACCATTTTTCATGACAAGACAAAATAACTTTTTTAACAGGTGGTCTTTCCTGTAGTTGTAAAAAATGGGTAATTACAATATCATCAGATTCATACTTTAAATCTTTTTCAATGTTCCCTGATTTACATTTGTCTAAATGGTAATTCTGATTACCGTAAAATGTGCAATCAATACCATTTTCATTTAAGAAATTTGTTAAGTTTATAAAAAAAGTGGTAGAACCACCTTTTTCTGTAAATCCCGATACAATTTTTATCATCTTAATTGTTTGATATTTTTTCTAATTTCAGGTGAGTTTATGTACTGACCTAAGACTTGTTTTAATTCAACATCAACCTTTTCAAATTTTGATGCCATATCAATCATTACCACACTGTTTGTGTCAATGAATGTTTTACGTTTTTTAAGTAAAGTTTTCAACGCAAAATCTAAGTTATAAATTGATGTTTCTAAATTAATATCAAACCAATCAATCATTTTTAAATTTGTAGATGTAGTGGCAAAAAAGTCACTAATACTACCAAAATTGTTTGGAAAGTGTCCGTGTAAAATATTGAAAAAAGATGATTTGTTTTTAAAAATTAAATTGAACTGTTCGTTGTTTTGAACTATATCCAATCCATTTGAAAAAATTGTTCGGTCGTTTTCTAATACTGTAGGAAAGACGCACCCAAAAGTATTTTTTTCACTCTTAAATATTGAATACATACTTGAGAAAACGTCGTTCAATACGGTAACAGTATCATTACTGAAAAATAACAAATCTGTTTTTGATTCCATAAACGATTCATCCCATTTCAGTACTGATAAGTTTTTATTTAATGTATCAAAAAAACCCTCGTAAATTTTAATATTTTCAGATTCAAATTCTCTAATATTGTCTATATTGGTATCCGTCGAGATGAGTGAAATCTGTAAACTATCAAACACTGGTAATTTTTTTATGTTTTCAAAAAACTGAATTAAATTTTCATTATCGTTTGATGTTTGAACTATTAAATTAAATTTATCTTTAAACTGTTTTGGTTTGGTTATGTCATAATCAATTTTTGGTGTTATATTAATTGGTAGGTTCTCTTTAAATTTTTCAATGTAAAATTCCCTATTCTTTTCCCAAGAATCATTGGTCATTCCGATTGATTTGTGAGTGATTCTTATGTTGTATATAACACCGATGTTTACCTCACTTAAGTGATTGCTAGTACAGAATACCATATCATAAAAATGAAAACCCGGTACTGACTCATCAAAAGTGTGTTTTATTCTGTTTTTGTGGATTCCAATGAATAAACCATCCACTAAACAAACTTCGTGAATTGAATTTGGGATTCCATTTGCATATCTCGATTCCCATTTTTTACCCTCATTTTCATGATTAACAATACCAACCATTTTGGTATTATCTGTCCACCACCTACCACTCTCATGAATATTGGTTGTACCGGCAACACCGAGAATCCCGTAGTCAGATTCTTCAAAATGTTTGACTAATTTTCTACCCCACGAAGTCGTATTAAAGTAAATGTCATCATGACAAAGTACGACAATATCATGAATCGACTCTTGAATAATTTCATTGTAAGTTTGTGAAAGACTTTTTTCACCATTGTTTACTTTTTCAATAACTTGAACTTTGGGGTGTCCACAAGTTTTTTTTAAATATTCTTGAAATTTTGGGTTGGACTCTCTTGTACTGTAACCTATTGTAATCATTTTTTTGTTTTAAAATATTGATGATAATATAAGAAATAAAATTCACAACTTAAAATTTGGAACCGTTTGGTGCAAGACCGTTGTGATTATCAATTTGTTTTCTAAAATCTTCTCTAGTGTTATATAGGTCAAGAGCTCGGTTTACTAATTTTTGTAGATTGATTGAACCATCTACACTTTTTATCTTAAATCTTTTATAAACATCATCTATGATGTTAACGCTGGTTAGTTTTGTTTGTTGTTTAGGCATAATATAAGTATATAAATTTATATATATTATAAAAGACAAAAAATATCGGACAATTTATTAGACTGTCCGATACAATTTATTGTCCTTCTGTGTTTTCTTCGTTAGTTTGATTGTTAATCTCCTCAACCTTTTTTATGATTTGGTCAAGTTGTTGTTCCATAATTGTAATCTCCTGTGGAGGTGTTGAACCACCTTCGGTTAGTTGAATGTTTACCGTTTGATTACTAACAGGTTGGTTTCTTTTTTTACATCCGCATCCCATGATTTTAAGTTTTTTTATAAATATTTTGGTTTATTGTTTTTTATTCGTTATCTTTTGTAATAATAATAAATAGAAAACAATTTGTCAATGGAAATGAATAAAATTTATCAGGGTGACTGCTTAGAACTGTTTAAGGAGTTAAATGACGGTACTGTAGACCTCTTTGTTACGAGTCCACCGTACAATGTCGGTATTAGTTATGATGTGCACAAAGACGATGCTCCGATGGATGAGTATTTTGAGTGGTGTAAGAAATGGTTATCCGAAGTTTACCGTACATTAAAAGATGATGGTAGAATTGCCTTGAATATACCATATGAAATAAACGTTAGAGAAAGAGGTGGGAGAATTTTCTTAGTATCTGAATATTGGCAGATGATGAAAGAGATTGGTTTTGGATTCTTTGGTGTTGTGGACTTAGAGGAGGATTCTCCACACCGTTCTAAAACAACCGCTTGGGGTTCTTGGATGTCACCATCATCACCATACATATACAATCCAAAAGAATGTGTAATTCTTGCATATAAGAAAGATTACAAAAAGAAAGAAAAAGGTATATCTCAATGGTCTTATAATCAGATTGAGGTCGAAAACGAGGAAGGTAATTTTAAAAACAAAAGGGTTTATTCAGATAAAGACAAAAACGAATTCATGGAATTAGTCTTTGGTCAATGGAAATACTTCAACGACACAAAATCTTTAACTAAAGCCACATTCTCCATGGACATCCCAATGAAAGCAATAAAAATACTTTCCTATCAAAATGACCTGATTGTTGATTGTTTTTCAGGAAGTGGAACCACCGCTTTGTCAGCTAAGAAGCTGAATAGAAATTATATTGGTTTTGAGTTATCAGAATCTTACACAAAGATATCTCAACAGAGATTGATTGATTATGATAACCAAAAGAAACAACTGGTAATGTTTGAAGAATAAAATTAACGGACAGGATTCATAGGTGTTCCCAAATACATATTAACTCGGTCACCTTCTTTAAATTTATCAGTAACACCGGCGGGAAACTCAATAACATGGTCACCTATGCCGGTGTATCTTTTTGGGTTCAATTCATTTTGACCAGCGGGTTCACAATTTCTATGTATTTTACTGATTCTATTTTTCAATACAAAAACAATATCCAAAGGTATTAAACAGTTTTTCATCCAAAAAGAATGGTGACCAACACCACCCATATTAAAAACCATACAACCATTTAAATTATCTCTACCCATCATACCTTGACTAATTTCTTCAGGTTCGGATAGGTATTCCGCAGGGAACTTTGTATTATTAATAATCACTGACATATTTTTATAAATATTTGACTTTATCATATTTGTTTACTATATTTTAATATCATGAAAGGACTATTCAACGACCAATTAAATTTTGACAATAATGATGAATTGGAAATGGTTTTAGATAATTTAAACCCACAGATGGCAATTCAAATTATTGAAATGGGTTTACAACATGGTCATTATTCCGGTGTTTTTAACATGAGGGAAACACACACGTTATATAAAACAATTCAATACTTAAAAACATATGAATATAAGGACAATAATTTACGTACTGATGATTCTGACGGGAATCATAATTGAAAAATACGGAATGAACACCAGTAATCCCGAGATTGAAAAATATTTTGGATTTGGTATAATTTCTCTTGGTTCATTCAATATAGTTTTAGATTATTTAAAAAAGAAAAAAAATGTCAAATAAAGAAAAGAAATACATCACGGATTTTTTTGTAATAAGAAAGAAATACCATTGGTTTCTTTTACCAACTCCCATATTTTACTACCGTAAAGACACGTTTTTTGAAACCGGTGCAACCTCACCAAGCTGGGGTTTGGCTTTGAGATTCTTAATTTTTATGGTCGGTATTCAGATACAGAAAAACATATATTATAAAAAATGAAAACAAAAGTAGAATACGTATGGCTTGATGGGTATTCCCCTGAGCCAAATCTCAGAAGTAAAATAAAAATTGTGGACCTACCGGCACCATTTGAATTGAAACACATCCCCAATTGGGGGTTTGACGGAAGCTCAACTAAACAAGCGGAAGGTAACTTTTCAGATTGTTATCTTAAGCCAGTAAAATTATATCATACAAATAGTTCACTTGATACAGTATATGTATTATGTGAGGTTTTAGATGGTAATAATGAAATTCATCCATCAAATCATAGAGCAAAAGTAGGTGAGGAAGATGTAAATTTTTGGGTTGGATTTGAACAGGAATATTTTATTCGTTCTTCACATAATAATCCAATTCTTGGATTTGAAAGAAATGGTATCATTGACGGTCAAGGAATTTATTATTGTGGTGTAGGTGGACATATTGTTGGTCGAAATATTTCTGATGAACATTTGAACATGTGTTTAAAATATGACATCAATGTGGAGGGAACCAATTCAGAGGTTGCATTAGGTCAATGGGAATACCAAATTTTTGCAACAGGTAAAATTGCCGCTTCTGATGATTTATGGATGAGTAGATATTTTTTACATAAAATTGCTGAGAAATATGGTCGTTCTATTGAGTTACATCCCAAACCGATGACCCACGGAGAATGGAACGGTTCAGGTTTACATACAAATTTCTCAAATCAAAAAATGAGAGAAGAGGGTGGTGAACAATACTTCAATGCAATTTTTAGGTCTTTTGAATCAAGAACACAAGAACATATTGACTCTTATGGTTCTGATAACCATTTGAGATTAACAGGTCATTTTGAGACACAATCTATTGATAAATTTAGTTGGGGTGTCTCAGACAGAGGTGCATCTATCCGTGTACCAAAATCCGTTGGTGAGACATGGAAGGGTTATCTTGAAGACAGGAGACCAGCATCACACGCGGACCCATATAAAATCGTTAAAGTGATTAGTGATAGTTTATCATTAGCCGAAGAATTAAATAATGTTCATCACATGATGAATGTTGAAATAGACACCGAAAAAATTGTAAATAAATACGGTACACTTTCAGGGGAGGAACTCTTGGAAAGTTATCGAAAAGATGAAGAAGAATAAAATACCATGGGAAAAAAAGACAAAGAACATAGAAAAAAAGTTCAAGCTCGTAATCAAAGATTAAAGAGAGAAGAGTCCACATTGATGAATTTATTTAAGAAAATGCAAGAGACTAAAAATTCTGAATCAATAAATCAAGAATCGGAATCAAATAAAAATCAAGAAATATAAATTAATTATGGTAAGTCAACAAATTTTAGATACGTTCATTTATGAAACATTAAACGGACAATTTGGTGTGTCCGACCCAACAGAATTTGACCAAACTATTGGGGTTTTTGCAACTAAAATAGAAGCGGAAAACGCATTAAAAGAATACATTATTAGAGAACAAATAACTTTTGAGTAATGGAATTTTTGAATTCACACCCCATAAAAAAGTCGGATTTAGGATTCCACGGAAATTTATTCGGTGGAAAACTTTTAGCGTGGATTGACGCGGCGGCTGCGGGATACTCCATGCAATTGTGTGATTCACCAAGATTAGTTACCGTATCAATTGATAAATGTTTTTTTGAAAAACCAGCCAAAGAGGGTCAGTTGATTAAAATTTACGGGTCACCAAGTAAATTAGGGAATACTTCAGTTACCTTGTATATGGAAGCAAGAGCACATAATGTTTACACAGGTAACCAAATTGTCATCTTGAAAACAAACATAAGGTTTGTTAGGATTGATGAAGAAGGTAATCCGGTACCAATTGGTGAAAAAGGTAGGAGTAGAATTCAAAAATTAATTGACATAAGAGATTCTGAACAAAACGATGTCAACCCTTAAAAGACAATATAAAATTTACATTAAACAAAATCCCAACTCAAATCTTTCTTATGAGGAATGGGAAAAAAATTTTTTGGAAAATTTGAAATTGGGTATGGAATTAGGTGACGATTTTTCAGATTGGGACGTAACTTTAATGGACGGTTTGGAGGATGAATAAAAAGAAACCTGATATTGTTGTTTGGGATGAAACAAATGGGTACGACGCTAATAGAAAGCATTATCCTACCAGTATCGGTTCGCCAAAATTTGAATTACCTAATGTGGGTCTCGTAAAAAAAGAGTCCTCAAAAAAAATGATTGATGTCTTTAATCGTCAAAGAGAAGAAATCATTCAATCAATAGAAAAACTTCAAAGAGAGTATGTGGATTCAATAATGGTTTGGGAATCAAAAATTTCTTTTGACCCAATTGTTGGTGAAACATATTACTTATATAATTTTAATGGTGTAAATACATTATCATTATTATCACCAAAAGATTGGAATCGGGGTGACGATTTTATTGGTGCTTTTACATTAAATTCAGATAGAAAATGGGTTAGAAATGAAAGGTAAATTAATATATCAAAAAAAATCTGACGAACTTATTAACAGTGTCGAAGGATGGTTTATTGTTTCTGAAGATTCATCAAAGAATTTTGAAGCATCAAAAGAAACTTTAGAAAAAATAAAAAGCGGAAAATATGATGTAAAAGACGGTGATGAAGTCGAGTATGTTTTAAAAACAAATTGTCAAGTAATGTACGATGATATTTTTCATAGTACAATTGCTGACATCATAATAACGCAAAAAATGGTTAGTCGGGTTTTTCTGATTGATATTGATGGGACAATTTGTGACGACATTAAAAATGAAGATTCACATCTTTATCCGACAGCTAACCATTACCCAAACGCGTTGGGTATCATCAACAAATGGTACGATGAGGGAAATGTAATTACATTTTTTACCGCTCGTGAAAGTAAAGACCGTGAAGTAACCGAAACATGGTTAAAAGAAAAAGGTTTTAAATATCACGGATTGGTTATGGACAAACCAAGAATCAAAGATGACCAAGAATATGTGTGGATTGATAATAGAAAAGTCAGAGCGATTACGTATCTTGGAACGTGGTCTGAATTAAAAGAAGTAGACGCAAAAATTCAAACATTTGAGTAATGAACAAATTAGATAAACAATACACAGACTTACTCCAAACTATTATAGATTATGGGGTAGAAAAGAAAGACCGTACAGGTACAGGAACCAAATCTATTTTTGGTTATACAATCCGTCATAAAATGTCCGATGGGTTTCCATTACTTACAACCAAGAAAATGGCGTGGAAGACGATGGTAACCGAATTGTTATGGTTCCTTCGTGGTGATACAAACATCAAGTTCCTTGTTGATAACAATTGTCATATTTGGGATGGTGATGCGTATAAGAACTATCTAATTGAAGATGCCAAAATCTTACCTAATATGTCAAAAGAAAAAATGTTAGAGTTAGGATTTCGATTAACAAAAGAAGAATTCATCAACAAAATAAAAACCGATGATGAGTTTGCTAAGAAGTGGGGTGACCTCGGACCTGTGTATGGTAAGCAATGGAGAAGATGGGGTAGAAAGAATGTGACTAATTACGACTTAAAGGATGTAAAAGGTTCTGACCAACACAGAGTACTAAAAGCAATTGAAATCGGTGAAGATGTTACCAAGTATGGTGTCAAAATAGAATACCAAAACAATTCAATAGACCAAATCACAAACCTAATCAACGACCTTAAAACAAATCCAGACTCAAGACGATTAATGGTCAATGCTTGGAATGTTGGAGAGCTGGACCAAATGGTTCTTCCACCTTGTCATTATGGATTTCAAGTTTATACGAGAGAGTTGAGTTTAGATGAAAGGATTAATTATTATAACTCAACAAAAGACCCTTTAAATCAAAGTAGTGATTATCACGATGTTCACATGGATAGTTTAAGAGTTCCTAAACGAGCAATCTCTTTAATGTGGAATCAACGCTCAGTAGACACATTCTTAGGTCTACCATTCAATATTGCTTCTTACGGTTTGTTACTTGAGATTATTGCTAAAGAAGTAAATATGGTACCTGATGAGTTGATTGGTAATTTAGGTGATACTCATTTGTATAGTAACCATGTTGAACAAGCAAGAGAACAAATCGGTAGAAAGTATACACATGAAGAGAGAGAAGGTATGTTAAAAGAGGCGATGGGTCCTAATGGTTATAAAAGTGCGTTGAAAGACTTAGCACCATTTGGTGGAGGTATGTCTGAATATTATGAGATATATAAAATACCACGATACACAAGAGAACCTTATAAATTACCCAAACTAAAACATATGAAGACCGATGAATTTTATAAATCATTATCTGAAGACTCATCTTTAATAACTCATTTGGAAAATAAGGATTTTCAAATCGAAAATTATCAATCACACCCATCGATTAAAGCACCCTTAAGTAATTAAACTATGAAAATAAGTATTGACAAAGTTGTATATCAATCTTATATTTTACCATATGTTAAAATAACATATAACAGTTGGTTAAATGGTGATTATGAATTAATAATTGGTTGGTTTAGTTATCAATTGGTTATTGGTTATACACCAAAACATAACAGATAATTGAAAAATATAGATGATTAAATTTTTAAAACTGCTATTGATGAAACTTAGGCGTTTAAATTCCCCAACAATAGTTGAACCAGTAAAATGGTCAGTAGAGGATTTTAATAAAGCCAAAAAATGGGCCCAATCAAGATTACACCCTTCTTATAATGATAGAACAATATGGGACGTGGTTTATAGTGTAAGATATGATACTGCCGAAGTTCTTCACGAAATAAATAAGTTCATAGTTATAGAAAATAAAAATAAAAACAAATAAAAAAATGAAAATTACAAAAACACTATTATTAATTTTAGGATTGTTTACAATCGTATACTCATGTTCTGACACGAGTAAAACAATTAAACCACAAGAGTTCCCAACGGACTTAGGTATTTCGGGATTCAATTTTCCTGAAGACTCTACGAAAATTTACGGATGGTTAGAGAATCAAGATACAACCAGTATTGTAAATCACGCGTGGGGTATTTGGGCTGGACTTACTCAACCAACAAAACAAAAATACAATGGTCAAACATTGTTGGTTTTTGAAACTTGGATGGGTGTTCAAGAACTATCTGCAATGTCTGCACAGGGTCAAGTTTCAAGTTCAATGGAAAAATCAAACAGAACTGAACTTAACATCCCGAAACAATTTGTACATGGTAAACTTTTCGCGGGACAAAAGATTGACACAAACTTCACTGTGTTGGAAACAGTTTCTTATGACCCATCTGCGGCACATTTTGCAACATCAAACAAATTATTTAATCAATCGTCATTGAACAAATATTTGGTAAAAGATGGAATTGGTGCGGTACCTGAATTTCCTAATACTTCAATCACCACCAAACCAACATATTATGCTGGTGTACCAAGTAAAAACGGTTTGATTAGAGTACCTGTTTGGGTATCACCAAATCCGGCCAAAGCGTATAGATATAATGAATGGCAACAATGGGTTTACGCCGATGTTAATAATAAACAGGAACCGAATAAAAAGTTAGTACCTGTAACAACATCAAATCCCACAGAGGAACAAATTAAAGATGCGACCTGTAACGTAAATGATTTTATTAATTATAAAATTGATAGAGTAGGTGCGGACTATCTCAATAGTCACCAAGACGTTGGAACTACACCAAGTAGACAATTTATCGAAGGTGACTATGTGTTGTTGGTAGCCATGCACGTAACAACAAAAGAATTTAAAAATTGGACATGGCAAACTTATTTTTGGTGCCCTGACCCGTCTAACCCTCCTTCACCAAGTTCTAAATTTGAAGCAGGTCTTAGACCTAAAGAACTTAAAGGCGCCGCTTCACACTACGCAGTTAGTACAGCATACGCAATGGTTTGGCCGAATCAACCTGTGAGTGGCGGTTCTGACAACAACGCTAGACCGATACTTGCTTTCAATCCTTATTTAGAGGGTGGATTTGGTCCAAAAGTTTTCAGTTTACAAAACAAATTCAGACCTGATTTTGTGTATGGAATGCAAACAAACTGTATGTCATGTCACGCATTGTCGACTATGACGGGTAAGAATGGATACACCACAAATCAATACATTGATATGATGGACACATCGTTATTTAAGAATGATGTTAAATTAGATTTCACATGGTCAATTCAAGGTAACTTGAATTCTGATAAGTAATAACATAAAATAACAACAAGTGAAGCTCCGTAAAATCGTAAAAGAATATAAAAATGCTACAACTTATGAGATATGGGAAGGAATTAGAGACAATTTTACTTTCGGTTTCATCGGAGCGACACTTGTTGTTTTTATTGCAACAAGAACCGACTTTGCTGTTCTTATCGGTTATATTGTCTACTATTATTACATGGGTCGGATAGTTAATCGACCAAAGTACGTTACAGATTTAGGTAAGTTGATAGTTTTCCCAATCCCTTCGGCATTGGGTGCGTTCACAGGGTATAAGTTATCTTATACTTTAATTGGGTTATTGGGGAGTATTTTTTAATTAGTTCTCCTACCCTGTCCACGGTAGTTTTTCTCACTTTTATCGTGTTTATTAAAAGATTTTTTAGCTTTACCTAATCTTCTTTTACCAAAATTCACCTTTATAGATGCGTTTGATGATTTACCTTTTGAACTTTTTCCTGCTGCCATGTTAATAATTTTATAAAAATAAATATGGATATCATTAAAAAAGTGGTATATTTGTAAAAAATATCAAAAATGCAACTCATCAAACAAAGATTTTCTTATTTCAGAATAGATTTAGTTAGGGATAATTGTATGTTGTCTGAAGATAGACCAATACCAATTGTTGTATCTGATGGTAAAGAACTGGATGATGATTTTTTATTTACTGAACAGGTTAAGACACTTGAGCCCGTTGTAAATAGGGATACCAAATTTGAAACCATAAAATTGGAACCAAGACCATCAAAGGGTGCGAGGACAAAATATTTTTATGGTGAAAAAGAAAAAGAATACGTTTCTTTCATAAAATTGACAAAAGAACCTTGTTACACAACAAGTGAAAAACATTTAAAAAGACATTATGGGAATCCTTTCTCATCAATACAAATTGTAACATTTGAAAGAACAATAGAACTTAGAGAAGGTAAACTTTACATAAGGTGTTACAAGAATACCAGATATCGTGATTTTAATTGGAAATATTTCCGTAAATCTTCCAAGGTAATGACGTTAACAATTGATTTACAGAAGGGAGATTTTACGATTGGGGATATGAATTTTGGAAAGATAAAATCCAAAAGATTTAGAAAAAATTCATTTACTACGTTAGAAATCTTGTTGGGTTCAAACAGTCTTTTCAATTTAAAAAAAGAGTTTAGTAACAATCTTAAAATCGCTAAGGAATTTGATGACACATTTAATGAACACGAATTTGTAAATGTTATTAAAAATCACATTCCAAACTTACCTACTAACGTTGGAAACTTATTTGATAAACATTTTTTTATAACTAGTTTTATTGAATTCTTTGCGGAAAAGAAAAAAATAAAAACACCAAACGACTTTGTACCACTTATTAAAATACATTACCCAACTGAAAAATACCTTAAAAAGAATCAGAGAAAATTAATGCAATCTATTTTGGATAGTTACGGAATAAATTCAAAATTTACCTTGAAACTTTTCCATGAAAATCCAAAATTAAATTTACAAGAGTTTTCATGTATGTGTGATTTACTTGGAAAGGATTATCCAAAATACCTCGGTTCTTTGAAAAGTGAATGTTTTAATCTTTTTATGGTAGATAATGGTAATGCACATTCTATGGTACCGCTTGAATTGAGAGGTGCTAAAAATCACCACCGACACCTGTTTATTGATAATGTTGATAGGGAAAATATCATTAAAATTTTAAATTCCCTGATTCCCAAACCGGCAGGAGACCATTCAGTATCGTCGGTTACTCGAGGTATATACACTTTGATAAAAGACCACTTCGATATGATTGAAAAGATTCGTGAATTTGACCCTAACATAAAAATGAGGGCAACAAATTACACGGACTTTCATACAGAGCACATTGAACTATCCAAGACATGTTCATTAATCAAAAAGGGTTGGTCAATCGAATATCAATATGACAACAGAATGGTGAGATTAGTGGAGGAACAAATAAAGACTCGATTTGAGAACGACAATCATATTTTTTCTCCTGTGATATTAAAGAGAGAAGAAGAATATTCGGAAGAGGGTACATTTATGCACCACTGTGTTGCCAGTTACGCAAACAAAGAATCATCAATGATAATTTCATTGAGGACCAACGGTGGTTCAGATAGAGTAACATGTGAGTTTAACAAAAAAACAGGTGACTGTATTCAGGAGAGACATTTTTGTAATAAGTTACCACCTGAGTATTTTGGTGAATCATTAGAAATATTAAAACAAAGAGTTAGAAAATTTGCGTCACAAAGATTATTGAACCACATTGATATTAAAAAGGTGAAAGTTAAAATAAATGGGAAGGAAGTCAACCAAAGAGAACCTGATTTATTTGAACAACTGATGAATGGTGACATAGAGTTTTAATACTACATAATTAAATTTAGTCCATGTATATTTTATACATGGATTTGTTACTTAGACATTATCAAAACAAAAAATCCAAAACGAACAATTCGGTTTCGATTTGTGAATTACAGTTGTATCAATATGATAGTTTGATACACTATATCGCGGATTTTTCTTTCGATTATTTACGATACGGAATAAAAAACATCCTTACCATCCATCACGGGTTCACGGTTAATTTAAAAAACGGGGACATAAATACTTACTACCAATTATCAAACTATTCAGTGAGTGAAGGTGATAAAGGTAGAAGTAAAAATAATAGAAAGAAGAATAATTTTGATTCAATACTTGCACTAATAGAAAACGGCATGTACAAGGGTGAAAAGAGAAAAGATTATTGGGGTAAAAGGTATAATAAATCAATTCAGGACATTATTAATATTTTAATATCCAAAATACAATCTGAGTCAAATTTTAATATTGAAAAGAATTATCAAGAGAAATGCTATATTAATCCACTATATGATTTGTTAGTTGATTTTCATTTATCAAAGAAAAATATAAAATACCATGATACTGTTTACACCACAATTCAACAAGAGTATCCACAGAAAAAATGGTTAAAATTAAATGATAATAAATTTTTACCTTCTATTTTAGATTCGTATGGAATTAAATCAAAGTACTTGATTGCTGAATTAAATAAACCACAAAACTTTGATGTGAATATTAAAAGTCTAAGCTTTCTATGTAAACTTTTTGGTGATGGTTACGTTGATTATTTAAGACAAACTAAGTGGCACGACATTGTAAAACGTAATTCTAATTTCAGAAAATTCCACACTTTGAAAAATGATAAAGAAAAATCCATGATGGTCAAGGTTATTAATGATTGGGAAACCACAAACCTATATAAAGATAATTTTGTTGAGTTGGTGAACAAATTAATGAATCTTCGAGAATTCATAGAATCCAAAAATATCCCCTGTAAATTTAATGCGAGCGATTCCGACTCTGTAGAATTACTTTTAAATAAATTTGAAAACATAAAAAATCATTTTAAAAGGGGTTACAAAACAAGATATTCATTTAATGAGGAGTTCATAAATGAAATAGAATCTGACATTATAATTGACAATAAAGTTTTTCAAACCAAAATACTCAAAACCGAAGAGGATTTTTTCACTGAAGGATTTATGATGAAAAATTGTATGTCTAAACAATTCAGCAAAGGTGTGGTCTATATCTATCTTTCCATGAAATGTAATCGAACAAAGATTAATTTAGAATATAAAAAAGGTAGTTTGATAATGTCTTTTGGTAAGGCCAATAGTCCTGTTGAGTCTTATTTCAATCCCGCAATAAATGAAATATCAAAAAAAATGATGAAATATTCCAATATGACATGGACTAAAGAAAAATATGAATATATTTCAAAATAATTTTAGGATTTTTTTGGAAATCAAATTTTTCTTTTCTATATTTGGTTGGTAAAACCCCTTAATCATGGAACCAAAAGAATCAAAATCTAATTCTCACTTCAATATAAGTTTGGCCAAGTCAGGTTTGAGAATCGTGGCTTGTTATTTCTTATTTTTTACCAATTTAGAAACTGCGGCAATTTTATTTTTTGTGGCGGAGATACTCGGTATCGCGGAAGAAATCTTTTAAATTGTATTAACCATGAAATTCATTCAAGATATCAAATTTTATTTGGTACTCACCATGTTGTTTGCCATCTCTATGGGTATTCTTCTCCAAAAATCCATACATAGAGAAAATAAATTAAAAACGGAACTATCAAGAACCAAACAGGAAATGGATAGTTTACAAACCTATCTATTTTTATTTGAAACTGAATATAATAGGTTCGCGATGGCGTATGATATGTTCTATGAAAGAAACCCAAAAGCTGCCGAAGAATTTGACCACATATTATCAAATGAGACAGAATAAGACAAAACAAAAAGTCGAACCACAAAAAGAAGAAGAGATGATAGTTGTTGACCCATCAAATGAAAACAATCAGGATATTGGTATTAGTGGTGAATGGATTAATATTAGAAAATCAACAATAATCACCCTAAATGATTATTTGGTAGTTCAACACGATGAGGGACCAGTTTCTTTACGAGTTGAAATAAAGGCAGACTTTAATACTATACCACCTGAATACCATGAAATATTTTTAAATGTTTTATCTTCAAGATATCAAGGAAGAGTAAATTTTGGGGACAATCCGTTCTCAAAATGTAAACCAATCCAAAAGAGAAAATGGTATCAATTTTGGAGGTCAAAATATTTTGTCGGACCTTAATATTTATTTTCATGAAAAGTCCAAAAGAAATTAATAATCAGGTCATTAAAGAAGATAACCCAATTGTAAATGATGAAATAATTCAGGAGAATTATGAATCAGATAATGATTATACTTGGGACGATAATAAACAACATACCGAACAAAATTTCTACTAAAACCAAGGAGGTACATCTCTATTTTTCCATGTTGTGAATTTTGATTTTGCACCCCTGTAGTAGTTTCTGTAAGATTCAATCACACAATCTGTTTTATACTCTATTGGCATTGCTTTTGGTGGTGTAGTCAAACCTTTGTCACAAATTTTTAATTTATTTGTGACACACCACTCAATAACTTCTTGAGATTTATGACGTTTACCATAACGGTAAGTGTACTCTTTACAAAGTTCTAAACCCAATTCACAGAGTATTAGATAGTTTGTCAAGGATTCTCTTACCCATATTGAACACGGGTGATTTTTATGTGACAACTTGTACGGTACTTGACCGGTTACTTGTTCGGTCATGTGATGAGCCCCACACAAAAGTTGTGCAGTTTCCAATATCATTTTCACAACGTGTTTGTCGCAATGATATTCGGCACATTTTTTTACATCTTTATCAAGAAAGAATATATTCACAAGTCAAATATAGTGATAATTTGAAAAAAAATAGTTATATTTACTAAAAAATCTTAAAATGATGCGTATTTCAAATTCATTAATTGAAGGTGAAGTGAGAGAAATAAAACCTTTCATATTTGCTGTTATCGTTAAAAACCAATATGATAGGTCTAGCTTGTTTTGTAGATACCAAGAATTTTACGAATCTCCATACCCACAGATTAGAGGTAAGTTTTTCACTTTAGAACAATACATGAAGTTGTACATTGATACAAATAAAAAACCTCATTTTACGTATCCAAGCGATTGGACTGGTTATAATATACCCTCGAAAGTTCTTTTAGAGGCAAAAAATACGTTTGGTTTACCTCGAACCCAATATGATTATACTATGTATGAAATTATTGAATACTGTGAAAGAGAGTGTAGAATAAAGAATCGTGGTGAACAACATTCTTGGTATCTTATCGGCGCTGATAAAGTAAAAAGTGGTGTAATGAATCATGAAATAGCTCACGGATTTTATTATACAAACCCACAATACAAAGTTGAGGTCGATTATTTAATTGGAGATATTAATCATAGAGATTATGAACATTTGAAAAAAGTTTTAATTAAAGGTGGATATTCTGACGACAAAACGATTATTGATGACGAGATTCAAGCATACATGTCAACAGGTAAACATCATGAATGGAAAGATTCTGTCTATGAAAAATATTCGTCAGACTTTATTAAAATATTTAAAAGATTCAATAAATGAAAGTTATATTTTTAGACCACGACGGTGTAATTTGTTTGTCGTCAGAATGGGGTGGTCGATTCAAGAAACAAGAAAAATGGGGTGGTCGTAAATTATCTATGACAACATCAGAAATGCCACTAGAATACCGATTTGATAATTTCAATCAAAAAGCGGTTAAGGTATTAAACCAAATCATCGAAAAAACAGGTGCGGAAATTGTAACGTCATCTGATTGGAAGAGGTGGGCAAATCTCGAAGAAATGGGTGAATACTACGAATCAAAAGGTATCTCTAAAAAACCAATCGCTCTCACACCTAATTTAGGTCAGTGTAATTGGTATAATGATAAAGTATGGGTTTGGTCACCGAGATGGGATTTGGAGATGACTCGCGTTATCGAGATTAAACAATTTTTACACGACCACCCTGAAGTTACTCATTGGGTTTCTGTTGATGATTTGGATATGGGTAAAAATGGAGAGGACTGGAAAGATTGGGGTTTAGATAATTTTGTATTAACTCCATCATCTACTTTAGGTATCAAACAATCTGGTATAAAACAAAAGATTATCGATTACCTTACTTAATTACACCGTTTCTAAACGTAGGGATATTTATTTAAGTATAGAATTGTTTTAATGAAAAAACCCACACTACAAGAAGAATTACAACGAATCCATGAAATTACCTACGGTAAATCAATGGTAAATGAAAATTTTATCGATGATTTATTGGGTAAAATTGGGTTAGGTAAAAAAGACGAAAAAAAAATAGACGACCCCAAAAAGGCGGACTTAGTTTCACCTGACGTTGCAGAATTTTATAAGACATTAGAAGATACCGCAGCTCAGGGTGGGTTATCAGAACAACCAAGAGGTTCTATGGAATATCAAAAAGGTGTCGAAACTATGCAAATTGGTTTAATACTCTTGGGTTATGAGTTACCTAAATTTGGTGTTGATGGTTTATTTGGTCCTGAAACCGCAAGTGCTGTTAGAAAATTCAAATCAGATAATTCTGTAATCAAAGAAAGTGCCGATTCATTAAGAGATAAATTAGATGATTTAGGTTACACCGAAAAAGGTAATGAGTTAACCAGTGGTGGTTCTATTAATGACAAACTCACAGATATTGTTAGTCAAATTCTTGACAAGTACAGTCAAAGTAATCCTGATGTTGAGGTTACCATAACCGCAGGTAACGATAAATTCCACCATAATTTAAATTACGTAAGTCAACACACCAAAGGAAATGCAATTGATTTGGTTTTAAATCCATATAATTCAAAAAACGCTTCCGATTTTATAAAATTACTCAACTCAACAAAAAGTAGTGATGGTAATTTTTCATACATAGATGAATACACCAATCCAACCAAAGCCGCAACTGGTGGTCATTTTCATTTACAATATGGTGGTAAATCATCTTCTAGTAGTGGTACTTCTGAAAATGCCACACCTGAAATGTTAAATAAGTTATTGGAATTATTAAAAGCTAAAGGTGTTAAATCCGAAGAGTTAAAACAATACCTTGACCAAGCGGCTAAAAATTCACAAATCAATGTTGACGGTTTAACGGACATCAATTTTTATAAAAAACTACTTGAAAATTTAGGTGCACCCGAAAGTGAGGAAAACTTAAAATTCTTATACGCTTGGAGACAGTCAGAAGGTTCGGGTGGAAAATATAATCCATTTAATACCACATGGGATTTACCGGGTTCCACTAACGCAAATAGTGTTGGTGTTAAAAATTACAAATCTTTAGAAGACGGTATGAAAGCAACCATCAAAACATTGAGAAATGGTCTTTATACTTGTATTGTTGATGGTTTGGTAAATGATATTGGTGCTGCGGAAATTGCTAAGTGTGAATCACTTAAGACTTGGGGTACTGGTACTTTGGTTGCCAAAGTTGTAGATGGTTACGAAAGAGGTGCCAGTCCAAAAATCAAATCTTTAGCGTAAAAAATTAATTTTACTTTTTCTTTTTCTTTCATATCTTTTCATAAAACAAAAAGTTATGGCAAAAGATACCTGTGTAATTTGTGGTGTTGAGACACCATATGAATTTGAAACTCATATTGATTTGAGATACGGTTACGTTGAGGGATTAGGTCAATTGTGTGAGAAATGTAATCGTTCCGATGAGACTAAAAACTTATGTGTTCCAATTGATTTAATTAGGGATACACCAAACGATATGGAATTGGGTGAAAAAGTCAGAAGATTGTCCGATAAGTATTAACAATTCTGTTTTTGGTTGTATTTATATGTAAAGAATTATTTCTATGGATAAATTAACCGAAAAATATTTAAGACGTATCATTTCTGAATCTTATATCTCTGATGTGGAGGAAATGGCATACAAACAAAAGGGTGTCAGGGATGACAAAGGTAAACTAGTAAAATATAAACCTTTCTTCAAAGAAGATAATGACACAGATATCCCTGATTATTGGATTGCAAACCCCACCTTACAAGAGGGTGGTGAGATATTAGTGGTACCATTAGATTGTCAGGAACTTGAAGCGTTTAAAAATGCAAACAAAGAATTCTTAGAAAAAATCAAAGAACTCCACAATTTAGAACCACAATTAGCCGCTTGTAAGAGAGGAAAGTACCATAGACCTATTGAAAAATATGTTGAGGGTGGATATAAACCCACAGGTGACACATATAAAGAACAAGAAACAATTAAGAGAAGACTATTCACAATCATTGCAAATACTTTTGAAGACGAATCGTTTGTTCAAGAACTTAACAAAAGAAGTATTCCTGCTGTGGTTGCTAGAGATAGAAAGAATGTCGACCAATATGGTAAATTTACAAATCAATTAATTGAATACTCAACACATAACTATAATGCTTACCCAACAGTAAGGGATTTTTTATTATCGGCAGTGGCTCGAGTTCAGGGTAAAGATACTGATGAAATGAAAACATTTTATATGGCTCGTCAGTACAATAAAAATTACAATAACTGGAGAGCAGACAAAAAAATGTTGAAACAATATGCTGGTAAAACACCAAAATATATGTTAGACGCATATGGTCTTGAGGAAAAAAACATAGACGTTACAGTTAGAATGGATTTTGAACTTAAAGGAGAATTAATTGGTGAAAATAGTTTTGCGTGGACCGCTAGAGCTCAAACCAAGTTAGGTAAAAAACTTGAAAGCGAAAGTGGATTAAAAGGTGGGTTTCTCGATGATAAATTAATTCAATCATCTGCAACCGCACAACTTAGACCTGGAACAACATTCAATGATAATTATACGGTAATGAACGATAAACAAGTTGTGGATGCGTTAATGGAAGTTATTAATGATTTAAAAACACAGATTTTATCATTAAATCCAAAAGACAATCTTAAAAGCGCAACAGTAAAAAGATACCAAGTTGGGGGTCCAAACCAAAATGAACTTAACGAATCAATAAAAAATAAATTGGTGAGTCGAATAGTTCAAAAAGTGGTCAAATAAATTAAAACCAAATTAAATCCCGAGAAATCGGGATTTTTTTTTGCAATATTTTGGTATATCCAAAATTATTTCATATATTTGGCCCATATTAATTTTAAAATGGGTACAAATTATTATCGTATACCGACCGCAGAGGAAATGGAGTCACGTAAATCACGTCTCCAAAGAGATATAGAAAAGATGACAATGTCACCTAGTGATATTGAACGTGGATTTCCCTTTATTGACCCATTTAAAGAATCTTGGGAGATAGTTAGCCCTTGGGACATATTCAGAGATGGTACATCAATTCATTTAGGTAAAAGAAGTGGTGGGTGGAAGTTTTGTTGGAATTTTCATAATAATAAACATTATTCAAATAAAGAAGAACTACTTTCATTTATTCGTTCAGGAAGAATTGTGGATGAATATGGTGAAGAATGGAATGTTGAAGAGTTTATCACCATGGCTCTTGAGTGGGGTCAACCAGATGGTTGGGTTGTAAATGAAGAATACAGGAGAGACCAAAGGTCGAAAGGCCACGGAATGTTTTGGATGGACAACGAAAAATATGATGATTTAATAATCGATGGACTTCGTGTGAGTACATCAGTTGATTTTAGTTAATATGTTAAGAATAGATAACAATAGAAAAGTTTGGATAACGTCTGACACGCATTACTCACATACTAATATATGTAGAGGAATTACTAATTGGAGAATGCCTGACGGTAGTATTCCCGTTAATCAAACGAGAGACTTCGCAACTCTTGATAAGATGAACGCCGCGATTGTAAACAACATCAATGAGGTTGTTGGACAGGATGATGTTTTGATTCACTTGGGTGATTGGTCATTCGGTGGGTTTGATAATATAGCGGAATTCAGACATAGAATCGTTTGTCAAGAGATTCACATCCTATTGGGTAACCATGACCATCACATTGAAAGAAACCGTGAGAATTGTCAGAGTTTATTTACCAGTGTAAGTCATTACAATAGACTTGAATACCAAGGGCATTCATTCGAGATGTTACATTATCCTATCAGTTCGTGGAACAATCTGAGAAAGGGTAGAATCCATTTACACGGACACTGTCATTTACCTAACCACTTAAAAGTTAGTGGTGGGAGAAGAATGGATGTTGGTATGGATGGACACCCTGAGTTCAGACCATATGACTTTGTACATGAGGTTTTAAATCCAATGTTGAAGGTTCCGATTGGTTCTGAATTGGGGGATATAGACCATCACAATGACGACATGAAAAATGTTGTAGGTTAAATTTTTTACTTTAAAAAATATTTCATATAATTTAATTAATGAACATGTTAAACAAAATCTTCACCAATATTATAAAATCCAAAACAACGATTACCTTTTTGGTATTTTTCTTCATTGGAATTTCTTATCAATTTTTAATCTTTCCTGGATTAACCGTTGCAAATACGATAATCAACATAATCTCAGCGATTTTTTCGGTGGGTACGGCAATGTTTGCGGTTTTTTATATTAGGTTTATGTACTTTAATGATGAACCTTTTGAACTCTTCACACCGGACCCAAATAAAACACCTGAGACGGAATTGGATTATAATCCAAAGAAAGTTACCAAAAAAGAAAGAAAATCTAAAACAACAATTAAAATTAAAAAACAAACTAAATAAATTATGGAACCATTTTTGAAACGATTAATTTTCGGAATTTTAGGATTCATTATCCTAACCTTATTGTTTTTCTCTTGTGAGAGAATTGACGCCGGTCACGTCGGTGTAAAAGTAAATCTATATGGTGATGGAAAGGGTGTTGATGATGTCACCGAATGTACAGGTATGGTATTCTACAACCCCTTCACAACAAAGATTTATGAATTCCCAACCTATATTCAACACAAAGAGTATAAGAAAACTGAGGAATCTGATAATTCATTTGTTGTAAACTCAAAAGACGGTTCTGAGTTTCAAGTATCCCCAATTATGAACTATTCGGTTCAAAGAGAAAAAGTACCCACAATATTTTCAAAGTATCGTAGGTCATTACCTGAAATTGAGGAGGGATTTTTAAAGACCGCAGTATATGACGCGTTTCGTTTAGCAACAAATAAGTACACTGCTGATGAACTAATCTCGAATAGGGCGGTGTTTGAAGTTGAGGTTCGTAAACTATTGGAAAGTCAACTTTTAAAAGAAGGGTTTGTGATAAACCAATTCACCTCAAATTTGATTTACCCTGAGACATTTAAGAAGTCCATTGAAGCCAAGAACAATGCGGTCCAAGCAGCGTTAAGGGCGGAAAATGAGGTAAAAACTGCGGAAGCTCAAGCCAAGATTAAAATTGCAACCGCCAATGGTAATGCTCAAGCAATGTTGACCGCGGCTAAAGCGGAATCCGAAGCCAATCGGATGAAACAACAAACAATTACACCTTTACTCCTACAACTTGAATGGATTAATAAATGGAATGGGAAGTTACCCGAAACCATGTTAGGTGACAAAAATAATACGATGATAGGTATTAAATAAAAAGAACCCCTCGAAAGAGGGGTTTTTTGTTTACATACGATATTTATAGATAAAAGAAAAAATGAAAAAAGTAGTTAAATTATCAATCAAAGATTTAGAAAATATTGTAAAAAGAACAATCAACGAAGCTGAGTTTGATGATTTCGATACTCAAGCACAGCCCGAGGAATTACCAGGTGCTCAGGAGTACGAAGATGAACAAGAATTAAAAAGAACTGTGGCTATTGGTAAAGGTGACGATGGAAAAATATACGTAACTGATGTTGAAACCGGTGAAATAATTGCAACCAAGTAAATTATTGGTCCTTAACTTTTTTCTTCAAGTTCCTTATCATCCCAATTAATTTCTCATCCCTTTTATTATTAATAATAGTGGTGGTGTTAGATGATTCAGGAAGCATCGCCATCACTCTTACGGAACTATCATCATTAATATTATAGGTTTTACGAGACATTGAGTTTACTACTCTTGTCTCGTTTTTCATTTTATTGGTATAGTTTTCAATATCACTTATAATAGTTAATATCTCATTTTCCCTTTTAACCATTTCATTGGTACACTCTCTTTGATTTTCTATTACTTGGTTGTTTAACTCATCAATTCTATTGTTTAGTTGTACAATCTGATTGTTTTGGGATTCTATCCTTAATTTCAGTTCTTCGTCATTATATGTTAAAGACTCAGTGATTTTGGGTCCAACCGAGATAATTATAATTGAAAATAACAAAATTGACAGAGCAACAATTCTTTGTCTCTGTGTGAATTTTGATAATATTTCAGATATATACTTAAACATATAATAATAAATATTTCATAATTAAAATGGCAAACAAAAAAGGATTAAATACTCGAGTAATTACTGTTTTTCATCCAGACACTGACGAGGAATTTGAATTATTCGTAACCTATGAATACATAAATAAAGATGATTCAGATGAAGATGATAATTTATTTATGGATAACAATGAGGTTGATATTAAATCATATGAACCAAACAACGAAGTTGATGAATTACCAACTTGGTTAACAGAAGATATGGTCTACGAGGCCTTGTACGCTGAATTGGAGATAGATGAATTCGAGGGGGAAGAACTCACAGAAGAAGAGGAAGACACCTACTACAATGATTTTGTTGAGGATTCTGACAATGATGATTATTAAAATTACTCTTTAAAATTTTTTATTTTAAAAATTTATTCTTATACTTGTCATAGAAGTATTTCAAATGACAAAGTATACTATTTTTTGTGATTTAGATGGGGTCTTAATAGATTTCAACCAAGGTTATAAAGACCTTACTGGTATTGATTTGAACAAAGACGAACATCGTAACGACTCACAATTTTGGGCACCAATAGAAAAGGCGGGATATGATTTTTGGGTCAATTTGAAATGGATTGAACCTGACGGTCACATTTTGTGGGAACACATTTCCAAGTATAATCCAACCCTTTTATCTGCACCATCAAGACAAGTTGAATCCCGTATTGGGAAAATGGAATGGGTAAACAGGGAGTTACCCGGTGTTGCTTTAATATTAAGAAGTGCTAAACATAAAAAAGATTTCGCGGCTCCATACACAATATTAATCGACGATAGGAAAGATACTATAGACGGTTGGAATGAAAACGGTGGTGAAGGTATTCTTCATACTTCCGCGGAAGAAACAATCAAAATATTAAAAGAAAAATATAATTTACACTAATGGCAGAAAATAGTTCGTCATCAGGAGGAGTGGGATTCTTCGGTCTGATGTTTTTAATTTTTATGACACTTAAACTTACTGGTGTTATTGATTGGTCGTGGTGGTGGGTGACCGCACCACTATGGGGTGGGTTTGCCCTCATCTTTATTGTCATCATGATTGTTGTAGTTGTAAAAGCACTTGACCGATGATATATGTATCAATAGACATTGAGACTTCAGGTCTCGAACCGTTAAACAATAGTGTGTTGTCTTTTGGTGCTATCATAGAAGACACCACTAATAAATTACCATACGAGAAATTACCAAAGTTTAACGCCATCGTACTTCAAAACCAAATTACCGGTTCACCGAGAGCGATTTCCATGAACAAAGAAATCATATCATTAATTGGTGAATATAAAGAAGGTAACGAAGAGGATAGGGCAAACTTGGAACATCATAGTGATTATGTATTTTTGGAAGAAAATGAACTGGCACAAAAATTCTATGACTTTTTATTCTTAAATGGTATCTACCCAAATTCATCATTTCTAAATAATCATGTTAGAAATGTCAATGGAACAATGATACCGGCTTTTAACAATCACACACCATCACTTACAATTAATGTTGCCGGTAAAAATTTTGGAACCTTTGATAAATTGTTCTTGGAAGAATTACCGTGGTGGAAAAAACTCATAAAAATCAGACAAAGAATTATTGACCCTTCCGTTTTGTATTGTATATGGGATGAGGATAACGCAATTCCAAGTCTTAAAAAATGTAAAGAACGTGCTGGAATTGACGGAGAAGTCGCTCACACCGCTCTTGAGGACGCTTGGGACGTGGTTCAAATGTTACGTAAATTTTATTAATAAACTAAATTAAAACAATATGTCACGAATCAAAGAACTAAAACAAAATCCTGACAACAACATAAATATGGTTGATGTCTTTCAAATCTTTTGCCCTGAGGGTAAATCTAAGTACATCGAATTTTTAATTCGACTTTCAAAAAACACGAAACATTTAGACATGTACGTCAATGAAGTTCGTGAGAATCTAAAAAGAGAATTTGGAATTACAGATGACCACTTTAAAGGAATGACCCCATTTCAAATTTTTAGCTCTTACAGATTTTTGGAACAGAGTTTTAATTTTTCAGATTTAAAAACATTCCAAAAATTTTGTGATTACAATGAAAGAGGATTGATTCAAGATAATGACTTATCTAAATTTAAATCTTTTGACGATGTAATGACGGCGACTAGTCTCGCTGAGATTAAAGCTTTCGAGAAAGATTTGGAAAAACAAATTCACACATTGTTCACTTCAGATGAGTGGATTGTTTTAAGACCTTTAACGTTTTACGCCTCAAAGAAATATGGGTCATCAACAAAATGGTGTACGTCGTCTGAGAATAACCCGGATTATTTCCTAAGATACTCCAAAAGAGGTATCCTTATTTATGTGATTAATAAATTAACAGGATTAAAAGTTGGTTGCTTTAAATCACTCGACTCAGACCCTGAATTTTCTTTTTGGAATCAAATTGATTCTCGTATCGATTCATTAGAAAGTGGTTTACCTGATTTTATATTGGGTGTCATTAAAAATGAAGTTAGTGAAAACCCAGTAACCAACAACTCTTTGTTGACTGAAGAAGATAGAATCAAAGAGGATGTGTTACTGAAAGAGTTTACCAAAATGGAGGTACTACCAGAACCAACGGATATGGAATCCCCAATGGGTGAAGCTGATATGGATATGAGAAATGTGGATATAAGAGAAGAGAGAGAATGGGTAGTTGAACGTGATGTTGAAGCGGTTGTGGAAGAAAGGGCGTACGAGACAAGTGGAATGATGTCGGAAGGACCGAGAGAAATCTTACGAGGAACCTATGACAATGAAAATGCCACCTTGAGGAGAATTTAATTACAATCAAATCTAAATTTGTAAGGAGGGATTTCGGTCCCTCTTTTTTTTGAAAAAAAATTTGGATATCTCAAATACTAGTAATATATTTGTATGTAAATCATAAAAAATGAAAAAATTCTTAATGATATTTTGTATGCTGTTGATGAACAACACATGGGCACAAGGGTTAAGAGTACCCCAAAGAATATTCAATTATGGATTATCTTATGGTCCTAGAGGTAATTCATCATATTATTCCGCGGGTTACGAATTCTCCAAAGAAAAAACAAATGCCTTTATTGGAATTGGTTATGGTAAATTGATGGCCGAATTAAATTTATTTAACCCCAATACTTTAACAATCAATGGTAGACCTGAAGAAATTTATGTTGTTTTAAATTACGTTTACACAAATAAAGATTATAAATGGTTAATTTTAACAGGTGGGGCGGGTTTATCTGTTGATGGTGGTAATCAAATTATATTGAAGACCGCTGCAAATTTGAAATTATCATATCCCTTGTACTTAACTTTAAGTTTTTATCAAACCGATAAACCTCAGTTTATGATTGGGGGTAGGTTGTTTATTTTTTGATTATGAAAATAGCACTCATAGCACACGACGGTAAGAAGGCGGACATGGTTGCCTTTGTAATGAAACGATTAGATTTTTTTAATCGAACCGATGTTGATATTGTTGCAACGGGTACGACAGGTAAAAGAATAATGTTTGCTGGTGTTACAAAGGTTGAACAAGTCAATTCAGGACCAATGGGTGGAGACGCGGAAATTGCTGCAATGGTCTCGAGAAAAGAAATCGATGCGGTTATATTTTTTAGGGACCCATTGGATAAACACCCGCACGAACCTGATGTACAAATGTTAATGAGGGTTTGTGATGTGCACGAAGTGGCATTAGCTACAAACTACTCAAGTGCAAGAATGGTCGTGGACCATTTTACGAAAAGTTAAATTTTGGAACAATAATTGTCTAACACTCAAACACTAAAATTATGTTTTACAAATATGATAACTCTCTACTCCTTTGGAAAAAGGATTGGAAAAAAGTAAAAATCGCGTTGTCGGTTGTAATTGTTTTGGTAATCTCTTCATTTATTTTAGGTCGTTTTATACGGTTTAAAAGTTTGGACAGTTACGAAAAAGAATTAATCGTAATTTCATTAGAAAAAGAAAAAAATAAATTTTCAGAGGATAAGTTTGTATCAGAACTAAAAAGATTAAACGTTAAATTTCCACATATTGTTATGGCTCAAGCCATTGCTGAGACGGGACATTACAAAAGTCAAGTTTTCAAGGAAAATAATAATCTGTTTGGTATGAAACAGGCGACAGTTAGAATCAACACCGCCAAAGGAACTCAAAACGGTCACGCGTTTTATGATAACTGGTACCAATCTGTTTATGATTATGCGTTTTACCAATGCCGATACCTTGGTCAGATTAATACTGAAAATGAATACTATTTGTATTTATCAAATACCTACGCCGAAGCGGGTGAAGGGTATGTTAAATTATTGAAAGACATAATTCAAACTGAAAAATTAAAAGAAAAATTTTAATCATGGATATAAAACAAGTCAGGATTCTTTTGGCGTTTATAACGGTCATAATTTTCACTGGTATTCTTCATTTTAATAAAGAAAAGATACATAACTATATTACAGATGAAAATATAGTTGAGGAAGAAATAAGTGAGGAAGTTATACCAAGGAGCGAAAAAGAGTGGTATCCTGTACCGGTAGTATCCTGTGAAGAAATATTCCAAAATCAATATCATATAACATTTGAAAATGGTGTCACAATACTAACCAATAAACCCGCCAAAATTGGTGATACCACAAAATGTTGGATAAATGGGTGGTATAATTCCAAAATAGATGAGTCCTTAGACTCGTTGACATTTGAAAATCCATATTAATTTAATCCCCGAAAGGGGATTTTTTTTTATTAATTTTTGGAAATACGATTTCTTTTTATTATATTTTGTTAGTGGTAAGTACAGACTAACTTAGAATATAATGAAAGTAAATATATCGAATGCAACCTTCTCTTCGATAGTAGGGATTGGTCAGAAAGTTAAAAGGGCGGCAAAAGAATCAGGTAATTCATATCTCGAATTAAATAGAGGTGTAAACGCTGTTACGGAAATCGATTTGACGGGAGTTATGAAACAAATTGATTTTAACTCAAAAGAGTTTCAAGTATATGCACCTAACTTGGGTATTGAAACATTTAGACATTCTATCGTTTCAGAATATTTTCCTTCATTTGCAAATTCACCTAATTTCATCAATAATATTGCAATCACACCAGGTGGTATGCCTGCGTTAGATTTGGTTATCCAATTATTAAATGTAGAAAATATTTATTTCCCAAAATTTTATTGGGGTTCTTATTCTAAAATGGCAACAATTAGACAAAAGTCTTTTTCATTTTATGAATCATTAGAATCTTTAGAAGCATCCAATTTTAGTGAATCATCTTGTATTTTTATTTGTGACCCAAATAATCCTACAGGTGTAAAAATAGATGACAACATTCTTTTCAGAAAGATTTATGAGATATCGATGACAGGTGCGATTATAATATTTGATTCACCATACCGTAAGTTATTTTATGAAGATGATTTCTTTGATAAAGTTGCCCATCTTGATAATGTTATTATCACCGAATCTTTTTCAAAATGGGTAGGTTTATCGGGTTTAAGAATGGGTTTCATTTTTTGTAAGGACAAGGATTTTAATTCAGAATTAAACATTCGTTTACTTTATGAATTCAATGCCGTATGTTCCCCATCTCAAATGATTATTGAGAAAGTTTTAACCACACCCGAAGGAAGAAGTTCATTAGAACAATTTAAAAATATAACAACTAATAATATCTTTAAGAATGTAAATTACCTAAAAGAGAAAAACCTACTGGTTGAAGAAATTTACCAAGGTGGTCAACCATTAGGTATCTTCGCGGTTATAAATAAATCGGAAGATTACTTATTTCAACATAGAATCGGTGCTGTTGGTCTTGATAAGTTTGTTTATCACGATAAGGACTTATGGTCATCATATTCTAGAATCTGCGTGTCAGTTGAGCACGAATTATTTAAAAAATATTTACTAAACATAAAATAAATAAAAATGCAAACATTAATTTTTAACACAACAACAAAAGAAGTTAAGCTTTACGAAGGTCCAAAAGAATCTTCAAAATTATTAGAAATGATTACAGATGCACCAACTGTTAGAATAAGTGACAGTGGTTACTATGAAGTCATGAAGAAATTGGATGGAGATGAAAAAAATATTCCTGTTTTAAGAGTACCAATTTCAAATACAAACATGTTTATCGAAAAGTAATATGTCTAAATTTACACCCAGCAAATATCAAAAAGATATTTTCAATTTTATTTTAAAAGATACTCGAAACGCAGTAGTTTCTGCTGTTGCTGGTAGTGGTAAAACGACGACACTATTAAAAGCTTTGGACTTAATACCTGATGATAAATCAGTATTGTTTTTGGCATTCAATGTTAGTATACGAGATGAATTAAAAAGAAGGATTCCCGAAAATAAGAACATTGATGTCAAAACGGTCCATGGTTTCGGTTACACAATCATGAGGAATAACTATGATTGTGGTGTTGACGAAAAAAGTTTAAAGTATCGAAATCTTTTTTGGGACATCATTAATTTTTACAGTGGTGAAAAACCCGATAGTTTAGACAAATACGGATTCAACGAAGAACAAAACAAGTACATTCAAGGCATCCATGATTCTGTTCAAGGTGAGAATATTGACAGGTATAAATTTGTTACCGATGTTGTAACTCTGTGTAATTTATCGAGACAACATTTAGTAAATTTTGATATCAAACCAATTGGTGTTGGTGAGATAAATAAAATTGCAGAGTTTCATTCTGTGAACAATCAAGATGGTGAATCCACTGCCGCATGGTATCTGTCTAAATTGGGTATGTCTTATCTAAAGGTTCTCGATTATACCGACATGATTTCTTTACCAATCATTTTGAACCATTCGGGAGATAATTACGATTTTGTTTTTATAGACGAATGTCAAGATTTGAATTCTTGTCACCGTTTATTGATGCAAAAAGCAATGAAACCTGATGGTGGTAGATTCATTGCTGTAGGTGACCCTAAACAAGCGATATATGGTTTTGCAGGTGCTGACCATGAGTCATATCAAAAATTGAAAGAACTACCAAACACGGTTGAATTACCATTGTCTTTTACATATAGAGTCTCGCCTGAGATTTTAAATTTGGTTCGACACATAAATCCAGCAATCATTGCTCATTCTAAAAATAGGTCAGGTAGAGTAATTGAAAACTTCTCCTATAAAGATATTATGGATGGGGACATGGTTTTGTGTAGAAATACATTTCCGGTTGTCTCATTGTGTATCAAATTATTAAGTGAAGGTAAAAAATCTTATATAATTGGTTCTGATATTGGTAAGTCTTTGAAAACCATGATACTTTCTTGCAACAAGAAGAATGAAGAATATAACATGACAAACGTAATATGTTGTCTTCTTAAGGACAAAGAAAAGTTGATTGAAAAAACAATGACAAATCACACAATGAAAAGAAGTGAAGCGTTAGAGGATAACCAAGTAATTCTATTTGGTGAAAAGATACAAGTAATAGAAGCGTTATCCCACGGGATAGATGACCCCGCAATTGTTGTAAAGAAAATCGATGATATCTTTTCAGATGATAAAAAAAGTGGAATATGCTTGAGTAACGTACATAAATCTAAAGGTCTTGAATCAGAAAGGGTTTTTATTATCCACCCAGAATTATTTCCATCGAAATTTGCAACCTTACCATGGCAAATTGAACAAGAAAAAAATTTAGAATACGTTGCTTACACAAGAGCCAAAACCACTTTAGGATTTGTAACCGACTTTGATGCATTTGTTAACCACAAATCAAGGGACATTGACGAATCCAAATTAAAGGTGAGTAAATTTGTCGGTAGTCCTGGTATGAAAATTTATTTTGAACTAACTGTTACCGATATTAGAACCGTGAATGGTCTTTATGGGCCAACAACTGTCTATGATTTGGTTGACAAAAATGGTAACATATTTTCTAAATTTGGTGAAATTAATACTGAATACCTAACAACTAATTTACATAAGAGCGTTTCAATTAATTCAAAGGTGTCTTTTTACGGCATAATAAAGGAACACTCAGAATTTAGGGGAAACAAGGTTACTAAATTGGGTAAGATATCTCAGTACTAAATTGACATTTTAAAAATTATTAATTATATTTGAATCATGGGATGTGATATTCATGTGTATTTGGAAAAATACACTTCAGTAAATGGTGAAAATAAATGGGTCAATGTTGACCATTGGCAAATAAATCCACATTTTGGAATGAACGATTCCGAAAGGGAGTACGACCACGTTGCTTTTTATTGGGGAAGAAATTATGATTTATTCTCAATTCTTGCGGAGGTCAGAGGTTCAATGGACCCGATTGCGGACCCAAGGGGTTTACCTGAGGATGTGACTGAGACAACAAGAAAGGAATATGAAAGAGGTGATATGGTCCATACAGCTTCTTACTACACCTTAAAAGAACTCAAAGATTATCTGTACAATAATTCAGATAATGAAGAAATCGTTGAGAACTTAAAATATTTTGTTGACTCTATGGACAATAGGTTTAAAGAAGAATTTTGGATAACAAATGATGACCAAAAGAGGTATACGATTAAAGAGAATGGTTTTAGAGTTGTCTTTTGGTTTGACAACTAATTCTAATAATGATAACAACAACCACAAAAGATTATTATGAATGTGTGAGATGTGGTATTAACACCTCATTCGAATATAGAATTTGTCCATGTAACAGAAAACCATGTGATGCGATAAAAAAAGGAATTATTACAATCACAAAAAATATTACACTGGATGATGATAATTTTAAAGCCGACGGTAGGGACAGGAATGATGATATAGGACAAATGTTGGCATCATGGAATGTTTAAAATATGGAAGAAAAATTATATAGTGCAGCAAAAGACTTCGTAAAGAGGTATGGACAAGATGATGTTAGTGAACACATCATCAACATCATTGTATCGGTAATGAGAACAAGAGATGGGGTTGGACCCATTGGGGGTAGTTTCGTTCAATCTGTTGTGAATAACGATTTGTGTGGTGCGGTAGTTAGGGCCGACAATGAATGTTTAAAACACATCAAGTTAATCGCTCTTTCAAGAAACAATTGTTTCTGTGAAGATTAATTTTGTTTTATCAAAAAAATCATTTATATTTAGAATATGAAAAATCTAACATTTGTAATTTTTTTGGGTCTAATATTAATGTCTTGCAAGTACAAGACACAATATACTGACACTAAAATCCCATGTATTGTTGATTCTGTTGAATATCATGGAATTGGTTGTGACAATACTTTACAAACAACTCCATATTGGAAATTGTATCTAAAAAACCCCGAAATGAAAATAACATCGTACAGGTCATATGAAAAAGGTGATACTGTGTATGTAATCGAAAGAAAAATAAAAAAATAAAATATGATTAATAGAATTTTTACTCCTGAATGGAAACTATGGATTTGGTCTAATATTGTGAATGGATATGATAGAGAGTCCATTTTTAATGTTTTACTTAATAATGGATTTGATTACAATTTAATTAAAAGAGAACTTGAAATTGAACCAACTAACGCGTTAATTTGGCAAAGACAATATTCACAGGAAAACCTTAATCAACCTTACGAAGTTGAACTTTATCCGTTCAATAAATCTCTATGTGATAACCCAAGAGCTTATAGAGTTGAAAATAATTTAGTTGAAATTTATCATTACCCTGAATTATTAACATTAATTGAATGTGATGATTTGATATCGATTACAGACAAAAAATTAAACTCACAGAAAAAATCTAAGGACTTGCAATCACCCATGATTCATAAGTTAGATAAAAAGTCTGAGATTTATAAAACAGTAAATGAGAGAATCAATTCTGTTATTGGTATTCGAGATTCATTTGGTGAAGATGTTTTTATTCAAAAAATAACACCCGAATTCAATTATGAGGAAAAATACGATTTTCTACTACCTAATCAAATATCGGAGGACAAATTGTTTACAAACATGGGTAATAGATTGTGGAGTGTCCAAATATCATTGAATAACATTACTGAGGGTGGACATCTAACTTTTAATTCAATTGAAAGAAGTGTAAAACCTGTAAAAGGAGATGGAGTAATTTGGAAAAATTTATACCATGATTTTCAACTAAACCCTTACACCAAACATACACATTTTAAAACAACCGAAGGCGATAAATACGTTTTGTTTAAGTATTATAGAATGGCTGACGGTAGTCAAGTTGTAAAAGAAGGACAACAAGAAATTGAAATTCAATTAGATGAGATTAAGTAGTATTATTTTATTTGTTTTACTCGTCACATCATGTTCTGAACCAAACACAAAACAAGTTGTAAACGATAGGAATAACCCCCAAACTATTAAACTTAGTAATCAATCCGAATACAGAGTTTTTGAATGGGAACATAAGGGACATACTTATCTCATAATCGATAGAAGTCATGGTTCAGGAATCACACACGCAGGACATTGTCCCTGTGGAAAATAAACTTACTTCTGAACAAGAAGAGATTTTATGGTGGGAACACTATGAGAAAATGTATTTAACCAGCGAAGATGGGGAATCTGAATTTTCATGAAGATATAAAAATCGGTCAAACTAATGAACAAGTAGTCATTGATGTATTTGAAAGAGAATACAATGCTATTTGTGTTGGGAAGAGTGAAAAAGAAAATGGTAATTTAAAAGAGTTCGATTTAATATTCAATTTCCCAACTAAAACCCATGTGGTTGCAGAAGTCAAGACAGAAGACAAATGGGTACAACCCGGTAGAACATTACCAAACGGTGCCTATTTTCCCGGTATAGATACTGGTAACCTATGTATTGAATTTAGGATGCACGGTAAGGACAGTGGAATAATGGTAACCAAATCAGATTTGTGGGTAATAGTTTTTATGAACATCAAAGAGATTTGGGTGATTAAAACTAATAAATTAAGAAAATTAATTTCAGAAAATAATTTCAAAGTAAAGATAGGTGGTGACGAGGTTTATGCTGGAACTAACGTATTGATTCCTGAAGAGAAAAGGTCACATATGTATTTGATTCCAAGAAAAAACTTTGAGTCTCATTTTACAGTTTTAAAATACTAACCAAATCTTTCTCTCACGAAATCTTGCATTATCTTACCCATAATGTTTGCAAAATTTAATTCAGATAACTCACTTTGAGTTACAAATCTAAGATACTGACCCTCATTTAGTGGAATTTCTTCAATAGGTTTGTCAATCACACCGTGAAATATATATTTAATATTTGGGGACACATCACCCTCAATACAGACATACTTCTTCCAAAAAGAAAATCTAACTAAACTGCTCGAGTCAGTTTCAATTTCTTCTATCATTTCTCTTTTCAACGCTTCTAATGGTGTTTCTCTTTTTTCAACGTGACCACCTATAAGGTCCCAATGATTTGGAAAGGGGATATCTGGGTTGTTGTCTCTTAAATACACCAAGTATTTACCTTCAGGGTTTTGAAGAATGATTTGAGATATTTGTATCATAATTTTGATTTATAAAGATAAATATTTATACTTTACGTATGAAAATAGTTTTATTAACATTTGGTATATTGTTTCTAATTGTAACCTGGTTGTTTGCAACTGCAACAACCATAAACGGAGAGCACAATCGAACAGCATTTAAAATTAAATCATTATTTTATTGGGTTGCTGTGACCTCATCATTTTGTTTGGGGTATATGATTGCCTCAAAATTTTAAATCGACAATAAATGAACAACGCAGAAACTCACGAATTTTATGGATGGATGGCTTTTAATGAAGGATTCTTTCACGAGTGGAGAGATGAGGTTGCGAACAGACTTTTAAAATTAAGTCCCCATGAGTGTGCTAGAGATGATTTTAGGGCGAATTTGTCAATTGAGGTTTTTAACGAAATGACTAAACGCAAAAATAATCTTGAGTTAGGGGAATAAATGGTGGATATGACTTTTTTAGAAAAAATAAAAGTAGTTGTTGATAGAAGATATAATTCCGAATTGTTAAAAAGGCACGACGGTGATTTCTTTTGTAATAAATGGTGGTGCTTTAAAGTCAAAGTAGAGACAATACCAATGTCCGAAATTAAAACAAGAGTAAAATCAATTCATTTAAAACCAATACATAAACAAATTGAATTAGATATAATAGAAAGAGGGTTTGATTATAATAAGGGTCACATCTATCTAACAAACAAAAATTATATTTTTGATGGTTATCATAGGTACTTTATTTTAAAAAGACATTTTGACGATTCACTATTAATTACCGTTTATAGGTTGACAAATGTCAGTAGCGGATTCACATATGCATTTAAAATGTCTATTATACATTTGTTTGTAAAAATTTATAGATTTTTGTTTAAAAGAGATAAAGGACAAATCATAGAAATAAATTTGTAATCATTTAATTGAGATAATTATAGATATGAAAATAGATGCACTTTTTATTTCAGATGTTCACCTTGGTACTAAGGGTAGTAATTCTGAAATGGTGCTTGAAGTCCTAAAAAAATATGAACCAACTTATTTGTTTTTAGTTGGTGATATCATAGATGGTTGGATGTTACAGAGGAAGTTCAGATGGAAACAAAACGACACCAATGTGATAAGAAAAATATTATCACATTCCAAAAGAGGTACTCAAGTAATTTATGTTACTGGTAATCATGATGAATTTTTAAGACAATATACGGACTTATCTTTTGGTAACATTGAAATTTGTAATGAATACAAATATGGTAATGTATTTATTACCCATGGAGACCTTTATGATGGTGTGGTTAAGTTAAAATGGTTAGGTATTTTAGGTTCCATTGGTTACGATATTGCGATTTCTATAGATAGGACTCTAAAAAAATTTGGACATAAGAGGTCCCTTTCTAAATTTTTAAAGGACAGTGTTAAAGAGGCTGTTAAATTTATTACGAGTTTTGAGGTAGAACTGGTTAGACAGGCAAAAAAAAGAGAGTGTGACACTGTGATATGTGGTCACATACACAATCCTGAAGATAAAATTATTGAGGGTGTGAGGTATTTAAATTGTGGGGATTGGATAGAAAACAATACTTACATAATACATCATAACGGGGATTTTAAACTTCAGAGATATGCCACTTTATAAACCAACAAAAATAAAAAACAAACTAACCATTGTAATTCCATGTTACAATGAAGACAAGTATATTAAGAAGACTCTCGACTCAATACACAAACAAGTTTTAATTGATGGTACAAGAGTAATCATTGCTGATAACCATTCAACAGACCGAACAAGGGCGATTATCAATAATATGTCTATGATGTACTCTGATAGACTTAAGATAGAAATGATTGACGGTGGTAAAGTTGGTGAAGCAAGAAATTTAGGGAGTGATTTGGTTAATACTGAATATGTTTTATTTGTGGATGCTGACATCCAATTCTTCAATTCAATTACAATTCACGACTGTATTGAGGAAATGATTTTGGAAGATTTGGATTTGATGACATGTAAAATAAAATCAACATCTAAAAATTGGAAGTCCAAATTGGTATTCGTTTGTTTTAATTCCGTTAATAATATTATTAGTAAATTCAGTCCATTCGCTGTTGGTACCTTTTTCTTGACAAAAACTGATAAATTTAGAGAATTAGGTAAATTTAATGAGGAATACCAACACAGTGAAGACTATGGTTTAAGTAGGAAATACAATTCAAAAAAGTTTAAAATATCCGAACATTACGTTGGTCAAGATGACCGTAGATTCAAGAAAATGGGGTATTTGGGAATGATTAAACTAATCATTAAGTCCTTTTTGAATAGGGAAAACGAAGAATATTTCAAAAAAGATATTGGTTATTGGTGATTTCAAAAAAAATTTTGAAATTTAAAATATTCTTCTTAATATTGACTCATGATTGTACTTTTATTATTTATCATTTGCATACTTTTGTATGCAATCAATGAAAACATCCGAAAAAAATAAATCACTATGCTTCACACCAACATTGAGGTATACGAGTATTTACAACCACACTACAAGTGGAATTTAGTATCTATTGCATTCTGTGATAGAATGTTGATGGTGTTGATTTCAAAAGGTTGTAGTGATAAGGAGATATTAGATTTAAAAAAATACCTAAACAAAAATCAGTTCTATGAATATGAAGAAACTAATCTATACTACCGTTTAAAAAGTAGGTCGGGTGAATTTGTAGAACCTCCAATATTTGACAGGGAGAATGGTGAAGTTAGGGTTGAGATGGCGAAAAGATTTATCGGTAGAACACAACAATTTTAATATTATCTTTGTATGGTGGTACACAAAAAAGTCAAAGAAGCATACCAAGAATATATCAAGTGGTATGATAACTTAGGTATAAATAGGGAATACCTGAGAGAAGTAAAAATCAAGAGTCTTACTGAATTTGCACAAAGGATAATCAATGATTATGAACTTTGGTATATGTTCGGTGAGGATTGTACCTTACCACTGTCACTTTTGGAAAGACAAGAAATATTCAAGGAAAGACATCCAAGTTCATGGGATATTTTATCTCATAAACATTATGATGATTTTTTAATACCAACAGTAAAATTAATAAGATAAACATGAAGTATACGCTAAAAACTTATGGATGGAGCGCCGAGTTTATCGGTAAAAAACTCACTGACGAACAGGTTGAACAAATTGAACTCTTAAAAGAAGAAAAAGAGTACGATGAACTTTGGGAAACTAGATTTGACTTGGAAAGTTTAGATATTGACATTTACGATGGTGACATCTTTCACGTAAACAAAGCATTGGATAACCAAACAATGACCTTTGAACTTGAAGATGAAAATGGTAACAACGTACTATCTTTTGGTATTGAAGATATTCAAACAATCTCTTCAGTGAATGAGGATTGGGATGATTATATTTCACACCGAGCATTCCCAATGGAAAAGGGTGAAAATATCTATGTGAGTGTTGACGAAAACAAAGGTGGTATTTGGGAATATGAAATTGAATCTGAAACGGTTCCAACCATTGAAGATTTTACCTACTGTCACGGTTCTGTCGACTTTCCTGATGGGGACTGGGATTACATCGATAGAATATTTTTTAAGGGTGAATCCATGGAACCCTCTGATTTTTTGGACAACTGGGGTAAATCCTCTCAGGTAGACATTTTTAAATTTGAAGAAAACTAGTTCACCTTGTAAGGAATGTCCATGGGTTGTCAGAAATAATAATAATGACACCATCATCCATTTTTCTAAACGAATGGGTAAATCACACGCTTGTCATATGGTTCAAAAAAACATATGGGACGTTTCCAAAGACAATATTTGTGAAGGTAGTAAAAGACACTTCAAAAAAAATTAAAATATTTTTGCATATTAAAAAATATACATTATATTTGTATCAAAATTAATTATGACAGTTATTTTAGTATACATAGGATTCTCTCTTTGGTTTCTCGCTGGTTACAAAGTAGGGGAATATAGAACAAGAAAAGAATATCTAAAGAAACGTTCCGATTAATCATCGGATAGTGTGCCTCACATGATGAGAAACGGTGTGATAACCGTAGAGGACTGATAATAAGACAACGTCTTATTCGGACTGACTATCCGCGGGGAATACCAAAAGGGTGATAAAGAACAACGTGCCCCTGTAAGTCTATTCCTAACCCGGCAACGGGGACAACCATAACACCTGAAAGTTGGATAAATTAGGGTGTTTTTTTTTGTGATTTTTTTGGATTTCACAAAAAAATTTTTATATTTGAAGAAAAATGTGATTATGGAAAGATATCCCTTTTGGTTGAACAACTTGGTGTACTTCTTAGCAGGTATAGGATTTGGATTTTTAATCTTTATGTATCTATGAACACATTTTATATAGGTCAACGGGTTTTATACAAACAAATGGACTGTGTTGTGACTAATGCATCCATTGCTCGTGGAAAAAAGTATGAAGTTTCTCCTGTTGGTCGTAATCAATACTTCATCGTGGGGTATTGGGAGATTGAAACACCTAAAACTACATACAATGGACAACCAAGGAAAGAGGAAGGAACAAATTGAATTTAGTGAAAAAATGGCTTTTTGGTCATTAATTGGTATTATCGTAATTATTGTGACTTTGATAATACTTAATAGGTGAAGGAAAACCAAACTATGAGAATATACAAATCAAACAACTTAGAGAAAGAAACTATGTGCACTGGTACAATTTACAAATTTAAAGACCGATGGTTCTTTAGATACATCTTAATGTTCGACGATGAATATACAGAAATACCTGTTAATGAGGAATCAATTCCAAAATCTAAATGGATGTCGGAATTTTACTCTTCAGGTGTAAGAGTAAACGCTCAAATTGTTACAAAACAAAGAGAGGATGGTAGTATGTTTGACGAAGCAATTCTTGCAGAATAAAACTAATTTAATTATATGAAAACATTTAACGATTTAGAATTCGAACAAATCGATGAATCCCCATTTATGGTTGGTAAAAAGGTACGTACACAATTTGATAATGGATACGGGGTATCTGTCGTTTCTCACACATACTCCTACGGTGGTAAGGATGGTTTGTATGAACTTGCGGTCTTAGATAAAAATGGTGACCTCACCTACGAAACACCAATAACCAGCGATGTCCTTGGTTATTTAGAACCTGAACAAGTTACAGAGATTATGAAAAAAGTACAGTCTCTGTAATGATAGATAATATAGAATTAGTTAAGTCATTACTCAACTTCGAAAACGAGGGTGACTTCTATATGCTCTACATTTTCAAACGAAAGAAAGACCAACCCGAAGGGGAGAGAGATAATCACCAATCGGTGAGAACAATTAAGACTTACTGTATTGAAAGTATCGAACATCTTGAACGTAGGTACGATGAGATTAAACAACTGTGTGAGATGTTTAAGGCGAGGGCATACATCCACGTTCAAAAACAAAATCACTTTGATGTTTCATTGAATATGATGGTTGACCTCGCTCAACGTATTCAGAATGGACAACATAATCAGAAAGGATTATTTGATAGCGTTGTTGGTCAGTTAAAGACACAGGAGAAACGTTGGATAGTGGATGTTGATGATGTAAAAGAGATGAGTCCAATGATGGTTGCATTTATTGAATATGAATGTAAACCATTTACTGAAGTTGAATTTGATGAAGCCGGTGTTCCAATTGGTTACAAGGTGGGACCAAAGGTTGAGGCTGTAATCCCAACAAAGAACGGACACCACTTAATTACCAAAAAATTTGATGTGATGAAGTTTAAGGAGAGATACCCTGAATTAGATATTCAAAAGAAAAACCCCACACTACTTTATTTACCAAATTCATTAGATTAATATGATAAAAGAAAATCCAAATTACGTAAGGTTCGTAGAATCTTGGTCGTCAAAAGATGATTGGAGAGACCCAATCATGAAACCTGTTTGTTATGAAAATGGGTGGGTAGTTTCAACCAACTCATACAAAGCGTTGTGGTTTCATGATGTCGACTACATTAATAATGAAAACATACATGACCACAGCAAAGGTAATGGTGTCAACGCCCAACCTGTCATGTTTGAGTTTCGTAAATTTTATGAAGGTGATTCAAAACCATTCGGGAGAATTAAAGTATCTGACCTTGAAAAAGTTTATGAAGACATCAAGATGATTCCTGAGTTTGACAAAAAATATAAGGAATGTTATCAATGTGATGGACACGGGACTGTTGAGTGTAATTGTTGTGGACACGAAACCGAATGTGATGACTGTGATGGGGAAGGTAAGGTAGAATGTGGTGAAGAAGAAAATGGTGAGTACACTTATCCCAATAAACACTTCATTGTTGTTCACGGTGTTCATTTGTCATTATATGAGATGAGAGAACTCATCGATAATGTCAAGTTTATTGGTGTGGATGAATTGGAAGTTTATCCAACCGATAGTGATATTAAATCGTTATTTGGTATTCCAAATGAAAAAATGTATATTTTGATTATGGGTAATATGACTAACGATGTCGAAAAAACCTACAAAGTAAGAGTTAATTGTTAATATTATGGAAAATTTACATCCAGTAGCACAAGTAGTTGGAATAATCGTAATCGGTTTATGCGTTTGTATTGCGTTGTTATCACTATTCACAACTTATTTTGATAAAGAATAAAATAAATCTCATTTCACTTTGCGGTACGTTTATAAAATTATTGAAAAATATAAGAGGTCATTATTATTAATATACTTCTACATCTTTATTGCACAAATCATTTTCTTGGTTGAACCCTATGTGTTGGGTAAATCAATAGATGGTTTATTGAATAAGGAGTATTATTGGATTGGGGTTTTTCTTTTAATAGAATCTCTCTCCAATTTTTTCATTTATAAACGTATGGTATTTGACACCAAGATTTACACATCTATCTACAATGATATTGTGTTTAACTATTTGGATAGTTCAGAGGATTCGGATGTCTCAACGAGGTTGGGTAGAACGGATTTAGCACATAGTATTGTGGATTTCTTGGAACACCACATACACTATTATATAATGTCAATACTTTCCATAATTGGAACATTGTTTTTTATATTCATGTCCCACGTGGTTACTGGTTTTATTGTATTGTTATGTGCTCCGTTCATTTGTTTTATTGTATGGAAGTTCTACGGTAAGATTGCTCAGTCCACAAAAATTAGTCACAACCAACACGAAAAGAAAATGGATGTGCTCAACACAAACGATAGAGGTTTGATTGATTCATTCTTTAAAAGGAGAAGAAGGATTTGGATTTCAGCATCCACCCTACAAGGAAAGAATTGGACTTCACTCAATATGGTAAAGACCATCTTCTTGGTTTTATCATTAATCATTTTCACTCACGAAAATGTGAAACTAACACAAGGTGAAGCCATTGCAATGTATTCTTATATAAATCAATTTTTGGTTTCCCTCTTATCCATCCCTGTGGGTATGGAAATGTTTACAAGAATGACCGATATAATAAAAAGATTAAAAAATACAAATGAGTAACGAAAAACTAACACCGGTAAATTGGTTAATCACCAAACTTCAATTGGATACGAGGTATAGTGGAATTTATGACGATATACTAAACGAAGCAAGAAAAATGGAAGATGACCATTATGAAAAACTGAAAGATTTTGATAATTGGAAAGATTGGAAAAACGGTATAGAAACTAAATCAGAGTAATATGTTTCATGATTTGATGGATGAACTTATGGCGGGGGAATTGGGTGTTGATGTAGAAACATACATTGATGTCATTGAAGATAAGTGCACAATGGAAGAAGCCAAGTTTATTATTGATAACATCTTTCAAGAAAAAGATAAAGAGAAGGCCATAGAATTGTTTAACAGTAAATTAGAATAATATGTATAAATCATTCAAACTAACAAAGAGATATAGTATTGCGTTTAATACTTTTCCTAAGTCGGCTAAAAGTATCGAGACCAAAATACCGGCATATCACACGGGGATTTGTAAATCAACCGATGAGATAAATGAATTTGATACATACTTTTTTGTTTTGGGTACTTTTAGAATAATGTGGTATGTTGAACACAAACACAAGTGTGGTGTAACCAATGGATAAAAATCAATATGGAAAAGATTATTACATTCGGTTGTCAGAAAAATGTTTTTGTATATAAGGAAGGTTGTGGGTTATTACCAAATCCTCCTTACAGAAAACACGAAACGGTGGAAATGGCAATCCAACATTTAAAAGAAAAAGGAATACAGGAACCAAAAGTAATAGAACATGACACAAAAAGAACAAGCATTAAATGACACCAAAAACCGATTCACAAATCTGTTGGATGGTTGTGTAAGGTCTGGTGTAAGTGTATCAGAAATCATTCGTTACTACGAATCAAGATTGAACAACCAACCAGTACCTGAAACCAAAAGGTCGTCGGGAATTGTAGATAATTTTATCGAGGACTATCTCAAACATATGGAGAACGAAGATGGAGGATTTTAAATTATTAAGGGGATATGCCGACCCGTTGGTAAGTTTAAGAATGACCATAGAAAGTTTAGCCAGAGTCATGGAGAATTACAATTACAGTTTGATTCAATTGAACAACTCTTTAGAACAATTAAACAATACCTTACGAGAAAATAATTAAGATTTTTTGGAATATTCAAATTAATTGGTTATTTTTGTTAAAAACAAAAGGACATGGCTATCATCACCATCTTAATATCAATAATGTACGGATTCTATATCTTAGTATCCCTATTGCGTAGAAGATGGAATGATTTTCTTTATGGGATATGTCTTGGTTTACTTATCATTTCAAATATTCCAACCATTTCTTTCGTTATCAGTTTACTCGGTCTTATCATTTTACACAGGTACATAGAAGTAAGGGAAAAAAATACAAACGAATCATAATATGCTTAAACACTATAACATAAAAGTTTTATTACAATCGGCAACCACACAGTATTGGGCTGAGTACACAATATACGATGTGGTTAAATTCGAGGTAGGTAGAAACCATTATTTTTTACAGACCGAGGATGGTGATGAGAACTATTTCCCCATAAACTTTTCAATCATCAAACAAATAGAAGACCACCGATAGTGGAAAATATTTTCAAAAAACGTCGTTATAGTGGAAAAAATTCCCGGTTCCGGTGCCCGAGGTTCATTTTAATGGAAAAAATAAATAATATGGAACCACAAGATAAATGGGTATTCTTCAAAGACATTGATTGGGATTGTCCAAAGAACAATAAGTTTAATGTGGATACAAGGGATTTCCATGTGGGATATCATTGGAATGATGAAGGACATCCTGATATTTCTACCATAAACAAATACCCACATTTCTTTTGGACCAAGGATGAACTAACCACATTACTGGAAAGATACTACGAAGAATCTGGTGGTGAGGGTGAATGGAGGTATTTCTCATTGGAAACCTATCGCGATGGTTGGTATCTAAAGTACTTAAGAATATTCAGAACGGATATGGGATTCATCATATGTGATTCTGAGAATAAAGCGTTGAAGAAAGATATATTAAACGGAAAGGTTTACCAAGAATTATTGCATCATCATTAATGGATACAATTAACTTTACATTGTTAAGGGGAATAACCTATAAAAATCACCGTGAAATTCTTCGCCGTGGTGATATGACTATTATATTAAGATTCTTTGAAGAGTCCCCTGATTTTCGATTTGATACCCACGTGGAAATATGTCATAATAACGGAACCCGTGTAATTGAGGAAGGTGAGACTTTTAAAAGAAACGGAAACAGGGAAGACTATGTTAATTTTGCTAAAAGGATATTGGATACATATGAATACGTGGAAGGTAACATAGAAAACATGTACGATTATATTCGTTTGTTTTTGGGTACACTTTTAGTGATTAACGAATCGCTGGGGGAAATTAATGAAAATAACTAAAAAACAATAACTGGGGTTCCAACTAATAATATGAATAACGAAATTACATATAGAGTAATAATAGATACAACCATAAAAGATGGAAGATGTATATATAATCTCTCAACTCCTACAGACCAACCTCAAATAACTTTAAATCAAATTACCAGTATACTATCAGGAGCACTATCTCTAAGTATAAGAGGTTCAGAAAATGAAGCACAAACAATGAGGGATGTAATAAATTACCTTAATGAAGAATTTGTTAGTATAGATTCATTTAAAGATATACATGTAAAGAAATGAAAGGAATACTGTATAAAGAAAATAATAATTGGATGGTAAGATGGTATGATGAAATAAACTCATCCACCGATTCAACCCAAATTGGAATAATCCCATTACACCCTGGTGATGTAAAGAATCATGGTCATATACTAAAGGAATATACTATGGTTGATTTTGATATCATTCCTGTATTTGTGGAAAAGGAAGGTGAAGAATGTGTAAACGGGGAAGATGTTCCACACGCGAGGATTAAGAACACAGAGAACATTCTATATGGTTCTATAGAAGAATTGATTATTCGTTGGAATATTGATGGAACAAAAACCGCTGGTAGTCTCACAAGAGAAATAATGGATATAATAAAAAAACATATTACGTTATGATTACAGAACAGAATTTAATTGATTTGGGTTTTGAAAAGGTTGAAGGGAATCTTGAAGGACAAACAGAACCATGGTACTATTATAATTTGGATATAGATAATGTTAATCTAACTTCAGATGATAGTGACATGGTTAAAGATGAACACTGGAATGTTCATGTATGGGAATTGGATTTGGTTATTAATAATATGTCTAACCTAAATGGTTTCATAAACATCATCACAAGAATAATAAGGGATAACAAATGAAGTATATTAAAAAGTTAATGAACCACCTTTGGTGGTTAAAAAAACAGAAGGTAGAAAGTATGGTTTACTGCGGTAGACCCACATCGGTTTAAACAATTTGAAACCATAGTTGTTACATCTATATGAAAAAATTTATACTGTACAGACCACTCTCGGATATGGAATCTGATGGGGTTTATTTTGACGAATCGGTTAAGAAGAAACTGGTTGAAGAGAGAGAAAAACAGGTATGTCATTATAGTGGTTTACCCTCTGTTTGGATGTACAGTAGTGATAGGATTTTGACCCACGATACCCCTAATGTAATACAGAAAGAGTTAAAAAACCCTTGATTTTAACCCTGTAATCCAGACATTTTTTGTCGTAAGGAATTTTTCTCAGATATATACGAATGTATGACAAGAAATCCCGCTGGTCGTATTACAATCCATAAAAGTGGATTAAAGTGGGAAATTGTGGGACATAGTAGGGGATTGACCCTTGTTCGAAATAAGAGTTATATTTTTATATTTTCAGAAAAACAGATGTAAATAAAAAACCCCCAAGTGTCATACAAGGGGGTTAATGTATATACGTATATATGTCATACACGTCTCGTGTCGTCAATAAAAATTCTTACGTTGTGTTTCTCCCTGAACTTTTTTTCTAACTTAT